CTTCTCCCTCCGGTGCGAGTGAGTATCGTTATCGGGTCGGCGTCTAGTGGTAGGTCGCACCACCTCATCATGTCGCCGAACTCAGGTCTTGACGGAGAAAGAATCCTGTTAGTAAAGGTAGGGAATAGTTTGTCCGACTCATATGTCTCTAGCGGGTCATTGAACCCTGGGAGCACGAAACCATGGCAGAACTTTATCCCGTTGGTGTAGCAAAAACGAAACACATTTCCGTCATGCGATAACATGCCTATAGGTAACCACTGCCCGGTTAACGGGTTGGTACATGCTACGAACGCCTTCTTTGTTACCATCCGATTGCCTTACTTAATGCTGGGGTCATACCGCCCATCGCCCTAAATCTACCACAGATCACATCCATAATACGTACTTCTGATCGTAGTTGGTTTCCAAAATCTTTGGTTCCAATCGCAGAGTGTCCTGGCGATGGAAGAAATCTATACCATTTACCCAGTTGTTGCTGATCAGCAGCGTAAACCTCGTCTATCGTTGGGTATGTCATTGCTTGTCGAATTCCTTTAGTATATCCAGACTACCGTTACGACCAATGCCCAGTCTGGATGCACCAGCAGCCACCATGGCCTCTACGTTAGCCAATGTCTTTATTCCACCAGAAGCTTTGACACCAAGGCTTTCACACTGAGACTTAATTAACAGGACATCGTTTATGGATGCACCGCCAGCGGGATGAAATCCGGTTGATGTCTTAACAAAGTCTGCGCCGCCATAAGTCGCACACTTACACGCATTAATAATTTGATCTCTTGTGAGGGCGGCTGATTCTATGATTATCTTAAGCACATTAGTTTTGGCGGCGTCATGTACTTCGTTCGATATAAGTTCGATCTCTTTCGCTACTGATAATGTATCCCCACTAATCAGCTTGCCGAGATTAATGACCATATCGATCTCTGTAGCGCCATCATTGATCGCCTGTACGGCCTCTCGAATCTTAGTAGACTGATGATTCGCTCCCATCGGAAATCCGACGACACAGCAGATACGCACTGGCGATTTAGCAAGAAAACCACTGCATTTCAATACGTGTGTTGGATGCACACATATCGCTCCGAAACCTAGTCTGTTCGCCTCGTCACATAACTGGCGAATCTCGTGATATGTTGCAGTTGGCGATAGTAGCGTGTAGTCTGTTATTTTAACGAACTCGGTCTTGTTCATATCCGTCGTCCTCTTCGTTATTTTCCTCGAAGCATTTCCTACACACCGGTTTGCCATCTACTCTTGTGGTTTCCCACGGTTTCATTTGCCTACCACAAATATCACACTTTGTGTACTCTTTACGGTTTCTTTCTGTCTCGTATCTCATTGATCACTCGATATATGGCAATCTCTCAAAGCTTTCGTTTTCGCTAGTATCAAATACGTCTATCTCCGAATCTACTTTGTTTTCGATTGTCGGATATTCAATTGGAACCAGAGACAATGTATCCTCGTCTGGGACTGGTAGCGTTGGATCTAGCAGGAAACTCATACCAATATTGTCTACCCATTTCTTAATTCGGCGAACTGGAACGATAAGGTTGTAGGTCTCTCCACTACCAAGCACGATCATACCAACATATTCTCCAGTATCTCGCAAAAACATACCGCCGCCACTAGAGCCTGGAAATGCGGTACACGAAGTCTGGTCGTAAACACTGCCTTCATAAACCCTTCCAATGTAACTAACGAGACCGTCTGACAAACTGTTGGACCCATTCTTCCCCCTAAACGATCCGACATGATAGAGCTTAGCGCCGTATTGTGGAACACTATCTGTGTCGTAGAACTCAATCGCCTTATACGAGAAACCCTCCTGTCGAACGAGCAATACGGCTAGGTCTTCGCCATAGTTCGGGTCCGAATAACATATGACCTTAGCAGCAACCGATGTCTGACCGATCTTTCGACCATACGATGAGATGTCTCGCAACACATTAACATCATCGAACTCAATTACATCACAGTCATTAATTGTTTTCCTAACCGTCTTGGAGTCGCTAATAACATGTCCTGCCGTCAAGACAAAACTATACTTACCACGATTAACTATAACCCCCGAACCCTGCGCCGAACCAGTATCTATTGTTACCGATAATTCGGCGATATCGTTGATCACATCAGGAGATGCCTTTGTTACTGGCTGTATCAATGACGGTGGTGACCCAAGATTATTCGCGAATTCGAGGATTGCTAGTCCTAGAAATGGCGACGCGCCAACTACGACCAGGATAAAAAGAAAACCGAAGGCTAGTTTTGACACAAGATTTTTCAACACTATAGGACTCCTCTTTGTTTGACTGCTACACAGACACATCAATATATACCAACTTACACGGCTTGAATTTTGTAGCTACACGACATACACTCTGCCATGTACACTTTCTACCTCTTTATTCGTTGGTGGTTCCATGGCATTGCCGATTCTAAGGATAACGTCTGACCACCTTTGTCTATCATGTCCACGGTTATTTCTCATACGCCTTGATAAAAGTAACTCGAAATCGTTGTCGGAATAGGGCCAATAAATAATGTTGACTGGAACGTTGAACTGTTTCGCTAGATCGATGATTTGCCTTCTGGTGCTTACGAGATTGTTGCATCTATCTACAACTATATCTAAATTGGCCAGTAGCGCTGATTGGATAATATTGTTCTGTGTTGCCTTATATAGTCCATTAAGATTTTCTTTATATAGCGTGTAATCTCCACCATGCAACATAGTTACTATGGCGTCTAAATCTACAACTATCCATCCAGTTTCTGCCCTAGATTTTGCGTATGTGCTTTTGCCACAACCAGGAACACCCACTAAAATTTCTATCATCATAGATCTCCGAATACACTAGGCGCAACTTCAACCAACCTGTCACGAATCATTGTTGCAATTTCTATCATTTGCGGATGAGCCTTTGGTGATGTTCTCATCTTTATAACGTGTCGCCATTCTCTGAAGTTGGCTGTTATTGCGAACTCCGTTTTTAGGCATGTGGGCAATATTGATCGTGCTATTTGCGGAGAGATCCCGCTTTCAACCATCATCATATACGCTCTCTCAGATTGTTTTGTTATAAAATACCATGCGTACCAAGGACAGCACAAAACAGGATCTACTGAATCTAACGATATGTCGTGGCGGCTGCAACGGCGTAACCCCGGCGGCTCAATTACCGATATTTCGCTTCCAAATTTTTCTTTGGCATAGGAACAATAGCGCGTTGACTCCTGACTAAAACTAGCTAGCCTATGTCTTACTGCTTCATGCGAGATTCCGCGATCACAGATTATATGTAGTGTGGCACTAGCGTGTTCTATAACAGACTCGTGCGGAGGGGTCATAGTCAGTAGCATTTTGATAAACTTAGCGGCAGATCCTTCTCCTATTTTGTCCTCAGACTTGTAACATATTCGTCCAGCACGTTCTATAAGCTGCTCGGCATTTGGGGTTACAGCCCAAATATCAACACTAGGCTTAACTATTTTCATTTATTGATGACCTTCTATCGGATGTTAGCTTTATTTTGACTTCTACGGGTATTGTTTCTCCAGTTTGTGTAAAGTCTGGTCCAGAGATTTCTCCATTAATGGTTATGCCATCAGATGGATTGGCTATTGCTAAGTGATGCATTTTATCAATGTCGTATTGTGTTAAATTAACGCATATTTTCATGACAACCCCTCAAAAAAGATGCGGAGACCACGGACCATCCCCACCAAGAAATATTAGCCACAGCAACGCATAATAGATAGACAGTACATACGCGATTATCATTGGCGACCCCAGAAACTTTCTCTCTCGTATTGATCTACTTTCCTGTCCAATACATCAAAGACATATATTGTACAGATGCTTATCAAACCAAATAAGTCTCGTAGCAAAATCAATGGATAGTAATAGGTCCAGTCGATAATTAGGTGTTTCATTTCACTCCCCTTTAACAGGATCTGATTCTTGTTGGCTCATTGTGGATACTCTAATTGCACGAACGTTGTTGCGTAGTCCATTTAGATCAACGGCATTAGCATATGTACACGCAGATTTTATAGAGCCTTCGTACTCAAGAATTGTATTTCCAACATTTCCCTTTTCTGGAATGTCGATGCTCACCCCTTCTGCCATTACATCGAATCTTCGACTTACATTTCTGCTTGACATTCCTCTGTATATTCGTCTTGGGATGTCAACGGCTTTTCCTGGAACGTCACTAATCCTTGGGCACTCCCGATGTCCTGCCAAAACGTATCCCATCATGACGGCACTAGCGCCGGCCCATAGACTTTTGATAGCATCACATGGAAATCTAATTCCGCCATCAGCTATGATAGTTGTTTCTCTCCCTTCCAACGCGTTAGCGCAGTCAAGGATGGCTGTAAATTGTGGGACGCCGAAACCCGTTATTCTTCTTGTCGTACAGGCCGCTCCTGGTCCAATGCCAACTCGAATTGAGTCAGCACCAGCGTCTGCTAGTCTTATTGCGGCCATTGGTGTTGCTACGTTTCCGGCGATAATTGTGATGCCGTATTTTTCTTTTAGTGGTAAAAGATTTTTGATTGCATCGATCATAAAAACGTGATTGCCATTAGCGATATCTAAACAAATCGCATTGATAAGTCCACGTTCGTATAATAGTTTTGTTCGCCCAACAACATCGCACTTAACCCCAATGGCGCAACCAAACACACCATTGATGCCGATTGTTTCGCGTATCTTTTCTACGGCGATACATTGCTTTTGTTCTTCGTATTCGTCATTAATGTGCCGTGTATAGATTCCCATTCCACCGGCCTTAGACATCGCTACTGCCATGTCTACGCCAGTTACGCTATCCATTGGGGAGGATACGATAGGTACTCTGAGAATCAAATTGTCGCTTAATCTGGTAGATATGTCCGGGTCGCTACGAGAGGGTATTTCACAAACACCACGGTCGTATGGCTCGATTAGTACATCATTGAATGTCAAGTGAACCTTGTGGTCAACAACTCTCATAGTTTTTTGATTTTCCCTTCGTCGTCTGTGTAATATACAATAATATCGTTGCCGAGTTTGGTAAGCATGGATTGGCATTTTTCACATGGCTTGGCCATTACTAGACCACGGGTGTTAATTCTCATCACAAACAAAATGAGTTTACCGAAACGCTCAATAGCCTTAGTTCTTTTGATCTTTCTAATCAAGCATTCTTCTGCGTGTTCTGTCCAACGATTTTTGTCCCCGTCAGTTCTGCGGTTATGGGCCACAGCCACTACCCTACCGCTAAGGGTAACGGCTATGGCACACAACTTGGCCCGCCTCACATTGGCATAAGAGGCGGCTTTCTTTCCGACACCGACACATCTTGTCATCACACTGACTGGGCACATCACAATAGTAGTATACGCGACTGGGTATGCAGTTTAACGATTGTCCCCAGATCCGTGCAACACATTTCTCGTTCGACGGTCCCGTAACTTGTCGACATTCTTTTGTGCGACTTCCTGTAGGGTTAGTCCAAGTTCACTAGCAATCATGGCCACGTACCATAGAACATCCCCCAACTCTTTCACCATTGTTTCTGTATCGACATTGCCACCGTTGTCCCGAATGGCCTTTTTCATTTTCTCTGCAAGTTCGCCGCTTTCTCCTACAAGTCCCAGGATTGTGTATACCAAGTTCTGGCCTATGTCCGGATAAACAGCGGTTTGTTTTGCCAGATCCTGATACGTATTCATAGGTAACGATTTATCAATAAGTGCCGCCAATTCCTTACGAGCGTTAGTCTCGCATGTCTTAGCGATTTGCTTGGAACCGCAGCTTGAATCCCAAAATCCGCTAGACACATTGAGTCCAACCCACCATTCTGTACCTTTGTTTTCTCCAGGCATCTCAATAGTCTGGATAACCACATTGGCTATATGTTGTCCGGTAGTCATTTCTTACTCCAGTATATGGGACTTATCGATTTGTGTGTTTGGCGGATTAAGGACAATTTTTCAACCCCAGGAATCGCGTTAATAACCTGCACAACACGAGACTTCATGTTTATTCGTTTGCTAGACGGATAATTATGTGGGGGCTTCTTCTCGTCGCTCATCTTGTGGACCGCCATTACCTATCCTTTGTTGCCAAGAACACATTGCATATTCGAGTTACCTTATATCCTAGTTTCTCAAACTCCTCTGGTTCCCATCCGCACAAATGCTTTTCGTATGGATTTTGTCTTTTCTTCTCCATGCCACTATTGTCCGAAAATCCAATTGGAGCACCAATGATTATCTGCTTGGTGGCTATCTGCTCTATCTTGTCGATTAGTTGTCGCCCATCTTCTTTGGTCATGTGTTCAATAACATGATGGGCTACGACTAAATCAAAACATTGATCAGACCCCAGACATTTTGCGTCTTGCAAATAATAGTTTCCAGGTGGGCCGTTTTTTAGCCGCCAATCTATGCAAGCTTGACAGGCGTCTATTCCTGTTATTTGGTATCGCGAGAAACATGACCCAAGTATGTCGTGCTCCATCGCGTCAAACGGCGGATACAACATACCGCAACCGATATCAAGAACTGTTACGATATCGCTCCTAATAAATGACTTGATGGTCGGAATGATATCTAGATTGGTAATACGCGCAATGCTTGGTTTAATCATGTGTTTTGTTCTAGTATTTTTTCGGATGTTTATTTTGTGTACACTCATGGATCACGACTTCGCCAGATACTGCGACGAAACCACCTTCAAGCACATCCGATTATTTGGTAACTGATCGCATTGTCTTTCGTGCTCTGGTATAATAACGACGCCTTCTCGTATATGAGAGGCGAGGGTTGAATTACCCTCTGACATAGACACAAGACTACTGGTATCCAACTCTCCCCTGTAGATAAGCGGGACCATATCGATTCCGCTATCTCTAAGCAGCCCAACACACTCGTCATAATCTATCCATAGAGAGCCATTGAGTATTGCAAAACAAGCAAATTTGAACTCGCCGGGTTTTGTTCCGTACTTGAGATACTGTGTTGGTCCGTATATTTCGCCATATAGTATTGTGTTCGGATGCAGTCGGCACCATTGCTCAATCTCCGGATGTTGCTTTGCTGTCACGCACCACCAGTTTTTGTTGTCGTCCTTTACCCAGTTTTTTCTGCTACCCATGAAGAATCGTTCTTTGTCGTTTTTGTCTTTTGACCAAACGTACCTAGCCGAGCATCCGTGGACCTTTTCGCTAATAATTACTGGTTCTTTGTCGGTAAAAACATCTGGATAGTTCTGCCAATTTTCCACGTCGAACACGGGAGCGTAAAGGTTTGATGGGCCACTATCAAACGAGGCATAGCTAGATGTTGGTATTGGTGGCTCATATCGCTCTATTCCCAACAGATCTATAACATTCGACCCAACAGGGAAGCGACTTAATTCGTCCGGGACTTTAACCAGAAGCCCCTGGCTAATAACCTTGCGCAGTTTGCGTACACGTATCCGCTCAAATGTTTTGCCTTCGTTGTCCTTATTTTTCAGGAACGAGAATAGCGGATTACTAAGTGGTACGTTGTAGTCTGGTTCTATCCAAATCGCTTTGTCGCCAATACTAAAATCGCCAAGCCTAACACATGTTTGCCATCCCTTTATCCTTACAATTTCCAGCGCGTCGGCATTTGGGTGCGGCTCTATTTTGTCTATCCTGATGATGTTTACACAATGATCACTCACAGCAGAATCTCCTGATCTTCGCTATCAATGCCTCATAGTAACCATAGTATAGATCAATATAGTCAATGATTTTCCACTTCTCTACAAAAACCGGGTCTTTCATCATGTCGCTTATCACTGGATGATCTGGGATCAAATCACGTATTTGTTTTTTGATACTATCGATTGTTTTAACGTACTCCTGGTTAGTTATGATAGTTCTCTCGTCCCGTACATATGCATCTGTGCTTCCGTAAACGCGCTTGGCGTTACGTATAGACACACTTTTGCTGCTTTGAATACTTCGTTCCCACGTATCCAGTAACATACCTATGCGTTGTTTAGTATCACTTGGGGATGTCATGGTTTTTCCAGTAGATCTTCCAGTACCAATATTCGAGCCACAGCAACGCGTGTATTGGCCACGCAACAATAATAATTAGGGTGATAACAAAACGACAGAACGACGTTGCAAACATTGTTTCCAAAGACTTTTGTTGTTCGATAAAATTGTAACACACACCGAATAATAAATAGAACAGAACGTATATCAGGTTGATTTCAATCGTCATTGTTCTTTTCCTCTTTCCAGCCGCACCACGAGCATGTTCCAGCAGCCACGGCCATACAATAATTCTCCCTACCATTTTTGGGGTCACACGCAAAACACCTTACGAGAAACAGCTTGCCGTTCTTGTCACGGAAATTTGGATGCCTGTCTTGATTAACATCACTCGAATTCATTTGTGCCCTCCGGGGTTACGTATATTACTGGTTGCTCCCATTGCTGGTGTACGACAGACAAACTACAACGACAACCCACTATCTCAAGAAGGCTGATGCCTAGTTTGGCAAGCTTTGATCCGACACTACAAACGTTATCCCCTTTATCAACCAAGCAGGTTTCTTCGACAGCCACTTTAGCTATTTCGTCAAGTAGTTCGTTTAACTGCCGGGTGTCTAATCGCCTCAACAGATCCTTTGTTTTATCGTCCATTTTTGTTTATCTCTATCCTTATTTTATCCAGATATACTTGTGACTGATCGATTCCAATACAGTTTCTTGCTAGTCGATTGGCCACGATAGCGGTGGTACCAGATCCAATGAACGGGTCTAGGATAGTTGCTCCCGGCAATGTATGTCCCAGAATAACTCGTTCCATCAATCCTTCTGGAATCTGACAAACATGCCACCTACGCCTCTCTTTGAATGTACCGCACACACGAGAAAATTCCCAGACATTATCTGGCAACTTGCCACCGGATTTTGCCCTCTTGTCATTATACTTAGTTTGCCGAGCGGACGGTATTTTTATCTGATTAGGAAATATGGTGTTGTTGTTTAACCAATAAATTGGTCGGATAGACGGGGTATACCTTGTTCTGCACGCCTGTCCAAACGTCCAGTGCCACCAGCATCTCTGAATCAACTTGATATTGCATGACGACAAAATATGTTCAACCGCACCAAGCCATTTTTCATTAAATGTTATCCATACCGGGCCTGTTGTCAGCGCCACGGCTTTGCGTAACCAAACCTCTAATAAATACACGTATTCGTCGTCTGGCAAATTATCTTTGTATGAATCATATTCTAGACCCACATTATCTGGTGGGTCCATAAAAACCATGTCTATATGTTGTGGTATATCTATGGTTTCAAATTGTCCACGAATTAGTTCAATCATAACTGAATTTTCCTCTTACCAATATCTCCAGGCTTAACTATGACTGGATTTGGTTTGTCCCCTAGTGGTTGGTCTAGTCGTTGTTTGTAGGATGATAATGGATTAGATTTGTGTTGTATATCGCTTGCGTGTGGTATTTTTACACCATCAGTAAACATATTCAAGTCACGCTCTGCTTGATCATGTGTATCGTAGTGTCCCATAATTGTATTATTTGATATATCAACGATTACATATGGTTTGTAGTATGGGAGCGAGGCTTTTCTGATTTCAAGTCTTGGTCGCATATCAATATTTACCGTTTGGCGACGTGGTTTTTGTGATAAACATAACTTATTAGGGCGTATATATTAGTGGAGGTTATTGGACCGTGTATAAATCAGTAGGTGTAAGATGAATGAACATATCAAGATAGATTGTCGCCTAGCGGTTATGGGATCTGATAAGGCTAATTCTGACGCCATATCCGATCTAATACAACCTCCTCCGTCAGACGAGCAGAAGCGATTAGTTTTAGCTATTGTTAGCGAGGATGGTTCAAGTGATCAGCAAAAGACTGTTGAAAAAAGCGACACCGATAATCAATGAAATAGCGCATGGAAACTCTCTGAACGGATCGTTCGCCTACTTTGAACAGAACGACATATCGCAAGAGGTTTGGGTAATTTGCATACAGGCGCTTGAGGAATATAAACCATCCAAGGGGTCTATAGAGCATTTTCTGCGACGATGCGTAGCCAATAGGTTAAGAAACCTAAAACGAGATAGATACTTTAGTCCATTCTTACCCAACGACGATCACATAAAAAACAGAATCAATATAGTGAACGCTTTGCCGATTGGAGACGGCTCACTTTCAAAAATGGTCAAGTTTATTTGCGCACCGGATTGGTGCGAGCCATTCGCCACAGTAGAGTGTAACGACATGAAACAACACATCGAGGCATTATTACCCGAAGATATGGTTGATTCGTTTCACAAACTACTAGATGGTTATCAAATTCCTAAGCATCATTTAATAGAGATTAGAAGGGTCGCCACCATCTTATTGAAAAGGGATCAATAATGAAATTACTAGATAATGTCAAGGCTAAAGAGATTTTTCTTGACGGAATCTCAAAAAATATAACCAATGTAGAAATAGCCAAGCGTATTCAAGCAGCTATCGGTCATAAGTTTCATCATGTGACCATAGGGCGATTACGCCAAAAATTGAAAACTGGAAATAGGATGGCACCTGTTTGCGATAATGCTAGCGGGCATGTATTTTCGACACCTCCAGCAGATCTTCCATATAACGATAAGGCCGATTGGTTTAGAGATCAGTTTCGTAAGAGTCATCTCTATGTCGCACTAATCAAGCAGTTTAACACAGACGAAGTGCGCGCGTACATGGAAGAATACGGACAGATTTGTACTCAGTTCGAGGATATCGTCGTTAGTGAATACTTTCAGATAGACGATTTTTTGAAGCATAGGCTTTTGATCAATCGACAGCTTGAAAAAATGAAGGCGCTACAAACCGCCATTTCTGAGATAAAGAATTTTCTGGAACTAAGCCATCCAAAAGAAAGCGATAGCAAGGAAGACAAGGCGATTCGGCTGGAGAAGTCTCGATTACTTGGCGACCACAATCGAGCACTTGATGAGGCTAATACGCGATATGATAAACTGGTTGCGGAACGACAAAAGATATATCAGAACCTAGCGGCCACTAGAAAAGACAGGGTTGACGAGCTAAAAACTGGCAACAAAACATTTTTTGATCTAGTCGCCGAGATTCAGACCAACGATAAGAGTCGCGAACAACATGGCAAATATGCCGAACTAACTAGACTTGCCACCGACGATATGTTACAACAGTTTAGGACAGAAGTCGAATTTCCAGATGGACAAATGGATTTTGTGATTCTTGATAGCGAGACCGTTGTTGTCGATGAGGAAAAGGAAGCCACAGAAGATGCGGTTATAGAAACTATTGAGGAGCAGGACGATGAATAATTCTGCACTATTCATACTAAACGACGATATCACAACAAATGTCGCTAGTCGCGGATATGCTAATGCTCTACGCGCTGTTGGGTGGAAGGTCTTTTCGTATCAACCAGTTTGCAAGGCAGACGTAATCAGTATTATTGAGCAGTTGGATGTATCTATCATTTTTGTGTCATGTGTATGCGGCTTGCGAAACCTACCAATAGATCTAATCAACAAACGCAACATATGTGTTGTTATTGCGGCACTTCCGTTTAACAATGACGGATTTTGTCTCGATAGTAGGTTCGGGTGCGCGTCATACGACGACGTTGCTATTGCTGGCATGATCAATCGCAAGATTGTGCATACATCTGTGGAGCCACATGTGTGGGGAAAATATTTCCATAGATGGTTTGACCAGGATATTCCATTGATGCCACTGCCAATGGCCGGAGACTCATTGATATCGACCCCGCAAGACCTATCTCCAATATACGGGGTGTCTATAATCGCCAATATGTCTCATCGCATGAACATACTAAGAGAGTGGATACTTCCGTTATTGATGAGGATTAGTGGAAGATTGAACGTTGTCATCCACGGAGATGGTGCATGGAATACAATAGGTGTAAATGGCGTAGTGCCGTTTACTGGTAATCCAGCTAGTATTTATAGTCGATCCAACATCTGTGTAGACTTACACACAATCGATCAGGCCAAAGAGGGTGCGGTATTAAATGAGCGGACTTTCACATCGGCTATGTGTGGTGGACTACCGATTGTTAATACGATGCTGGGTGCCAAGTATTTCGGAAATATGATACCAGTAGTCAGCGATGTAACAACCTTCATCCAGTTCGTTGAGACTATTGGTTCTAGACCGGAAGTTCGATTTGGAATAATCAAGCCGCTTGTTACACACACAGCCACGCATCATAGTTACTTTAATCGACTGGCAGATATCTTTGATGTGCTGGGTCAGAAAAATATAGTAGACGAGATTAACAGGATTGGACTACAAGCTGCGACTAAACATATCTGGAAAGTTGAGTCGTTACTGGAAAGGAAAGTATCATGACGAACAAGACTGCTATTATAACGGGCGCAACCGGACAAGATGCTAGCTATCTTGCTGAATTGTTACTGGGTAAGGGATATGATGTTTACGGCTTGATGCGAAGATCGTCGACGAATACGAAGGAAAGAATCGATCACTTATTAGATCATCCTAGATTTCACTTGATTGAGGGTGACATAGTAGATGCCTCTTGTATGTTCAGAATAATTTCTGGCGTTAAGCCAGATGAGGTTTACAATCTAGCGGCTCAATCGCACGTTGGGACTTCTTTTTCCGAACCGATAGCCACCTTCAATATCGATGCCATTGGGCCATTAAACATTCTTGAAGCCATTAGACAAGTAAGCCCAAAAACGAAATACTACCAAGCGAGCACGTCGGAACTATTTGGGGATGTGATTGAGATTCCACAATCCGAGACGACAGAAATAAAACCACGGTCCCCGTATGGTTGTGCTAAAGCAACCGCCCACTATCTAACAGAGCTATATAGAGATGCTTATGGCATACACGCCAGTGCTGGCATATTGTTTAATCACAGCAGTCCAAGGCGTGGGGAAAATTTTGTCACTCGCAAGATAACCATGTACGTCGCAAAACTGCTTCGCGCACAACAAGATAACAAGCAAATAGACAAACTGAAACTAGGGAATTTAACTGCTCGTAGAGACTGGGGGCATGCCCGCGACTACGTAGAAGCAATGTGGTTGATGCTTCAGCAAGATAAGCCAGACGATTTTGTAATAGCGTCTGGTAAAACTTGGTCTATCAAACAGCTTTTGGAAGCAGCGTTCGGTTCAGTAGGTTTGGACTGGATAAATTATGTAGCGATTGATGACACACAGCTTCGTCCCGCAGAAGTTCCACTATTGATCGGGGACGCAAGTAAGGCCAAGCGAGTGTTGGGATGGGAACCAAAGATCACGTTTCATGAATTGATACGGGAAATGGTGGTACATGATTGTCGTCAAGTCGGAGTAGAAGTTCCATGCCAAGACTAGTAATACCATCGTACACAGTCATTCGCGATACCAGAGAAAAAGAAAATCATGGATGGGAATTTTCTCCCAGTAACGCGCGCAAACGCCCCCCGCTATGCCTAGGACAAATTGATCAAAAGCTAGACACTGGCGACTACTCTATTCAAAATTATACTCACCTACTATGCATAGAAAGAAAAAGTGGGCTTTCAGAACTATGGAACAATTATCTTAATGATCAGGATAGAATACTAGACGAATTTATCAGAATGAAGGACATCAAATATCGTTATGTTCTGGTAGAAACCGATTTGACGAGAGAGGCTTTCGAGCTATCTCCATCCCAGGTTAGGACACATGTTCCAGGCAAAGCAGTTATCGATTGGATTATGCAACTTGGTGCAGAATATTCTGTTCCAATTATGTTCGTTGGGCAATGTGGTAAACAAATTTCAAAAATAATATTTGACATGATAATCAAAAGAGAGAAATCATTATGGCTGCCTCAACAAAAGTAAAGAACAAAAAACAGATAGATAGAATAAACGAACTACTCTATGGAGACGAAGGTAAATATGCCTTTTTGTTTCCAAACAGAGACGATGTTCCGACTGTTACCAATCATCCATTTCAAGACATCGTTCACGATAAGCGAAAGGCAGATGAGTTTGTCATTCGTGCAATCCTTGATCCAGAATACATCGGATGGACCGTTAAATCTATTTTGAATGTATCGCTATTTCCGATGCAACTTGCTATCTTAAAAACATTGTGGGACCATTCGTTCCCAATGCTTATTGCATCTCGTGGTTCTGGAAAGTCTTTCATACTTGCCATCTATGCCATAGTAAAAGCACTGCTTGAGCCAGGATCAAAAATAGTAATAGTTGGTGCCGGGTTAAGACAAGCCAAGTTGGTTTTTCAGTACATAGAAGATATCTGGAGTTCTGCCCCGGTATTGCGTAGTATAGTTGGCGGTGGCCGCAAAGCTGGACCAAAGCAAAGTGTAGACCTTTGTTATTTTAGGGTTGGTGAATCTGTTATTATCGCCGCCCCGATGGGTGACGGAACTAAGATTCGTGGTCTTCGAGCCCACTGTATTATAGCAGACGAGTTTGCTTCGATACCAGCGGATGTGTTTGATATCGTGGTTCGCGGATTTGCCGCAACATCAAAGAGTCCCGTAGAAGAAGCACAGAAGATAGTTCTTGATAAAAAGCTGGCAAAGGCTGGCGTTCCCAAGCACGTTCGAGATAGGCTCGTGGGAGACACGCGAGGTACTAACCAAATCATATACAGCGGAACAGCGTATTATGCGTTTAATCACTTTGCAAAACGATACGAAATGTGGAAGAACATTATACAGAGTGGCGGAAACAGAGATATTGTTGCCGACATTTTTGGCGGCGAAGATAACATACCAGAGCATTTTAACTGGAAGGACTATGCCGTTATCCGTCTCCCCCACAATTGCGTCCAAGAGGGATTGCTTGATCAACGACAATTGGCACACGCCAAGGCAACATTACCCACCAATATATACCTAATGGAGTATGGTGCTTGCTTGACCAAAGATGGGGTTGTTGATACTAGACATGGTATTAGAAATATTACAGACATAAGCATTGGTGATTTGGTATTATCCCATACAGGGAAATACAGGAGAGTGTTAAAAAAACTGTATCGCAACTATTCTGGCAAACTGATAAGGCTTAAATTCGGGGTGGACGACCCCATAGAAGTTACGGCAGAGCATCCCATCTATACAAACGAAGGATTCGTTTCTGCAAAAGATCTTTGTTGTAGACATAAATTCCCGTTGTTTGGCCCGCAATTGTCTGCAAATACGGTTTTTGATCTCTCCGAATTCAATGTCGATTACAGATTTCAGGTTGTTGATGGAACAGAATACATCTATACCAAATGGAGCAGCGAAAGAAAACCAAAAGAATTGCAAGATGAAGCATACTTAAAACGAAGAAGATACAACCAGGAATATCATTCGAGAAAAAGGACAAACCCAAAATACAAATCTTCTGTTCCGAGATTCGTTGACGCTAATTTTGATCTTGGGTTAATATTGGGGGTATATGCTGGCGACGGAGATATCAATAAGAAAGATACACAAACAAATATCACCTGGAACGCAGAAGAAACCGATAAGGCAAAAGCTTTCGCAGATGCCGTTAAAAGGGTATTCGGATTGAATGTTACTATCACAAATGGTAAAACAAGGGGATATGCAGTATTAAGAACACACATCAACAACAAGATCGTTTGTAGATTTATTAGTGGAATGATTGGCAAATATTCGCACGACAAATCCATTAAATTGCTTGAGCAATTTACCCCAGAGATGGCCTGCGGGTTCATCAAAGGATATTGGATGACCGATGGCACCAGTCTGGATAATCATACCAGACACATAGGATCTGTTAGTCGAGCATTGATCGCTCAGACAAGATCGCTATTACTATCTTTGGGCTGTTATTCTGGTATTAGACACAGGCCACCAAAAACATCTACCACAAAATATGGACAAGTTATTTCTGGTGGAGATTCTTGGCTGTTAACAGTTCCAGCATCATTTCACAATAGGCTGTCAGAAATCTTTGACAGCAAGACCAGCTATGTAGGTACTGTTTATGTACCATTGCGAGAATATGACGAACGAGAATATGATGGTCCGGTCTATAATCTAGAGATAGAGGAAGACCATTCGTATCTAGCCCAGGGTGTTATACATCACAATTGCTTTGTAGCAGACTCGGATGGTATATACAAACGAAGTTTAATTGAAGCATGTACTACATATCCTGGCAAACCTATCACAACGCCAGACGGAGATATTGTGTTTACGCCAATAACCCGAGCACAGAAGGGTGTTAAGTATGTGATCGGAATTGACCCCGCAGCAGAACGGGATAATTTGGCAATAACCATAATAGAGGTTTGGCCCAATCATTGGAGAATAGTTTACTGCTGGGCGGTTAACAAACCAGAATTTGAAAAACGCAAGAAGCGAGGGTTGGTTACAAACAAGGACTATTACGATTATTGTTGTTCTCGCATAAGGGATGTCGTCAAGGCATTTTCGCCAATCCGAATAGAGATGGACAGTCAGGGTGGTGGATATGCTATAGCCGAGATGCTAAGGAACAAAAAGCTACTAGATCCTTCCAAGGGAGATATGCCAATTTATGAGGTAATCGATTTTGATGCTCCAAAGGCAATGGACGAAGAAAGGGATGGGCCGCATATATTACACTTGATCGCACAATCGACTGAGTGGAATAGTCAGTCTAACCTGTTTATGCACAAGAGTTTTGAAACCAAAAAGCTATTGTTCCCAGGACTAAATACCGTCAAGATGCAAGCGGCAATGGCCATTGAGAATCTTGCTGGAATAACAGTCGACACCTATGAAGACATTGTTCATAATATCGAAGAGCTTAAAAACGAACTATGTGCTATCAAGATGACATCTACCCCAACTGGGAAAGAAAAATTCGAAGCCCCTTCTGTTACAGAAATAAGCATATCTGAGGGTAAGAAAAAAACCCATAAGATGCGAAAGGACAGGTATACTAGTTTGTTGATTGCGCATAGATACGTGTACGACAACGATATAACTCCCCCGCCACCAATAAATTATGATGATGTCCCCGGCAACATAAGGGCTGTCCGCGTAGATCCGTCAGAGGGCATGTATCGTGGACCAGGAATTGGTGGGTTTAGAAATGCAGACTGGGCAAGAACCAGCAATGTCGCTGCTGTTAAACGCGGAGAGGTGTATAATCAATAGAACTGTAGTCGGACTATAATCGCACCAGGAGATATCAATGTCTAAGAAAAAGATCACTACTAAGTCTATTCCGGTAGTTAAGCCCACCAAGGACAATCAGTTGTACACCAAAGATTTTAATAAGGCCGGTAGTGTAGATGATCCTTTTATTATACGAGCTATTGGATCATCAAATAGTGTCCATCAGAGATCGGGATACAACAGATACGACAAAGACAATTCGCGTTTGGAAGACAGAATTCCTACAGAGCACGGAGATATAATCATTGGTTGTCAAGCCATTTATAGACGAAATGGCATGGTAAGAAACATCGTCGATCTTATGGCCGACTTTGCTTCAGAAGGGATAGAACTAGTCCATCCAGTTCGTGCTCAACAGCATTTTTTCCAGGAATGGGCGAAACGGGTTAAGTTACAAGATCGCGTTCACGATTTTATGAGGAATATGTTGCGAGACGGAAATGTTATTGTTCATAGGAAGTTCGGGTTTTTATCCAAACCGGCGCGCAAACAGTTTATTAAAGCCGAAACAGATATAGAAATCGACAAACCAGATAGGGTTACAAAAGACAAGAAGTCAACAAATAAATGGATTATTCCGTGGAAATACGTATTCATATCACCAGCCATTTGCAAAAAAGGGGGCGGCACACTCGCTCGTTTTTATGGCGACGACACAATTGTAATGGCGATATCACCAGATCTTCGTCGTGCTATCGCAGATCCAAGAAATGCGGCTGACAAAGAACTAGTTAGTAAGCTACCATCGGACATCATTACAGCAGCGAAAAATAAGAAGGGCGAGGTTGTCCTAGACCCGAAAAGAACGTATGTATCATATTACAAAAAGGACGATTGGGATGATTGGGGTACCCCATTCCTATATTCTGTACTAGAAGACATAATGCTTAAGGATAAGATGCGATTAGCCGATATGGCCGCATTGGATGGAATTATTAACGTGATACGCGTTTGGAAACTCGGAAAGTCCGACAAACAAATACTGCCAACCAAAACTGCGGTTTCTAAGTTGATAGGAATATTGCAAAACAATTGTGGCGGCGGTGCAATGGATATTGTCTGGGACGACATGATCGATTTACAAGTCGAGTATCCACCAACAGATAAGATTCTTGGAGACAGTAAGTACAAGTCAGTAAATACGGATATTGTTAGGGGTCTTGGTGTGCCAGATGCCCTTTTGGGTGGCACAGATATGACTACCAGGAACGGACAAACCGCGTTCGTTCAATTGAAGACTCTCGTAGAAAGACTAGAGTATATACGATCAAAAGCGTTAGAATGGCTAGAGACAGAACTTAATCTAGTGACCAAGGCAATGGGGTTTAAGCGAATGCCGACCATCCGTTTTGGCACCATGTCCCTACGAGATGAGGCTGCTGAAAAGGCTCTGGTGGTTCAATTGCTTGATCGTGGAATCATATCAATAGAAACCGTATTGAAGATATTTGGCCACGACTTCGTGATTGAGCTAGAAAGATTGAAAGAGGAGCAGGATTTGCGCGATGCTGAAAATCCGGTTCTTGAAAAAACTGGTCCATACAATAGACCGTTCAGCGTCATGGATCACCAAACAGATAACGCCATTAGACTAGAGGAAACTAAGTCTGGCGGTACTGGCGGGGGGGACAATCCGTTCGGAGACCAGCCAAAGAACGATTCTATCTCGCCGAAAAATGGTAGGCCATCTAATAAGCCGAGCACCAAACCAAGAGATACTAGAACTCCAAAGACATTAAGTTATGTGTATGAAAACATAGCAGAAACTCTTTTGGATGAAATTGATAAATGCGTAGACCCTATGTTTTTATCGTCAAAGGGAATTAATAACATAAGAAAAGCTTCTGCTACGCAGCGAGTAGAACTTGAAAATATAAAATGGTCCATATTATGTTGCTTGTTACCGACAGATAAGGTTACAGAGGAAACAGTAACCGCTGCTTTGACAAGAACATCTGATGATATGGTGGTGTTGATAGACAAAACATATAGAGAACTATATAGCGAGTTCATGTCTATTGTTTCAAAACAACCAACACTACCGGAACGAAGACGACTTATGTCTACTGCATGGGCTATACATGCTATAGCGAGGGATAACAATGAACATAGTTGATATATTCAACAGAGCAGTAGCACTATTTGGCGACAGATCGTGGCCAGACGAAGCATTTGTGGTAGAGGCTGGCGCAGAGAAGGACGATAATGGCAAGACCCTACAAAAATATCGTCACCTGCCACACCATGCCAAGACGGTAACAGATCCAAATGATAATGAAACGGTAGACCTACCACACCTGCGAAATGCACTGGCTCGTGTAAATCAGGTTGAACCAGTTAAAGAAAGTGCGACTAAATTTCGTAAGCGAGCACAATCACACCTTGCTCGTCATGCAAGGGCGTTGCTTAAAACACACAAAGAAGAGGCGGAAAGGTTAATTAGGGAATTTGAGTTAAACACCGAAGAATGTGGAGGTTAGGATGGCAATTATTAGTATTGCAGTTGACACTAAAAGCAGGGAAAGTGTTGTAACAGTCGATGGCCAAATCGTTGCTACCAAGGGTTTTATGGTCGAAAAGTATGTTGATGCAGACGGCGTATCAAGATTGTCTCTTTCATATTGTAAGGACGACAAAGAAGAGAGCGGCCTTGATCGTGTAACATATTGGTATTTGCCACAGCCAGAAGAGACACAGGCGTCTGTGAACGAGCATGGACTAGCTGAGCGCAAAGATCCAACCCCATCAGAGGTGGCTGATAGCATAGCATCATTCGTCATGAATCCTCGTTAAATCCTTATAACCAAATATATTGATGTTTGTTGTGTGTATAAAACTATGAGGAAACTATGGGTACAATACCAATTTACCAATCAGAGATAGACGCCGGAATTGGTAGTTCTATTGAAAAATCAATTGCTTCTGTTGATGGATTGGTTTGTATATCAGATCACAGATGTGAGTCCAGCGATTTCGATAATATAATAAAGAAGCTGCTTTCAAGCGCGGACTTACAAGAGGTTGTGAATGATATAAACCAGCCCGATCTAGCATATATAACATCGATTCTTGTTAGTACAGGTTGGAACAAAAACGATGACGTGTTTTTGCCAGCAGAGGTTTGGTCTGCACGTCAAAGCCCAGTACACAAGCCTATTAATATTGGACACAAGGATGCTGAAATTATTGGACACATGATAAGCAGTAGGGCGGTAAACAAGGATGGATCTGAAATAGTAGACGACAACGCACCGGAGACATATGACCTTGAGGTTGTCGGCGTTTTATATAAAGATCTTCCGTCGTGCAGAGAAAAGATTGAGGCCATTTTAGAGGCGGCAAAAAATGGCAAGATTTTTGTTTCGATGGAAGCTTGGTTTGATGATTTCGCATACGCCATGATTAATCCTGCAACTGGTGAGAGCAAGGTCGTCGAAAGAAATGAACAGACCTCATTTTTAACTAAGTACTTGAGAGCTTATGGTGGCAAGGGTTTGTATGAGAATATCCGTATCGGGAGAGTGTTAAAGAATATTGTTTTTGCTGGTAAGGGTATTGTTAGTAACCCTGCCAATCCAGAGTCAGTTATTAAGGAAGTGGCTGCTAAGGTTGCCGCAAACGAACAAGTAGGAGGTATGGAAATTATGGCTGAAGAGAGCGTTGATATCCAGGCTCTTCAGAACAAAATCGATGAGGTGACTAAGATAGTAGAAACCAAAGACATTGAGATTGCTGCACTGACGCAGAAGGTTTCTGAATCTGAAGCCAAATTGGTTGATGTTCAAACGAAGCTGGACGAAGTGAGTGCAAGACTTCTTGAATCCGACAAGCAACTCGCAGAAGTAACCGGTCGTGCCGATACAGCAGAGGCCGAATTGGTTAGTATTCGCAAGAATGAGTTGGCGCGTCAAAGATTAACAGAACTCGCCAAAGTTAAAAGCATTTCTGATGAGGCTGAAACGTTGGCCGAACTTCGAGAGATGAGTGACGAGACATTTGCCTTAATCATGAAATACGCTGGTGAAACCAAGGCAGAGGTAGTGACAGAAAAGACAGATGATTCTACTAGCGCCGAAATTCTTGAGAATGTCAAAACAGAGGAAACACCGGACTTGCAAGGTGGTAATGGTGAGACAGAGGTAGTGTCAGTCATCAAAGCTGCCAAGGCAACCGCTGAATGTTTGTTAAAACGTAATAAGGAAATTGAGTAAGGGAGGTAACAGAAATGGCTCTAAAACCAGATCGCGATTACAATGCGATGGATGACATCAGCTTTTTCTGGACTGATACCGCCGCAACAGTAGAAAAGGGCGGCTGTGCAAGTCTGGTTACAGCCGGATCAGGCGTATCGCTCGACGATACGAACAACGTAGTAGAATACGCTGCTGATCCGTCAGGTGCTGTCCCCAAGGGTGTGATGCTAGCAGATGTTGCTGTGTACACACCAACCACAAGGTTCCATCGGAACTTTGACAATGGCGAAGTCCTTCCAGGCGAAAAGGTCTGCCTGATTAGGAAGGGCTGGGTTGTGACCGATATGATCACCGGCACACCAACAGCAGGCGGCGATGCATATCTGGGGGTCAGCGGGTACTTTGCCACTGAGATGCCCTCAGGTAGCTATTCAGTCGTCGTTGGCAAGTTCGAAACGACCGCAGATCCAGATGGTTTCGTTAAGGTCTTTGTTGATCTATAATAGGAGGGAAAACCAATGAAAGACAACAAAATTATTAAGCCAGACGAAAAGATGACCGCCCTCCTGAAAGCCACTGGCTCGCAAGATCAGGCTGAGGCTGTCAATGCTATGCGGGCGTTGGCCCAGGCACTAGAGGAACCTTTGCGTCAAGGTATCCTTCCTGGCGATATTTTCAGTGACATTTTTACGGTAGAGAATCTTGATCCAAGTGCTACCGCAGAATATCCACTGGACTTTTATCAACCAGGAATGGAAAACGACTATGTTGCTTATTCGCTACCCCAAGAAGGCGCTGTTCCACAGCGACATATTGGCGGCGATTTGGTAACCGTACAAACATATGATATCGGCAATGCGATTGACTGGCTGTTGAAATATAGTCGTCAGGCTCGCTGGAATATCGTGGCTCGTGCCATGGAAGTTCTCGAAGCCGGTTTTGTTAAGAAACTCAATACCGATGGCTGGAGAGTTTTGCTAGCCGCCGGTGTTGGTCGCGGGATCTTGATTTATGATAATGCTGCTGCTGCGGGACAGTTTACCAAGCGACTGGTTAGTCTCATGAAGACCAGTATGCGGCGTACTGCTGGTGGCAACTCTGCGTCAGAAAATCGTGGTCGTTTAACTGACCTATATATCTCGCCAGAAGCACTTGAGGATATTCGCGATTGGGACGAAGACGAAGTTGATGACGTGACTCGTAGAGAAATCTTCACCGCACGAGATGGCATGATTAGCCAGATCTACGGCGTAAATCTTCACGATATCGACGAACTGGGCGAGGATCAGGAATTCCAGAACTACTTCGACGACGTTCTTGGTGGTTCTATGGGTACCTCTGATACCGAAATTGTGGTTGGTCTTGACCTGAGCAAGAACGATTCGTTCGTTATGCCGGTGAAAGAGCCCCTGTCGGTATTCGAAGATCCCGCATTGCATCGTCGACGCAGGGCTGGACTTTATGGCTGGATGGAAGCCGGTTTTGCATGCCTAGATGAACGGCGCGTATTACTGGGCAGCTTCTAATCTAATCATAAATTAACTAGGTAGTTAAGAAAGACCCATCAATTATGGTGGGTCTTTTTTTGTGTATAACAAGGTGATGAATAGTCCTTTTTTGAATAATGCGATTGTCAGGTTATATAATAACGGTTTAAGCTGCGCTGATATAGCTGAAATAGACGGAAGAAGCGAGAGCACTATCAGATCAATATTATTACACAACGGCGTTGTATTAAGATCTAGATCGGATGCTAATAAAAAAGTATCTGATACAAGACTAGTATCATTATACAATATGGGATTATCTTGCTCGCAGATTGGCACATTACTAGGAATACACCCAACTACGGTTATTAAAAGATTTCACAGAATAGGGTTTCCTCTTAGATCAAATATAACCGCTATGGCTATTTCTTATTCAGACGAAGAGTTTAATGCATTTTTTTGCAATAGTGCCTTTACCGCAATGTTAACCGAATAAAGTGGGGGCCGCAAATGGCATTGCTTAGAGCTAACGACTGCGTATCATATGCTCGGTTTGACGGGGCAATTGGTCCATACGATCACAAAAATAACATAGCACTAAGCGGTGCTATTGCGTTTGGATCTGGCGTTTTAGCCCAGTCGTTTCTTGGTGCTGGCGCAAGGACATACTTTGGTGCCCAGACAACATTTGGATCAGGAACAATATCTTCTGCCTCGGTATGCCAGTTGGATACAAACAAAATATTAGTTTGTTACGCCGATAGTAGTGATAATAATTATGGAAAGGCGGTCGTTGGGACCATTACTGGAGATTCAATTTCTTTTGGTTCGACAGCTACATTTCTAGGTGCTGGTGCGGCATCCCAGATTAAAGTATTGGCACTGTCTGCATCTACTGCAATTGTTTGTTATCAAGATGGGTCAGCTAGCGAACATGGATTAGCAAAAATATGTTCTATTTCAGGTACTAGTATAACACCGGGTAATTCAGCAGAGTTTTATTCTTCATTTGGTAATTTCGCCGCAATGGATGTTACCAAAATCCATTCCAGTGGTTTTGTTGTTGTATATAAAGATAACGCAGATAGCGAACACGGCAAGGCTCGTGTTGGAACATTCGATGGAACGAATATCTCATTTGGTGCAGTCACGGACTTTTTATCTACCAGTATAGCCACCAACATATCTATTACATCGACAACTGCGTCCCAGGTAATAGTTGCATATACAGATAGCAATACTGGAAATAGTGGAAAAACCAAGGTTGGCACCATAGTTGGTAATGTCGTATCGTGGGGAAGTGCAACCACATTTGATTCGTCTGGCCCAGTATCTAACGTGGCTATATCAACCATAGGCTCGACTATTGGTGGAGACCATAGAATACTGGTTACTTGGTATCGTGGACAATTTGCTGGAACATGGCCTCATGGTGCGTCAAGAAGGGGTGTGATTTCTGGTAGCTCTTTATCGTGGGATACTTCTTACACCCAGATAGCATATGCGTACAATTTATTTTCAAAGCCATCTATTATACGGATAGATAACGACACCGTTGTCGTGGGCTTTCAAAAGACATATGGTTCTGTTTCTGTTGGACAAACTAACTCAATAGGCAATCTAGTATATTGGTCTCATCCAGATACGTTTTATCCTCTTGAGTGCAATGACACGCTAATAGCTAAATGTGACGGAGACAAATTCGTTGTTGGAAGTATAGATTCCAATAATATTGGAAGACTATGCGTCGGAAATATTGTACGCGAAGCCAAAATTATGTCGACTAGTTCTTCTCCAAAATCGGCTATTGGCCAAAGCGGGATAGCTGTCGTCGGATGGTACAAGAACCCGTCAGCGGGGTCTTCCAGGACAGAAGTAAGTCGAGGATATGACGTAGGCATTATTCCAACACACATTACGCTTGGTTCTGGAACTGCGGTATCTTATTGGAACGACACTTCAATTAGTTATTTGTTGGGTCAACTAAACGATGGAAACAAACACTTTTTATCTATGTATTTTTCTCATATTAGTGGTGGAACATGGAATCTTGAAACATCGATAGACGGAAGCGGATACGTATCACACGGCATACAGGATACAGGATACACGCCAATCGTAAATAACAACACCCCATTGAGCTACACGAATAGATCGTCTACTCTCAGTAGTTGGGTTGATGAAAACACGATATGGTTTACATCACCAAGATTTACCGACTATCAAACAGTGTCGATGTACGGATTAGCTGGTAGTGGCTTACAACTAAGTTCGTATACTGATGCAATTGAAATTAACTACAGTGGCGTTGTACCAATGACGGTATATGGACCAACACAAATTACCAGCGAGCTAACATGTTTAGTAAAAGCACAGGATTTACCATACGAAATAAGTGGCGCTATCTTTTATCACCCACTTGATGATAAAAAGGAATGGATTAAAAAACAAGAATGGTATGGTCCAGGAGCATTTGTTGATGGTCAAGTTAGTGGTGCTCTTTCTTTTGACTTATCTCAAAATTTTTCTATACCATCCTCCGGAGCAATTAGAATAGGCGTTACGTATGCGGTGCCATATATTCGAATATCGCCGACAGACACAGATAGGGCTATTACACTAACCGGAGGCGGAAGTCAGCATAAATGGATGGGCATTGCCGCATCAGGTGGTATCGTCACAAGCGGAATCGAGCTAAACACAAATCTTACCGCCGCGTCATGCTTTAGCTTATCGTCGCTGGGTGATGACAGAGCGTTTTCATTGTCATCATTTGGTGGTGGCAATTATGCGTTTGTTGTTAAAATGAATCCAGATCTTAGTATTACATCTGGAACAAGATTTTATCCGACAACTTTTGATGGCATAAGAATGTATCCATTTAATACAATTTGCTTAAGGGCTTCTGGCGGATATGAACAAAACATAGTCGCTTCGTTCTTAAATTCAACAAATCAAACCAATATTTATCTTTATACAACATCTGGAATGTATGTTACAGGTAGAGCATCAGGCACATATAATGGTTGGAATTATGGTCAAACTCTTCCAGTTATAACCAAAATAGACGACAGCCATTTTGTTGTATGTCACGGAAGACATAATAGAATGAACGTCGTGCGACTAAACGACGATAATTCGTTTACCTATGGACGAGATGTTAGAGATTATTCCATGCCGCTTACTTGTTATTATTCGTATTTACTAAATCTTGGTGGTGGTAGCGGAATATGGGCATATCCGCACAAAATTAATACCGTCAATAAAAATGCATACGTACCAGTATTGTTAACTAGTACCGGAATTACTTTAGCGAATCCACCAGAATCAACACAATATTCTAATCTAGACATGGGGTATGGGTTTTATGGATCGCCAAGTTATGATGGAACTATCCCAGACAACCTGATGTGTAAGATAGATGACACATCTTTTGTGACTTTCAATGCGACACTTGCATCTCATCAATGGTATTGGTTTAGGAATGGTCAAAATGGAATTTCGGTAATCACGTCTGGGTTGTTGTCAGCAGAACCAATGGGAGGTACTGACGACAGGGCCGGTTACCCAACTGTATCGCCACTAGATCCCGGTGGCGCATTATTTGTGTGGCGAAGACTTAGTGACAACGCTGGTGTTTGTCGATTTATTGCCATACAAGATTCACTACCGATTTCTGGTAATTTATCAGTGTTTACATCAAATGCACCAAAATTCATCACAACGATAAACCACGGCATATCTGGTGCAATTATTTGTTATAATGACGCCACCGACTCTAGTAAACTAAAGGCGACATATGCATCGGTCAGTGGACTTTCTATGAGCTTTTCTTCTCCGATCACGTATAGCAGTGGTCGTTCTGATAATTATAGTTGGACACAAAAAATCGTTAATATCGACACAGATAAATTCGCTGTGTTCTATAACAATGCAGATGGACAAGCAAGCTATTGTTTATTGACTGTGAGTGGAACATCCTTATCATGTGGTAGTGGAAATACTTTTGACACAGGGACTACGAGTTCGTCTATGGTGAATCTAAATGCGATATCTCTTGACAATAATAGATTGGCTATTTTTGGGTCTCGAAATTATGGCGTGCAAGGATCTGGTTTTGTTGGAATAATAGCTAATGTTAGCGGAGATACGATTACATTTTCTCCAACGCAGACAACTATTGATGCATATAACAAATATTCGTCATCAACGTATTCACCATGTTGGAGAATGTCTCCGATATATAATAATGGACAACTATATTTATCGTGGTGTGACAATACCGTATTGCAGTCTGAGGCTCAGGGATATGCTATTGCCCAACTAGGCACAATAAGCGAAGATGTAATTGGCGTTTCCGGAAATAGCCTATTTGGAAGACAGGTAGATACGGAAGCATATACTGAATTGTATTACGGAATATGTAGACTCAATAATAATACCATACTCAATAGTCAATGCCAGCCGGGCACTATAACGCAAACATATCCAGTGTGGTTTCAGCCACTAAGAATAGATGTGTCTGGACTAACCATCACCCCAATTCTAGACCCAACACAGGAAACACCGGCCCCTGGCGTTAGCAATGACGTGGCCACACTATCAAATAATAGAGCAATCTACGCTGGTTATTCGTCCAGTGCCGTTGGGTTTGAAGCCACATGTGTTAATTTTGACCCAGTAAGCGGGATAATTAGCGTTGGTAATTATCTACCAATATCATGGCCAATATCTGTTAGACCACATATTGTTAATGTGGGGGAAGAAAGAGCGGCATATGGGGTTGTGTCTAGTTTACCTAACAATCGCTTACATGTTGGCTGGATATATGCAGGATTATCTGGTGCCTTAATAGCACAAGACAGCAACCAGTACCAAAGCGCAATAGACAAAGAACAATTCATGCTCATGTTATGGAGTAAAAATCCATCTATCAGTGGTTCTACATTCTGGGTTGAACGAGATGTCAAAATACAATTACTAGATAATAAGATTCGTTTTGGAACGAATACCGTTGAATGGAATACTCCTGAATTATCAGGATTATTGTCAACCATCAATAATGGTCAACCACACTTTTTGATTGTAGATATACAACACTCTGGCGATGGTATATGGAATCTGCGCACGTCACTAGACGGCACTACATGGATCAACCATGGTATTCAAACCAGCGGGGTAGAACTGCCGCCATCGGGTAATTCAAACGCACAAATATTCATGTCTCCTAAGAGAGAATACGCCCCATCGATATGGCTCGACGAGGTATATCTATATGCTGGTCCAAAAGGGATCGATCTAAATACATTCGAAATTGAAAAGGCTTATAGTCTAGGCGCTGTTAAACACATTGGGTTAGATAGATATGGTGATAGCCCAGCATCTATCACTGGGTCGATGGATGTATTTCTAAAGAGTGCGTGCCCATTTATTTCCTCGTCTGGCGCTGTATTTTATCAAACATATGAAAGATATTTTGATGCCTCTAGTAGCGGCAACGCCCACGAGCACATACTTGGAGAAGGGTGGATTCCATCTACTCCTAGTATGGCCGCGTTCACATCGGGCGTAGCCGGATCTGGTGGATTACAAACAGCGAACGGATCACTGTATTGGTATGAGCCAAGCGCCACTACACAAAGAGACAGACTATATGATGGTCAGGATTATACATTTGTAACATGGTGGGACTGTAATCGTGGTGCTGGTGTGTCTAATGATTACGTTGGTGTTGGTCAAAATTCGCCACCATATCACGGGATAGTTGTTCAATCGTCTGGGCTTAGTGGATTTGTTCTTGTAGCAAAAATCAATAATACAGAATATCCAATAACTACCCACTTGATTGATACTCAAAAATCCAAAGTATTTGTTGCTGGTAGAATTGAATTTAATCCAACAGAATTAATAGGATTGTTGTCTATTGATGGATCTCCATGGGTTTCTGGTTCGACGCCATATGTTGGCACAAGAAATAATGTCTCAACTAGATATGGAGTCTCAACATACATAGCTCCTGGTCCAGACAGAACGTGCATGGTTGATGAGACGATACTTTGGAAAAACATTGACAGGTTTAGTGCATACGAACTAAACGCGCTATATATGCTTGGTCTTCAAGGGTTGACCATTGCGTGTAATTCAGCAGATGGTTTTGATCCAGTAGAAGTAGACGCCTGGGCTCCACTATTTATTGGATCTTTGTCTAAGAACTCAGAAGTGCCATTGTATATAACAGGACCAAAATGTCCAATCGCATTTAGCGGACTAATATATTATCACGAGTGTAGTGCGGATAATCTTGAATGGGTGAAAGGAAAAGAATGGTCTTTATCGGGGGCTATTCATGTTCCATATTTCATCAACGAGGGAATATCCGTTTCCGGTGGAGACACAGGGTTTTATTCGTATGTAGATACAGATTATCAAGACCCACGAGATTTATGTAATCTTACGTCATTGTGCTGGATAAGCGGCGTACAATATTCGCCAGTCACTTGTGATTTTGGATGGTTCAGCGGTATTATTCCAGTCAATTCAGTTGGTTTTCAAACCGTAGGAAGCGGTGTCGGTTTTATATTGAACTCTAGTGGAGTTTCGTGGTCGTCTGGTACATACTATGCGTTACAATACAACCCGACCCTTGCTCTTGCGAGAACGGAGTTTAGTGGTGGAGTTGCTACGTCATTATTGAGTATTGATGGCAATCCATGGGTAGATATGGGTCAGATATCAATATCTACGTTTGATAGCTCAGGTAATATTATTGGCGCAAAATTGTCACAGGCGCACCCGAGCGGAGAACTCAATGCCGACGAAATTGCCTTGTGGGGCAACATAGATAGATTTACGCCATATGAGCTTCAACAATTATATTATCTTGGTATGCATTTAAGGAAGCCGTTATATGAGTTTCATGATATATTTGACGGTTCTGGATTGCATATAGAAACATATTGTCCATTATTTATTTATCATTCAGAGATAACGAGTGGTAATTGTGACTTATTTATTGACGGTAAAAATACATGTTATAATTCTATAGACCTATCCATTCCATGGTTCACATCGTATTCCGGAATACCATATCCGCTTAATGCAATATATGCGCATCCATTAAACGACTTAAGAGAAAAAATTATAGATGTTGACTGGTCTGGCGTTGTTGCCGGATTTGTTGACAGCGACTCTGTTTCTGGACTAAGGCCGTCTAGTGCGATTGGTAGTAGTAGTGGATATCCAAGTACAATTGGCGCTGGAACGCTAACATGGCATATGACGGCTCTTAGGCCGATAGACAGCGGATTATATATTAGTACTGGTCGTGGATATACGTTAACGACAACAAAAGAATATGGGTCTCCGTCGTATATATACCTGACAAATTCAACATCGTCAGGAATAGCATCTTGGTATAATACAGAAATTACCAACCTGTTTGATTCACTAGAGGGCAGCAAGGGCCGATGTATCGTATTTGAATTTACACATATAACAGATGGTAATTGGTGGTTAAGAATGTCTACTGATGGCAAGCCATACGTAGACTACGGCCTACAAAATAGTGGAATATGCCCTCTGTCAACCATCGACGCAGATCCATATATAGAGGTATCTGGCAGTTACATGAGCGCTTGGCTAGACGATACCATAATGTGGACAAACATAAATCTAACATCAGATGATTTACAGCAGTTTTGCCACGGTGCGTCTGGATATATAGACTACATGACATTGTTTATGCAAGGTACACATCTATCGGCGTCTAGCGACATTGATCTATTTGTTAGCGGGTATGTTTTACCACCATCTGGCGCATCTGGTGTCTACGATTTTACAATCGAGAATTTATTCAAAACTATGGATTATAATCCACAGATCATTGGAAAATTGGATTGTCCAGCATCCGGATCTGTGTATATCGAAGTTTGGTACTGCACGGATGGTAATAATGATATCGTAGAAATAATTAACAGCGGGTGTTACCCCATAGGTAATACAGGAAGATGGGGATGGTCGACTGCATATTTGCCAGAACCATGGCCGTCTCTGAAACCACAGTATTATTACCGAATGACGGCTAGTAATACCAATACTTTTGAAGGACAGTTTTTCATGAACACAAACATGAATAGAAATAGAATGCCAAGAAATTCAAGTGAGTATACGCTGAATATATGAGGAGGTTAAAATGTCAGTAATTGGACCATCAATTCCGGAGTATGATTATTTTCCAAGCGCCCCTCCGTCGTTAATAGGGGCATTGGCGAGCGGACTAAATGTTGTTATAGAAATATGGAGGGATGGGGACGTTGTTCCTCTAACACCAGAAGCTAGTGGGTGTGTAGAAATAGGGAATACTGGTAACTATGTATTCTCAACAGCACATTTACCACCAATAACACACACGAGAGAACAATATCACTATCGGATGTCTGATGGTGGCACCAACGAGGACGAGGGCGACTTTATACTTAAAGTTGTTCAACTCACCAATGTTATGCCATCGCTGACAGATAATTCGTCATATGTACTTGATCCACGACCATAAACAGGAGTATGTCAATGGCATGGACGACAGACCTAGTAACAATGACAAGAATTTTGATCAATGATGTGTTATTGCCACAGAAACATGCTGACTCATATTTGCAGCAGGTGCTGATTACAGCAGGAATTATTGTTAGTAACGACGTAGAGTTACAATACAATTATGTTTTTGATATCGCGAATCTAACAATTAGTCCAGATCCGGTAATATCTGGCGACGTTATTGTACAGGCGCTATTGCCACTAAAGGCTGCGTGTATCATTAATGCTGGCCAGTTTCAAAGTTCGATAGGCCAAGCCATCAAGGTGCGAGACGGAGACAGTTCAATTGATACGTCTGTCGGGTTTGGTGGTTATAGAGATATACTGAAGCTTGGTCCATGTAATGTGTACGAAAAACTTAAGTGGCAAATTCAAGTTTCTAATGTGGCATCATCTGTTGGCGGGTTGATTATTGGTGCTTATCGTCCAGCGGGCGAAGACGGACAATACTCTATCGGTTATTTTTACGACAGATTCGCTGCTGCGATAGCTAATCCGAGAACAAGAATTTTTGATTATCCGAGGTAACTTCAATGGTTCTATTTGATCCATTTGATGCGCCAAGTGGAATATGGTCTTACCAGAACGGATATAACTGGTCTAGCGGACCAACATACTCCGATGGCAGACTTATTATGTATCCGCCGAACGATTCTCATGGCAGATACGTATCTACTTTTGCTTTGTCCGGATCGTTATTTATCATTGATGTTTCTGGGGATAGGTCATGGTATACTCCGTCGACGTATAATGGCGAATTGGCTAGGGCATGGCTTGGATGTTATCATGCAGGTTCTGCTACTCAGTGGGTTGACGATCCTGGCCAATATGGAAAGAGCCACAAACTATGGCTTGGCATACCGGCTTCAAGATTCTCGTATTTCAATGGGTATACACACTATACGTTTGACCTAAACGAAATCTTTGACTGGCAAAATAACCAAGCGGGGGACAACTATGGATTTAGGGTAAAGTTTGATCGTATCGGTGATACAATTAACGCCTACCTACATAACGGATCTGGGTTTGTTCTTTTCAGACAGTTCGAAATAGAAAAACCAGAAGAACTACTGTACTTCGAATTTGTTGCCGGAGATGGATCTTTATCAGCTTCGTCAAGAACGCGATACGAATATTTTGATTTGAACGGCGGAGATCCTTGTTCGTCGGGTACAGATCTTTATTTGTCTGGATCGGAAGGGGTTTCCGGGAATATCGGTCTAGTCACATTTGGGTTTGAGGAATTGCCAAGTAGTGAATGTCCTATTTTAGATCCATATGCTGCTATTCAGATTAGCGACGAATTGATTACGATATATCAGGGAAGGATTGATGCACTTATCAATCAACTTGGCAAAAATATATATCTGGAATTTGAGCCGACAAAAGGTGCGTGTCCAAATTGCACATACGATTCTATTAACAACAGATCGACCGGGATATATAAATCAGGGGGGCCAACGCCATTTGTCAGAGGACATAAATGCCCGCATTGCAAGGGCGCTGGTTTAATTATCAATACGGTAACTAGATGTATCAAGGCACTAGTAAAATGGAATCCAAAAGATTATCGCAAGCATGGTGTTGCCGTACATGACCCATCTGCTATAGTTAGAACAAAAAGCTTTTTAACAGATGCCCCTCTGATCGTTAAAGCTAAAACAGCACTTATGAACGTTGCGATCAGTGATATGCTAACACTAAGGGTTAGGAGATTGAGAGGGCCAATTCCAGTAGGTTTGAGGGAAGACAGGTACTGCATAACATTCTGGGAGCTTGTGGACAATGGCTAATATTGAATTGATTATCAAACCACCGCTAAAGGCCCAGCTTGAAAATACTATGTCAGATATCATGAGCACGATTCGAAATAAAGTCAATGCTCGCAGAACGATCATACAACAAGCTATTGGTAACTATCTATCTAAAACACTTGGTGAAACCGATGTGGTCAAGTCATTACTCGGAATTGGGTCTACTGATTTACAGGCCGAGTTCGGGCTTAGCGATGGCGCGGCAGCAACGCTAGTTGGTGGTTTGCTCGACATGATCAAAAAATCCGTTACTATCATTCCAGGAAAGTCTAATATCGTAATATCAATACGTGGCGTTAGTAACTATTGGAACGATTATCTTGGACTACCAAATGCGTCTTATATATCACAACCATCGAACCAAACAATACCTGTATTGAGATGGATGTTAATTGATCCAGACATAGATATAGGGCAGGTAGCATATGATATGGAGATGGGTCGGACGTTGGTATATGATATATTTACCAAGGGATACGGATTTGACAACTTATTATTATGGTCTCGCAGTGGGCGCGCAATTATGGCAACGACAGACCTCCTTAAAGTGGCTGGCGCGCCTTTTAGAGAAGGCGGTTACATTGTTCCAGATGTAGCAAGACCAATTTCTGGTGCGAATTTTATTGAATACACTATTGGCCAGAATAAGGTGGCTATTGATGTTGCCAAAATAGTGTTGACTCAAATAGGAATGGTGTAAAATGTCTCTAACGTTCAAGGGAATTAATAGCGGCGGATTTGGTGGATATGAACTAACCGATCATCTAACTACAAACATAAAGTTATGGCTAGACTGGGGGCTATTACACCATGGTGCATTTTCTCGGGTTAACTACGACTCTTATTCAACATTTAATGACGCAGAGGCCCGGTTACTCCCTGTGATAGACCAGAGATACGAGGAAGGTCGCGTTTGGAATGGATTCGGAAACGAGTGGGTGTGGGAAGAGGGGGTATCAATTAGCGGCTCTCCATTCCGTGTTTCTGGTATATATATAAATAACAATTTTTACGACATAGATTCTCAATCGCCATACTCGTATCACGTAGACTATAATCACGGAAGGGTGATTTTTGATATTCCAATGGACCCAGAAGCTGATATACGAGCCGAATATTGTTATAGATCAGTATTTGTGTCGTCTACAGACCACCCCGATTATAGTCAACTATTACAAAACAGTATCGTTGATTTTGCGTCTCGCATAGAGCCGTCTGGCATACCAGATAGAGATAGACAAGTATGGTTGCCAGCGATATTTATAGACGTTAATCGTGGCACACAAAGGGGGTTGGCCCTCGGTGGCGGTCAGATTAAAAGCAGGACTGTAATATTACATGTTTTTGCCGACAATAGGTCTGATAGAAATCTTCTTATGGACTGGTTAGATTACCAAAGCAGGTCCGCGTTTATTATGGCCGATCTCAATTCAATGTCATATCCACTAGATGAATGGGGAAGCCCGGTTTCAGGAGTTACAAACTGGGTGGACATGACAAATAGCCATCCCTGTAAAAAATTGCGTATAATGAACGGGAAGGTCCAACGTATTGATTCGTTGAATCCGAACATATTTCGCGGCAGGGTTACATGGGATGTCGAAATTGATTATCCAGGCATTTAAAGTGTATAAATATAGAGAGATAGTATCTGGCTAGAAGGAGAGAATTCAATGGCAAATAATCGTATCTTTTACGCATGTCACGCACCAGGATTTGCGCCACATGGTGTAGCCGATCCAGATGATGCTGGAACACCTTCCGGTTTCATACCGGCGCACGGCGTTCAAAATATTAATATAACAACAACTTTTAACCTAGAGCAGGTTTTTGAACTTGGACAACTAGAACTTTACGAAAATATTGAGGGTATTCCCGACATCCAGGTGACGATGCAAAAGGTTCTTGATGGATATCCATTGCTATATCACCTTGCCACACAACAGGCTACATCCCCAACGTTGGTCGGGAGATCAAATAACAGATGTTTTGTTGCTCTCAATATATATCCAGACACAAACGACAATGCATCTGGTACCCCAATCAATTCCGTTGGCATGTCTGGGATGTACTTGTCCGCGCTAACCTATACCCTCAATGTCGATGGCAATTGTACAGAAGACATTACTCTTGTCGGCAACGACAAAGTATGGAAGGGCGTATCTGGTTACGTTACCTTTGACCCCAATTTCGACGGAACAGACCAGCCATTCTCTATCGTATCATCTGGTGGCGTCCAGAGACGCGAAGACGTTTTGATGGGCGAGGCAGACGATTCATCCATATGGCCAACGAATATTCCAGGCATTACTTCGTCTGGTACAAACCCCATATCTGGTGATGGGTATGCGGCACACATCCAGACGGTCACCATAACAGCGAATCTTGGTAGAGACCAGTTGTTCGAGCTTGGAAAACGTGGTCCGTACTACAGATACGTAACATTCCCAGTAGAAGTGACATGTGCAATTGACGTAACCGCTAGTGAAGGGGATAACGTAGACGCATTGGCAGATCCTCCTGGTGGTACCAATCTTTCTAACGAGACCATTTTGGTTCACATGAGAGAGGGTACCGTTATTGATCTTGGTAGCAAGAACAAGCTTGCGTCTACCACATATAGCGGTGGCGATGCTGGTGGCGGTAACGTGGTTACGACATACAATTTCTCAACATTTAATACGCTAACCGTGACACACCCAGAAGATCCTGCAAATCAATAACATACAATAATTTACAGCAAATTAACGAGACCGGCCCGTGCGTGGCCGGTCTTTTTTTGGGTGTATAAATAGTTAGGAAAGTAACCTTGGACAGCACTTGTCTATTTGGTTTAAGGGATAGGAACGATGGATCGCGCAGAGCGGGAAAGATTAATCGCATTGATATCGTGGGGCAAAATATCGGTCAACTCTACCCTTAATAATGGGTCGCGTGTTACTGTTATTCTGCGTCCTGCGACATCGGAAGATATGGCTATGGCTACAATGGCCTATAACGAAGCATATATATTAGCCCGAACAAATGGCCTTATGTCCGAGGAGGAGGCTATTGCGTTATACACAAATACGGGTGAGTGGTCTGATGCATTCAATACGCAAATAGCTGGATTAAAAAAAGACATCTATACAATGAAGCGTGGGTTGTTGGATTTCCTGTTTAACACGGATCGTCTTGAAAAAACCAGAAGTGCGATTAGACAAGCAGAAAGAGTGTTGATCGATAAGATCGAGCAACGGTCATCGCTACTTAACGATACGATAGAGTCATATTCGGCAATGGCGCAACAAAGATATCTAATAGGTTGTGTAGCCAATACAATTGATGGTGGTAAGTTTTTTGATGATATTGACACTTCAAGTGAGCATGCACTAATCAAGCAACTTGTTGCTATTTTTTTTCTTACGTCGCGATATTCTGAACGAGTACTGAGAGAGATTGCAAGAACAGATCCATGGAGGTCTATGTGGAATGCTAGTAAAATAGTTAATCGTATTTTTAATGGCAATCCAATCGAATGGAGTTATAACCAAACAGAGTTGGTTCGATGGTCTCATTTATATGATATGGTATTTGATTCATGCGATAGACCAAGTAGTCTAGTTGTCGATGATGACGATCTATTGGACTCGTGGATTATTCGACAAAATGAAAAGTTTGATTCTAGTAGTAAGCAAAAGGAATCTGAGAAAATATTAAATCTAAGTAATACACAAAATGGTAGGCAAGAAGTGTTTGTGGTTACTGATCGTAATAGCGCTAGTAGGGTCTACGATATGAATACGCCTGTGGCCAGGAGGACAATTAAGAGAAACCAGGAAATAATTAGTGGGTCACACGAAATTAGCGACGCGCATCTCCCGAATAGTCAGGCAGAAATAAGGGAGTTGGCTATGGCGAAGTCCCGAGAAAGGATTCGGAGATGAATCGAAAAGACCAGATCAATAACCGATCAAGAGACAGACTAAAACAGATAGCGTCAAAGAAGATAACAACAAGCTTTATTTTCCCAATAGCTGAGTTTGAACAGGTATTCGGATTAGAATTATGGGGAATGGGTTTGCCAGAAAACGAAATTACGGCACGACAAAAAATTAACAGAGAAAGATGGGAGAAACTTAGATTAAGTGTTTTGAACAATGGCAACAAACAGGCAAGAGCATTGAATGCGGAAATAGACCTGCATACTGTTGAGTTCGTAGGGTATAGGATGTCACTGAAACCGATAGGAGAGAATGAGGATGGATAAGCAAATTGATGTTACAGGCAAGGATCTGTTGGGGAAAGATATTAGTTTGATTGTTATCAAACCTGGGCATAAATTGATGCAGGAAGCACAACTTCAATATAGTCTTCGGCTAGCCCAGCTTATGAGAAGTGGCGTAAATAAAAATGAAAGACTTCTGTCAAGAAGTGAACTAGATAAACACCTCGAAAACATGGGCGTATGGACGAGAGATGATGCAATTCGGTTCAATGAGCTACAAATCGAGATACGAGCATGTGAGTGCGCATTAAAACAAGGCGGAATTAAACTTTCAGAAGCCCGCAGTTTCGCATTGCACATTGGGGATCTTAGGAATGAATTAATGCAACTTCATGCAAAAAGATCGCAGTTCGATAGTGCTACGATGGAATCTGTTGCAGAGAACTATAGATTCAATTGGCTTATTACCAAATGCGCAATTAGGGCCGACAATGGCAATCCGTATTTTATGGATGTTGACGATTATTTAGGTAGAAGTGACGAACCCATTGCCGTACTTGTAGCAACGACTCTGGCAAAAATTATGTATGGATATGATGATGGGTTTGCCGACACACTCCCAGAAATTCAATGGATGAAGAAATACGGATTCATGGATCAGAGCGGAAGATTGACGGACAGAAACGGCGATTTTGTGGATCGCTCTGGCCGTCGTGTTGACGAGAATGGTAGATATATCGACAAGGATGGCAATTTTGTTGATATTGATGGTAATAAAGTTGATGTAAATGGTGAGTTGGTTATTGACGCTAAGCCTTTTATAGACGACGAAACTGGAGAGCCAATCGCAGATACCACAACCAAACTCAAGAAGAAGGGTCGGAATAAGGGGTAATATCAAATGGGATTTGTACTTGATTCCAGTTTACGAATATCGTCAATCATAGTTGGGGCCGATATTAAGCAACAACTTGCCGGTATCACTAAGGGGGTAGACCTTGGCAAATTATCTGGTTTCAAGGGATTAAATCCAGTAGCCCTACAGTCAATAACTAAGTTTAATGCTGGAATAGCTGCTGCTATAAAACAAATGCATGGGCTTGCGACAGCAGCGCAATCTGTTAGCATAGCGGTCGAGGGATCGATACTGAAAGCCGCTAACTCCGTTGACGTGCTGATAGGTAAATTAAAACAAGCACAAGGAATAGGTATATCCCCAACAATAGCCGCAACAAAGGGCGTGGTGTCTCCAGTAGTTGGCGCTGGATCTGCTCAAACATCAGCAAGTATTCAAGCACAAATTCAACAGATATCAAGCGCTGCAAAATCAACTAAGGACGCTATTGCTCAAGCTGGCCCACTAATAGTGCAAGCTGCACAACAAACCACTATGCCAAAGATACCGTCTATGACTAGTAAACCATACATACCATCCGTGGTTTCTCCAGATACAATACCGAATATTGAAAAACTAAAAGCGGCTACGACACAAGCCTCGCTAGCAATCGATAAAATTGGCGCATCTAGCTCTACAGCAGCTACGGCTGTAACTGGAAATATGGCCAAGTCCACTATGGCTGCTAAGGATTTTGGTGATTCTATATTTCTAGCCGGAAAAAGATACGGGGCGTTTTTAGCCGCCACCACCATCCCATTTGTGGCATTGGCTGGAATAAGAGAAGCTACTAAAAATGTAATTGATTTTGACCTAACCATGGTTAAGCTGGACCAAACCCTTCAACCAACACGAACAGAATTAGCCAGTCTTAGAAAAGAAATATTGGACTTAAGTGTGGCAACTGGTACCAGTGCAGACGAACTTGGCAAAGCTGCTGTTACTCTCGCACAAGCTGGATTCGAAGGAGATAAATTACGCGCTGCATTAGAAATGGTCTCTAAGGTTCCACTGCTTCCATCTCTTGAAGGTATTGATCAGGCCACAGAGGGCCTTATCGCAGTTATGGGTCAATTTAAATTAGAAGCCGAAGACATACCGGCGGTGTTTGATAAGGTTAACGAAGTAGCCAAAAGATATGCCGTAACGTCAGGGGATCTTATAGAAGCTGTTAAGCGCGGTGGTGGTGCATGGTCTGCCCTTGGTGGTAGTATCGACGAATTCCTGGCCATCATAACGGCGGCAAAACAAACGACACAAGAAAGTGCTGAAACAATTGGTACTGGGCTTAGAACGATATCTGCAAGAATTACCCGTCCAGCTACATTAGAATTTCTACGTAGCATTGGTGTCCAAACAGAAGATGCTAGTGGCAAAGTATTGTCATTGTATAGAATATTGGAACAAACATCTAAGGTATTTGCTGGGGCAGATCAGCTTAGGCGACGAGACATAGCAGAAAGTCTTGGTGGTTTGAGACAGATAGGTAGGGTTATAGCTATATTAGATAATTTCAATATAGTCAACGAAGCGCTTGGCGTTTCATTGTCCTCTGCCGGATCGGTACAAAACGACGTTGCCAAGGGTATGAGTTCTTTGTCAAAGCAAATAGATGTCATGAAAGCCAAGATGAACGAACTTGTTCAAACATTGGCTCCAGAAATTTTTACCCCATTCATCCAATTCATGATCAGCGCAGGGAATGCGGCAACTAAGCTAACAGGTGTGCTATCTCCGTTACTAAAAACACTACTAGCTATTGGCGCAGCAACCGCTGCTGTTAAGGGGGTTGGTCTACTAGCGAGTTTGGCAGGACGAGTAAGTACTGCTGGTGGGATCAGTGGGGTTCAGGGCGTTGGCTTATTGGGTTTGGTTGGACAACAATTCGCGTCTGGCAGAACACAGGGTTTAACCAGTGCTGGTAAGCGTATGGGATTACCAGAGGGACAACTACCAACGGCCGTACCGCTTTATCAAAGCCCGGCAGCACAGTTGGTTGGACTTGGTGTTGTATCTATTCTTGGCGACGCAGTTGACAATTATTCAAATCAATTGGATGGTGCGGCAAAGTCTACTGCCGAATTTACCGGAAGAATGATTAAGTCTACAACAATGCTCGTTGGTTTATTGTCTATCTTGCGTGGCCAAAGTGTTGGACAAACACTCCGGGGATTTGCGCCTGGTGCAAGAGGGGCCGGTATTGGTAGATTCGCTGGTCCAGCGGGTGCTGCCGTAGCATTAATTGGTTTGGCCGCTACTACAAGAGCAGACCAAGTAGAGACCGCTATAGCAGAAAAGATGGATGAGGTTGCTGCTAAAATCAAGGCAATTCAAGTTCCAGATCCATCTAATATTGCAGATACTGATGCCGCACTGAAAACATTAGTAGACTCAACCCTGGATACCATCAAGCAATCAGTCGAATATTATTCAGGTTTTGCTGGCGGCGTTGCTGAAGTAGGCAGAAGATTGAATACACTAGTTTCTGGTATATTGTCTTTTGATATTAGAAAAATTGGAGAAGCATTTGATCCGAGTACGGTAAGCGTCGATGCTTCTAAAATGGTTTCTGATATTTTTGGACAGAACCTAAATTTACTACATACCATTATGGAATCTGCTGTTCAAAAAAGTGGATCAGATTTCTACAGCAACCTACGAAGTACGGTACAGGAATTTTTACAACAACGAGGCATGAAGTTTTCAGCAGATTTATCTACCGAAATTACCAACACGATTTTACAAAGGGCTGGTGGATGGTCTGCAATCAAAGAGGCTATTGATAAGCAGGCTGCTGCTATACGTCAATCGCGACTTGACGAGGCCGCTAGGACAGCAGCGCGTAATCTTTCTATGGTACTGGTGCCACCGACTCTTCCTGGGCAATTAATCACTCTTGGGAAGGCCGTCGACGAAGTGGCGAAATCCATAACAGCAAGTATCAATGCGTTTGATGCGGTAACCGGATCTATAGAAGGTATCAGCGCACCCAAATTACCACAGCAACTAGAAAAACAAGCGACGATAGAGTTGCTTGGAACTGGGAGATTGGCTGGGTTAGAAACAGCAAAACCAGATTTGGCGAATTACGTTAAAACAACCAATGATATTGTAGAAATAACGAAGAAGTTTGTAGAAAGTATTTCTAGTTTACAGGCTCAAGCGACAACTGCTGGTAAACTAGAACCAGGAAAATTTTTGCCCCCACTAGAGGAAGATCAGATAGACGAGACAATCCAGCGATTTATTGAATCACAAGAAATTCCGGATAAGCTTAAGGGTCGTATTAGTATGTTGCTTCGAGATATCGGTGTTGCTATGCTTGAGGGTATTGAGCTATCCGGGGCTGGAATCAATACCGACAAAATGAATGAACTTATTAAGAAACATATTGGTATTATTATGCCAACACAAGACGATATCATCAATATTACACAGCAAGAGCTAAATGCTAGACTATTGGTATCGCAAAGACGAGGGGAATTTGAGGCTAGACAGCTTCAACGAGAAGTTGGTCTCGGCAATACCCCAGAGACACAATTCGAAATTACGATGGAAATGCTAAGACGAGCAGGGGTTAGAACTCCAGCTAGAGAAACCGGAACACCAACAGATTTATTGAGATCGACCAATCTTGTCCCGTCGTTGCAAGAGGCAATGACGAATGTCACACGAGAGATGGCAAATCAGTTAAATGCTATCTATAGGGCCGCTGAAACTGGAGTAACGATAGACGACACTGGTATGGAGAAGTCGTTCGTTGCAATGGTTCAGGATCTCGAAAATACCAGAAGTCGTTTTCTGGCGTTGCAAGCGGCTATAGAATCACTAAAGAGATCGCTATCATCATACGACCAATTTGAGCAAGAAAGGATTACAAAACAAGAGGAGGCTGTTAATTTACAAGCAAAACTTGGCGCTCAAATAGAGGGAATGCGCAAGACAGAAATGGTTCTTGTTGGCAGGAGATCTGCCGCTGGTACACAAGAAGAAAGGGCTGTTCTTGATGAACAACTACGACTAATAAGGGAAACTCGTGGTCAAATAGAACAACCCTATGGCATTGCGAAAGAGATAGCTGGTGGTCCACTTGATGTCAATAAGGAAGCATCTCGCCGATTAACTGATTCTCTAATAGAGTCACAAAAAAGATTACAGGAAATCTATCAGAGACAAATCAACGTTGAACCAACCGCTGTAGACAAAACGCAATTTGCTGGCATTAGCGAATCGATGCAAAATGCTATAACAGGATTTAACGAAACGATTACCGAGATTTTTAGATTAGAATCAAAGCAGCGATCAGAACTAACAAAAGAACAAATCCAATTACTGGAAAGACAACTTGGCCAAATAGGCATAGAACAAGAAAGGATCATTGCCGAAGAGACTGGTCTGAACGATCCGTTTGGTGCTAACAAATTCAGTAAAGCCGTCGACAAATTTGAGTCTGCTGTTATTCAAATGGGTCTTGAAGAAGCCCCAATAGACCAGACACAATTGTTCACTGGAACCAAAGCTAATCTTGAAACGATGACACCTGGACAACTAACCAACTTTGAACGAGCGCTATTTGGCGGATTATCTATAAAAGAATTGGAAAACAGGGCAAATCAATTGCTTAGTCAGCAAAAGGTACGAGTCGAGGAACCCGGCAAGGCTGTAGGTGGAATGGGATATTACGGTGGTGTTATAATTGGTCCTGGGCGGGATCTAAAAAACTTACAGGAAATTCGAGAATCTACATCTAAGACAACAGTAACAACTGGACTGTCTGCTATAGCAGCAATACTGGCGAAGGAACGTGCTGCTGTTTCTCCTGGAACCGAAGAGGAAATACAAGATAGGATATTGTCAATTCTAACGACTGGTGAGGGTGCGAAACTAGACGAATTTCAGGTGACCCCGGCCGTTACCGAATTATTTGATGTTCTCGAAAAGGGAAGGACAGTCAATACCGAAACAACCAATTCAATAAATGAGTTAGGTCGTTCTGCCGCAGTGGCAACAACTGCTATAGCAGACTTGGCGACAGCATCTCGACCCGTTGGTGTCGCGACAACACAGCCGTCTACTGGCATTGTCCCTGCCACAATACCATCTGTTGGGCCATCGCCATATAAACCAACCGTATCATTAGATACAGCCAGACAGCAAACTGTCGCACAAGAACTTTTTAGTTCAAGCAAGTTTATCGAAGAGTTGCAAGCAGGGAAAACTAGCGGCGGTATCATAATGCCTGCTCCCGGATACGGTGGAAGGACAGTCACGATTGGGGAGTCTGGAGACATAGCCGTACAAAATATTGTCCAGTCAACGAATGTAATTTCTGATACGTTCAATCGGCTTAAAGAAAACCTTGGTGGACTATTTAACTTATTGCCAATAAACGATCCGGCCGCTGGTTTTGGCAGGACGGAAATAAATGGACAACAGCAAACGCAACAGGTTAGCCAGCTATCCGATTTGGTTTCTAGAATAGACGCAGTAATAGCATCAATCGGTACAACAAATACGGAAAATGCACAGATTATCAAAGAGGCGATAGATAAAATAGTGGCTATTGAAATTCCTGGTATCGGAGACAATACTTCTGCGTCTCGCGACAATACGACCACATTACAAGAGATATCTGGACAACAGCGAGTACTAACCGAAACATTGGCAGATACATCAAAGACAATACAAGAGGGTATTGGTCTTAAGGTTGAGTCACTACAGCAAGTAAATGTTAATGTAAATGGTCTAACAGAGGCTATTCAGAATGAGTTGCGACCGGCTATTGAGGATGCTGCTAGAAACGCGGCAAAACAAATTATATATAGAACTCTTAGAGACTTGGCTAACGCTTCTGACATGGAAGGTGCTCGTATATTCGGTGTAGCGGCACAACAGCTTGCGTAACACGAGGATGATATGGGTCTTTTGTATAACGACAACGTAATATTTTACCTGCCATTCACGTCTGGCTTACATGAGTATATGGCTGGCAAATTATGGACAGACGTTAGTGGCAGAGCTAATCCTACGGCATCAGGACTCATAGGTAGTGGATTTTGTGTACAGCAGGGATATTCAGAAAATTATATAGAAACACAAACACTATCCGATTATCCAACATCTAGTGGTACGACATCATTAACGATGGCTGTTTGGACAAGCGGTATTCACGCCAGCGCCGAAACGAATATAGCCGGTGGATATGGTAGTGTGGCCAATTATTTTACTGACGGATTAAAGATATATACCGATTCAACAGATCATGTTAAGCTGGGGTACTATGCAAGAACTACATCCTTGGACTCGTTTTCAATTGTTGGGCCAGTTGGAACAAACGTTGCGTGGCACCTGATAGTAGCAAGGGTTTTATTCGATGGGTCCGTTGCATCTGGCGACATTAGTATAAATGGTAGTGGATGGCAGAGCCTGGGGGCATTAAGCGAAGCCAATTATCCAACACTCAATACTGCTTATCTAAGATATTATCAGAATAATAGAAAAAATGGGGTATGGCAGGTTCCCGTTGACGAATTTGTTTTATGGAAAAACGCGCCACAGTTTACTAATGAAGAATTACAAAATCTGTATGATCTAGCTACCGTATACAATAGCCAGATGAGCGATTATGAATTACAGTATCCTTTATCAGAATCAATTGATCTGTTTATTTCTGGTCCCATTCCAAGTGTTTCTTCTGGGTCTTGTGATTTGTTCATAAAAAGCTCTGTGTTATTAGATGCGCATCCATTGTACCCGGACAACATAGTGTTTTACCATCCCTTTACGTCTGGTGGCATTGAATATACGAAGTCGGCATCATGGTCTGGATATCTTGATAGCATATCTTACACAGAAGAAGGGTTGATTGGCAGCGGCGTTATTGCAGCGCCACTATGGAATGATGGTACACTATTATTCGAGCGCGGGAATTTATATGCTGGTGTATCTGGCACCACGTCTATGACAATGATGGTCTGGACAAGCGGTAGCTTCAATAATTATACGTTATATGGTGCTGGATGGGGTAATTACAATAACTTTTATAATGGCTTGAGATGTTATGTTGATGCATCAAATAATCTTAGACTACAATATTGGGTTAATGGGTCTGGACCAACTCTTTTTACTACTTCTGGGCCATATGCAGATACAAGTGGCTGGACTCTGCTAATTGGACGAATATCTTTTGATGGAACAGATATCTCTGGCGACCTAAGCATTAATGGAAGTGGATGGAAGAACGTTGGAACACTAAGCGAATCGACATATCCTACCGGAACAGATTCGCACCTTAGAATGTATCATTATCATAAATATTCGACACAACAATATCCGGCAGATGAAGTTGTACTATGGAGAAATATTCCAAAATTTACAAACGATCAGTTATCTGAATTGTATGAATTGGGTGATTCTAGGAAGCAGTTATCTCAATATCCATCTAATGAAATAAATTTATATATTGGTGGAATACCAGCCAACGACACAGAAGAAACTACGCTGTTTGTGTGTGGAAAAGAATGTTCTAGTGGATTGTGCGATTTATCCATTAACGGAATAAGGTCTATTGGATCGCATTTACTATATCCAAACGACGTTGTGTTCTATCATCCGTTTACATCGGGTGGACTAGAATATACCCAAAACGTGTGGTGGTTTGGCTATAACACACAAATGATACCGGATGGTTTTATAGGAAGTGGAGTTAAACCAACATCGCTTAGTCCCTATCTGGTAAGAGATAGGGGATCGTTGTATCCTGATTGTTCCGGAGACACATCATATACAGCGGCAATATGGAGTAGTGGATCGAATAGTTTTGTTAAGCAGTACGATATCGGTTGGGGTGACAGCATAGTTGATACATATAATTCAATCCTTTTGCATGTCAATAGTACAACAAATAGGAGTACGGTTGGATATAAAGTTGGAGACAGAAACTCTGTTATATTTAGTCCTAGTGGTGATATCGTAAGTCAAAGCGGGTGGGTATTAATTGTAGGAAGAGTTTATTTTAATGGGGTTGTCGCGTCTGGGGACGTTAGTGTTAACGGCGGTGATTGGGTTTCTCTTCCCGTTAAGTCAGAAACTAGAACGCCATCCGGGATAAGTTCCAGTGTACGATTTGAACCCAATAATTTTACAGTAGGCCCAATGGATTATTTTCCGTGCGACGAAGTAATTCTGTGGCACAATATACCTAAACTATCGACCGATCAACTAAAAACATTTTATCAAATGGGCTTATCGCAATTTTCAATGGATCAATATCCATCGAATACCAAGGATTTATACATAGGGGGATGTATTACTTCCAGCGGAAGTATAGATCTATTCATTGATGTTCCTGAGCAATCATCTGGAACAATACCAGCTTATGTTTCTGGATACCTGCCCGATGTTAGATTCATAGGTCAACACCTACCATACCCAGATAACGTGGTGTATTATCATCCGTTCACATCAGGAAATCTTGAACAAACGAAACTCGTTGAGTGGGATACACTTGGCGCGATATATGTCAGTGGACTAATAGGAAGCGGAATTACTGGTGATGGATTCTATCCAGATGTTGGCGCATCGTTTTATCACGAAGTCAATCCACTCTATGACTCTTCGTCTGGTACTATATCGATAACGTCGATGTACTGGACACAAGGTGCAGTAAATGGCTGTATATTTGGATGGAGCAATAGCGGTGTTATTGATGAAGGTATTTATCCGTCATGGGTATACTCCAATGTCGAAATGAGTTATTATCTTGGTTCAAACCCTTATTCATTACCGGAGTTTCTAACACCGAATTTTGTCGGTGGATGGCATTTAATTATATCTCGCCTAGTATTTGATGGAACAACTGCATCCGGCGATATTAGCCTGAACGGTAGTGGATGGCAGAGCATGGGTTCTTTGCCAGAAACAAGATATCCAAGCGGAATAGCTTCTCATGCTTTTTTCAGATATTCCAACTTTGTTAGTTCGCCAGGATATAAAACAGACGAAGTTGTTTTATGGAAAAATATTCCAAAATTTACTTATGATGAATTACAAAAAATATATCAATGTGGCCTTTCTCTTATTCCGATGGATTTTTATCCAGCCAACACAATTGACTTACATTTAGGTGGACACGAAAAGCAAAGTGGTTTTATCGACACCATTATTGGAGGTTTTGAATCTGTAAGCGATAGCATCGATCTGTTTGTGTCGTCGGCAGACGTATCGTCTGGTAATATTGATGTAACAGAAAATGGGCACTTACTATCTTCTGGTTCAATCGATTTACATACGATGGGTCCGGAGATCTGTTCTGAGTCAGTTGACTTATTCCTGAAGGCACAGATTATAACAGAATCTGTTGATCTATATGTATATGGAATATTTGGATATAGTCAGCCATTATTTTTGAAGACCTATGATGGTGATGAAAATTCTTCGTTAGACTTAATGGTCTATGGATCTCCATCTGGACAAACACTTGGATTTACATTAAAGTCATTGCCCCTATCGGTGTACAACGATTCTGCTCCATCTACGATGGATCAATCCTGGCACCTGTTTATAAACGTAGAATCTGGAATTATTACACAGAGCGGCGGAATTACATGTCCGCTGTTTATGCAAACGTTGTCTTGGCCAAGCGGATACATAGGTCTGTTTATCAGCGGACCAGACATTAACTCGTCTGGTATATGCGATCTTTATACCATAGGAGATGGAGAATTATCATACGACACAAGTGGTTCCTGGCCACTATATCTTGACGTACATACTGGGGAAGTGGCGTATATTGACATGTGTATTACAGGTTTTGAATGGCCTTCTGGTGTAACAAATCTGTATGTCTTTGGAATTTCTGGTATATCATATGACAACGTAGAATTTATGGTCCACGGACATACGACCAAAAATAGCAAGATTAATCTCTTTACCAATGGAACTAACACTATATCGACGAGCAATATCGACTTATTTGTGTATGGTTTCACGGCATACGGAACCCTGTCATCTGGGTATATAACTTTCTATGAGCATGGATACTAATGGAGAATAGCAATGTTGCGATATAGCGGAAAGGCAATCATACCAGCACCACTGGTAACACTGAATAAAACCTATCAAACAACCGAGGACGGTGGTAAGATTGGTGCCAACTACGACATTACCCTGACTGGAACATTGTTGCCATTTAAAGGATCTCCTAGTGGTCATTACACAAATCTAGCCGATGCATTTTGGGAGTTGTCTAACTATCCACCAGACGAATCGTATGCGGAAAATAATGAAGATTTTAATTCTATATTACGTAAACAAGAGGCTATTAGATGGTTGTTTTCGCAAGACGGACAATCATTAGAGTGGCAACCGCAATCTGGTCAACCGGTCGTGAAGTGCAACCCACGAATACTGGATATTAGCTTCACAGAGGGTATATGGACACAGAGGTGTGACTATACAATTAGGCTTCAGGCCGATTGGATATACATCAATGGAACGCTAAGTCATGAAGATACATTCAACTTTGATTTAATAGAATCTGCTGGAGAGGCGTGGTCTTTCGAGGATATGGAAGGTCGCGAAGGTCAGATGTTTAGGGTTACACACGATGTTAACGCGCGTGGAATACTTGGGTACGACGAAACGGGCAGTAAGTACGATGGAGAAGAAGCGTGGCAACACGCAAAAGCGTGGTGTGACACAAAGGCGATAGGACTTATTCCGTCTGGCGTTCTAACCAGCATTATTGGTGTAGATACATGGATGGGTGGCGCGTACACCAAAACATCAAGTATAGGATCGTTCGACGGAACATACTCCATAAAGGAGTCATGGACACTTGGCTCTGGCAACCATTACATAGAGAAAAGCTTTAGCATAGACTATTCGCAGGAAAATGACGAATATCGTGTCAGATACGACGGAATTGTTTATGGAGTGTCTAGTAACAAGGCTGCTGGAGATGTCTCCGCTATGGACATCGCCAGGGATTATGTTCCATCACAATCCATGGCAAGAGCAGAAGCTCTTATCGCTGTTGGCACATTATTAGGTGGGGCAACGATAGGCGAATCTCCATATGTGAAGTCTGTCGGACTTAATCAGTCACAAGGAACCGCCTCGTTTTCATACGAATGGAATAGTACCGAGAATCCAGACGTACTAATCTACTACGAAGCTAACGTTAACTATACTTCAGAAAATAGTCAGTATGTTATTACTCTATCGGCAGATATCCGTGGACTTGGCGATACATCAGAGGAAAAACTGAATAATGCTAGGGGTGCTGTTCCCAGTGACGCTGCGGCCAGGGAAAAGGCTATTGAGATAATAGATTCGCTGATACCAGACACATCCGTAGTAAGCAATACAATACGAACCAAGGTGTCTGCTGTCAATGAAAAATCGGGTACCATTAGGGTGTCATGGACGTGGGATACATCATCTGATAATCAATTAGAAGTTAGTATACAAGACCAGAATCGTGCTCAAATAACTGCTATCCTTCCGATACCTGGAAGGCTTTTGGGTCCAGTGATCCAGGACATGAATACTGTTAACGAAAAAATCACTACAATTACGATAAAGGGTAAGGGATATACGGCCAGACCGTCAAGTTCCGTTATGCGAACAATGTGCGATGAATACCTAAGTATTCCGTCTAGTGGTTTTATTATGATAGGGGATAGTGAAAATTGGAGTCCAACAGCATTTACATACGACAGGACAATTAGATACCTTATCAAGGAAGGGTTCTAATGGAAATTCAGCAAAAGATTATCTTTGGTTGTTATCTTAGGAGTTTTGGTGCTCAGTTTGGTTGGAACCAAAACCCAACGACATATAATATGTCTGTCGTAGAGGATGAATCACATCATTTTACGCTTGCCGGATTACCACGACAGGGCATGAGACACATTGAGCATATACAGATAGGGTCGTTAGATTTTTATGGCTTAATACAGATGTGGGATAATCAGATTATTAATGTGGCCGGAAGCGGTGTATATTCGGTTCGCATGACTGATATGAGACCTGCAATGGATTGTGTTCAGGTGGTTGTTCAGTCACCAACAGGAGTTAATCTTGGGGAAAATGTAGTATTAGTTCAGCCCGAAACAAATGAGGATTTGGTAGGAGGGGTTAAATATTCTACTATCAAAAATAGGATAGAGAGCGTTATCTATAAATATGGGGAGATATCGTTTCGTGTCAATCTTAGCGATATCACAACAACATCGCGAACTATACAAAGCACAACTGGATTGAATGAGCGTATTCCATACAGGGTTCGTGGCTCTGCAATGTCGTTAATAGAATTTATTAATCAAGTAGCAGATGATCATGGATTCGAATGGTATGTAGATACTGTTAAAAATGGATCTGTCTACGACGTTTATGTTCGTACACTACAGCGAAAAGTTGTTTCTCTTGATATGGATGGACTAGCTAGTCAATATCCAAATTCTGTTATTCGACTGGTAACTGGTGTAGAAAATCGAGACGAGGTAACAAGAACGATAGTTCTTGGGGCTAACAAACAAACACTTACAAAATATAATGGCAGTCTACTTAAACCATTTTGGGGATTCGATGACGAAGGAGGCGTATTAACTTCCCCAAGATTTAAGATAGTGTCTAGGGAAGGAATAATAAGAACAAGATTCACATCTATCGATGAGATGAAGGATGCTCTTAATGGTCGAATTACCAATTTACCAGAAGAAGAATTGAAGGCGCTAACGTCTTATGCTGAAAATCACTGGGGAAGAACCTTCTATATCGACATACCAGCGTCATTAATTGATAGCGACAATGTTCCATGGATAGATACTGTTAATGAGGGGTGGTGGGAGGACAATACTTCTCCAGAAAGTTTACCAACAGACGGTCAATTGAAATTTGGTGTCAGTGATGGAAGATGGGTTGCTTTCGCTGTACTAAATAATCCAAGTACCGTTGGTGGTGAGTGGGCAGATCAAGTTGTTGACTCGTCAGATTTACTGGGAACTGGCCAAAACAGATACTATATGAAGATATCGGTAGATCGCGTAGATCTATATAAGGTGCCTGGCGCTCCATCGAATAAACGGGGCAGCATTTTGCTTATTACATTCCCGGTCCCGCTAGAGGTTTTGATTGGGACTAGAACTAGTTATGGGGCACTAGAGACAAACGGAGAAGTGTCTAGAATGACACAGGTCGGCTCTGTTTACATACCGATTATTGATCGTCGAGATTCATATGGCCCATGGACGAGCGATACTTTGATTCCACCACAACTAAGATTGCCCGGAAAAACAAGGGTTGTCTTTGATTCGTCATTAACGCCATGGGCGTACTCGTATCGTGGCATGTCTATGGATGATGCCATTGATATTATGAACAAAATTGCATATGCCAGAATTAGAACATACACACATCGTATTACAGAGTTTGATACTGGTGAATTAGAGGTTCCTGGATTACCAACAGTTAATCTTGGAACAGCAATTGGTCGTGGAACCAATATCACAAATATTAGTGTATCGTATGATATTCGTGGTGTAACAACCGTTTATAAGTGCAATCTCTATACCAACGAACTTGGTAGATATCAAAGATACTATCAAGAGTTGATTGACAAGCTCAAAAGAGATCAGGCTAGACAACAATATCCAGAATATCCAGAGGATATTTTTAAAGATCCTCCAGAGCATAGGGTTAATCGTGGTGCTGGGGGTGATGGGTCAATCGTCGCCAAGATAATTAGTAGGGATAGTGATCATCCGTGGTATATGTGTCAAATTCACAAACAGACTCTTGTTAATGGGTATGTCCAACTTGTTCCCGCTGCCATATTTAATGTTGCAGTAACAAACCTATCTGAGTACCCAGACGCACCTGCACACCTACCAATTGGAATGTTCTTAAGAATAAAACCAGCCAAATGGGGATTGTATCCAGATAGATATACATCAAATAATATAGTTGCTGTTACTGCATGGGTCGTTGAAGAGGCCCTACCGTCACCACCGGAACTTAAATGCACTATTGCCAGGTCGTTGAATCCACCATCGTCTAAGGTCGGACCACCAAACTACGAAGTTACGGTAGTAGAGGGTGATACATCAATGTTTACGGATAGTGAATTAAATTTACTTGATACGGTTCTAAATCTTGGTGAGCCATATTCCGGTCCTGGATATATCCCGGTTGGCACAGCAGTTTCTGTAAGATGGGTTGAACAAGAAAACCATACCTTTAAGCCATATATAGATCAGGCAATGAACGTATTCATGTATCCATCGGAGATATCATAATATGGCAACTGTGACAGATCCATACCTACAGATACCATTTGTTGTTAGTGGAGATGTAATACCCCCGTTTGTTGATGTGTTCTATGGGTTTTATAGTATACCACCATATGCAGGATATGGCGTAAACGTTCAAAGGGTAACGTGTCCATATATGGATACCTTTTTTGATAATATAATATCTAATCAACAGAATGTAGTGTGTGATACATTCTTACTTAAAAATATACTAAGGCAATTTAATATATTATATGCCTTCTATAATCATCAGCCGTATACAGACTACAAAACTATCAGTTCGTTGGCGCTTCCATTGAAGTTAATTGACGGCACACAGACAATGGTCTATGGGCATGATACCGATGACGAAAACAATTCCTGGGGAATGGCTTCGATAGATAACTACAATGAAGCAATACCATTATTCAAAAGCTGGTTCGAGCAATTAAGATTAAAACATCTACAAAATCATGATGCTGGTTTTATTTTTGAAGAAATAGATCCCATTATCTCTCCGCTGCCACCATTCCAACCGGTTTCACACAAGGCATATTATTATACGGCCGGTCCAGACCAAATCGCCGACCCAAATTTATTATACTATCATCCAAAACTTCGTTATGATATCACGGATCGATATGTCTACTTTATGGGATTTCCGAACATGATGGATAATCTACCCCCGCCGACCGGAGATATAGAAAGTGTTGATATAAATTGGTATAAAGAATCGCAGTATCAATATACGCTCTTATCTATTCTTGGCGTATATGATATGCTAAACTATCTCGGTCACAGATATTACATGTACGCAGATCCGGTATAGTGTATAAAAAAGAGAGGGTATTATGGCCAATATAAGCATATGGATAAACAATCAAACTAGTCTAGCAATTGGCTCGGGTATAGGATTTTATGGTGATTCTGGATTCGGATCTCCTGTAGGCATAGGATCGTTTCAAGGGAGAACATTCATCACTGATCCGTCTGGCCTGACCAATGGAATAGAGTGCAATAATAATAAGCTGACCATTGGTACAGGAGGCTCGCTTAGTGGAATAAATGGGGCATCCGGGGTTATATTTGGTCAAGTGGGCGATGGAATTCCATTAAGAAATTTGCCTAATTATATGGCATCACTCAATATCAGATTCGAGCACGTAGAAGCGGTAAGAACACAAAATGCGGCGATGTACATTTATGACGGAAATGTCCTGTCTCATGACCCGTCTGGATTGCTGTGTTACTGTAGCGAGATTATACATACGTCTACGTCGCAAGATAATACGGGTTCCGGTGATGAGGCTTGGTCTTGGGTCCATGGATCTGAGTCCCTTGGTTTGATAGATACACCCGGCACATCTGGTTTACGCCCTAACGGCGACCTAACTATCGATACAAGGCACGACTGGTATGTTGCGATATCATGTACTCCAAACACACCAAATAGCAAGTTGTTTGGATTAGCAGTTGAAGTAGAGTATATCTAATATTAAGTGTATAAAAAGACAAAGGAGGTAACTATATATGGCAGCAGCGATTAATTTCTTTGCAGGTAAAACTGCGGTATCGCTAGCCGGGTCTGGATTGGGATTTTATGGTGCTAGTTTTGGTACGTCGGTACAGGTCGGACAGTATCAAGATTCAACGTACATTACTAGCTCAGATGGTTCCGTCCAGGGTCCAGTAGCGAACAACACTAAGAAGTTGGCAACGACTTCGGGCGTAAGGTGGAACGACACCTTTGACACAGAACTCACTAGTATACAGAATGCATCCGGTGCCTTGAATGTACGATTTACATTCGACACCCCGGTCAAAACACAAAACGCACAATTGCGTGTATTTGATCGCGTCAGCAAAAACAACAACCCATCTGGCGTAACGTGTTATGTTGGCGAACTCATTCACCCATGGGAAGGCTGGGATTGTGCTGGCTCCGGAGACGCAACATGGGTTAATGCTTATGGGTCGGGTTCGTACCTCGATCTAGTAAGTAGCCCAGGCGTTGACGGCAATCGACCATCCGGCGCTGATACTCAGGCCACGCAACACGACTGGTACGTTGCGATATCAGCAAGCCCGAACTCAATTGGTTCAAAGACCCAATTCGGTCTGTACGTTGAACTAGAGTATCTGTAATAGAAACAAATGGGGTGTTGGTGCCACCGACCACCATAGCCCCATCTTTTTTTGGGAGTTAAACAATGCCGAGGATCAAAAGGATTGGATCAATAATCGCGATAGCGTTGGCTATTACATCCCTGTTGTGTATTATAAACGGCGTTGCTGGCAATTACCAACAGGTCAAAGACAGAATAGATTGTGTTGAAAAAACCATCTCAACCCATAACGAACAACTAAATTCTATGACCAATCAATGGAATGCAGTTTCTCAGGATATAGCCGTCATTAAGGCAATACTCGTTCGCATAGAAAAGACGCTAGATAAAATTAGTGTTCCTGGGTAGTGATATTCCACTTATAGATACTGACAACCGCCGCCCTTAAAAGCGACAATAACACACAAGCCTCTCCATTTGTAATACTATGCGAAAACACAACAGGATCTTTGTCGTCATTTTTCTTAGAGCTTATTCTTAGATTATATCCAGTGGTCTGTCCAGTTTCAAATGACAATACTGCGTTTCCTTTGTCGTTACGATGAAATAGCCCCTTGTGTTTGCTGTGTGTATTTGACAATACACCAACCCCATTCTGTCGTTTTTCCAAAACGCTCATAATCTCGCCTATGTCTGATACTCCAAGCTTAACACGTATTGGAGACTTCCAGTCAAATGTAGCGTTTCCGTTGTCGTCGTTGGTCGTATTCTGTTTAGCCATTTCAACAAACACGCATTGATGTTTGGTGCTAAAATCCCATGATGATGCACAACCACCACCGCCGTTACGTGGCTTATACAACTTAAATTGATGTGTTACTTTTAAGAATGCCATATATGCTCATACTCCTATCTTACAATTGACTCTGGGATATGCCCTGTTTGCTGTAGCGAATTAAGATGCTTAACAACTATCAATCCCTCAACCTTTGTCAAAGATTGTAGGTCGGACTTATTTAGATCTAGATGGCCTAATAGCTTTGGGATACTCACATTGAGCCTATCTGCCATCAGTTGAATAACAGATATTTGACCCACCTGAATCACTACATCCTTATCATTACTATTTTCTGGTAACTCAAAGTTAGCTTCTTCGGCGGCTATCACCTTCCTTAACTGCAAGGCCATCCTAAAACATCTCCCCCTAGCGCGCGTTTCTGCCGTGCTTGTTGGAAATCTAGCAAACGTTTCGTCGCAGTTGTCACTACATACATCCGCCAGCCCCTCGAACCGCACATTACGACGCAACCCATTATGATAAAATATTACCCACGCTTTTACACATGCCCTTTGGCCATTGTCTAACGATGGTGGAGAAACCAATTCGCTACCTTCCTCAACAATCGGGCCAATTAACGTAGATGCAACTCGCCTTAGTCCATCAACCTTTGGGTTCTGATTTTCTAGTTCGTCGTTACTAAATAGTCCCAAGACATACTGTGTCCACTCAATAGAGTTTTGGTCCGGAGGACTATTTTGAACATCCTTTTCTACAACAACAGCATCTTCGCTTGGTGATACAGTTTCACTCTTAACAACCGGTTCTTCCCCGCGACTAGACTTCAACATCAATTTTAGATCTGGTTTTCGTATTCCGCGCAAATCATCTTGCGATAATCCGTGTTTCGATAATTCTTCTCGCAATTCTTGTGCTGTCATCTGAGAAATATATTTACCCATTTTGTTCTCCCAAAACCTTTCTTATTGCCGATCTTGCTAATTCTGGTGTTGACCATTTAAATATACCATTATGTGACAAATGCTCTCCATTCGGATATATGGCATACCAGTGTTTTCCGCCGTTGAATTTCATAACCTTTATGTCTGATGAGTTAAATTGCGGTGGAAAATCGTCGGCTTCTATTCGACACAACTCGTCGTAAACCCTTGGACACATTCCACCAAAAAAATTCATGAACCAACCTATCCTCGATTCGATACTGGATGATAGAATAGCTACTGCTTGCAGGCGCTTTTCTATAATCAAAAAATTGTTACCATGACGATATAACGATTCGCATTTAGCCCTGTTAACAGAATCAATTTTCTCTCTAGCATATTGAATAGACGACTCGTCTATTAGTAATAGCCATGAGTGTTCCACCAATGGATGTGTGCGAGCCTTAACAAATACCATTCTACATATCTCCCGTTAATGCGAGTCTGATCAATTTAGTCGCATCAAAATCTGGTATAGATGCACAACTGATGCTAGTTCCAAATTCAGCATTAATCAAGGCGGAATAATCTGCATGCCTAGTAACAACGATTACTCTTGGATCTATGAATGCTTGTCTAATTGGCCGCTCAGTGTTAACAAAATCTGGTCTCCAAACATAATGCACTATTCTGTTCGATTTTGTGTTAAGTGCCTCAAGCGTAGATTGTGTGCTGGTCGTGATTAATGGATTGTCCCAGCCGATTAATTTGCGAACATCAAATACTGGACATAACGGAGTAACAAATGGTCGATACCAATGCATGACGAACAATGAGATATCTACCCCAAAAGATTCTTGGCATACCTTGTTGATGCTCGTAATCATTGGGATAGTGTTTTGTGAAATGGATAGGTGATCGGTGATAATACCAATGGATACTAGCGGATCGTCATTGCTTATGGCGAATCGTTCGAGCATTGTCTTTTGCAATTCCTTTTTTGCACTTGACCTATGTTTTTTTTTCTTACCCATTCGAAAGTCCGTACTTCGAGACAATGACATTTTTTATCTTGTCAATCGTAGCTTGGTCTACTATTTTTTCCGTGGCTACTATTGTGTGTAGTGGTTCTGGGATATGGTAAATAAGCCCTTTTATGCCGACCCTACTCATCCATTCGTAGTCGTCGTGAATACTAAGCTCTTCATTAAACGGCACAATGCATTGTCGTCTAATAACGCAGTTGATGTTTGGATAAACCCCATCCTTCATCATGAGTATATTAAATGGATCATCATAATGTCTAATGGACATATCGTTGTCGTATAATACTGAGAAATCAGATACAACGCAACTGGCCATTTCATGTTTATTCAGAACTTCTATAGATAGGGATACCTTGTCGCTCCTGAATACAACACCACCATTCGCGATTACGATATAGTCGTAGTCCTCTCCGAATAGCTGAAGCCCGCCATTGAATAGTGACGACCTATTAGCTGAATCCCTTTTGACACAAACACACGGTTTATCACATATGGTTCCGGATACTATTGCCCCGACGAACCTGGGCTTATTCAGTACCATGTTCACTATTTGATTCCAGCCACTATCATTATCGCCGCTGTATAATACGACCAATTTGTCGACCTGTTTCGCGATAGACATTATTCCGTCTAGCAATAGACGACTATGTTTTGTGATTGCGATTACAGCCCCGACCTTAGACATATTACGTCCTATCTACCGTGTTAATCGGGCCGATCAATTGTCTGATAAAGCCGATGCCACTATCTGATTCAAGTTCACGGACAACAGAATTAAAAGATCTTTCCTCTCCGCACATCATCTCTCTATAAAACGATGTTATGTATACGCCACGTATCGATGCCTGTGAAAAGATCAGGGTATTGCCCTGTATTTTTCCAAAGTCCCAGCGAACGAATCTTGAGTTCTGATTAGTTTCTGCGACAACGCTCTTGTGTGTTTCAATGTCGATATACTCGTTGGCGTCTATCACCACAAAGTAGTTCTGTGTTATGCTGGGCATTGCCAGTCTAACCAACTGATCGTTAGCAACTATTGGTTCTGTGGGAATAACGACATTATACTTACAAGAGTTGGCTACGCAATGTCGTGACAATTCTACCAACTCTTTGGGATCGGATGTCGCAGACATATCAACGACCACGATATTGGTATATTTAACGCTCTTGCGAAATACTCTGCGCAGATCGTCCAGGCTATGTACCTTGTTATCGAAACATACAACCAATGAGTAGTCAAAACTCATTGCCTGTTTCATGTGGCGAACTGCGGTTGTTATATCTGGAAACTTGGTTCTTGTAAAGAACCTACAGCAACCTGGGGCGTATGTTACATTATCATCTGATGTACAGCAATATAGATTCAGCAGGCACCCGCCACCCTCTTTTGATAAAAAGCTACACGACTGACATGGCGTACAAAGCTTCATGGTTTAATAGCCTCTACATAAAACATTGTGTTTTCATATCTGGCAATCACTACCTTTAGTCCTAGTGATTCTAGTTGTCGACATATGTCTTTCATGTCGGTTGCTGATTTTCCAAAGTTAACAATTTGATCTTGCGAACCAAATACATTAGCCGAAAACGTTGTCAGATCCATGTTGCGACTACTGAATAACTTGCATAGTATGTTTATGTCTGGCGACAGGATCTTTATACATCCATTATTGCAAAGCTTATTGGCCCAGTTTGATAGTACTTGATCCATAACCTTGTATGGAATATATTGTAGCACATTTAGAACCAGCATTTCCTCAACAGAACTATTGGTACATAGCCAATCAAGGTTCGAAACGTCTCCCTGTCGATATAGACCTAGCGGTAGTTGTTGTTGTGCCACATCTATGTTGGTGAAACCGGTACGAATATCGCTCCCACATCCAAGATTCAATCGCATGTTTTCCACTCCCCCCAGCCATTGGGGTTTCTAATCAACTGATCAGGGTCTTTCTCTTTATATATCCTACACGCCTTGCCAGACGGGAAAGGTGCCGGTGGATGAAACAAATGGGTAGCGTATACAGGATACCCCTGGGGCATATGTATAATTGGTCTGCCACTCGCTTTGATTCTGTCAAATATGTCAGAATCCTCCATGCCCCATTCGTCAAAGTCTTCGTCGAAACCTCGCATTTCTTGTAGTAGTTTAGTTGGGGCAATCCAACCATAGCCATTCATTCCCTCATACGATCTCATTCGGAATATTCTAGCTATCGTTGGCAAATCGACCATTGGGTTATCTATGATAGCCCTAGTGGCCTCTGGACTAGCGGTTACTGATACGCCACCAACTATGCCATTATAGTATACCTGATTAGCTGCAAATAATTCGCCAACAGTACCTATTGGTAATTGATTGGCATACGATAGATAATCCCCGTCGTGAAAAATTTCAGCGTCACGGAATATTACGCGCTTTGATCTAAGTCTTTTGAGGACATAATTTCGCGCGTATCCTCCGTTCAGATAATTAGTTTGCAATGATTTTGACAGTGTGAAATACGAGCAGTTAAGATGTTGTAGGTCTGATAAATCCTCGTGGCAACAATTGTTCATAACAACGACACGCCAGTTTTCTTTTGGCAACGCCGTTGTCGTAATCAGCCTCTTTAATCCAGGAATAAGCTGGATTTTTCTGCCAACACTAGGCAGTACGATAACGATATCTCTTTCTGTAACAGACCAGTCAAAGTCGTTTTCTGTTATCACAGTATGACCTCGTGTCCAGAACCCAACTCACCCCATTGCCTTCCTAGATTTGCAATTGGAGATCTTTGGTTTTGGTTTATCTGTCGTAACAACAAATTGTAATGCCCCTGGCTTTCACGTAATGCCGACCAGTACTCGTTAGTCAAATAGGTCGGATGCCATTGGTGCATAACATACCACTCTTTATTACCCACGATATTCGCTGGTATATTATTCTTCTGTACTGTGTAAATAAAGAAGTCGTCTTCGTATGCCAGCCTGACGAACGATTCCTCTATCCCGCCTATATCATAGAACAATTGTCGCGGCAACGCTCCACAGAAATATAGCAATCGGGGATTTGTAGGCCCAATATATTCCTGTCTTGCCGGATGATCTAATTCACGTATTTTGTTGTAGTCTAACAATCCGGCGTTACACGCATCTATCACCACATCATCATTCGGTTTAAGCGATACGCACCTGACAGACACATACTGGTTTGCGCGTGATTCGAATATCGCTCTAAGATTATCTAATACGCACCCTACGTGCATACATTCTGGATTCTGAATTACTAGAATATCGCCACTTGCAAATTTAGCCCCAATATTCCATGGTAATGCAGGTCCACGACACGGGGTTGTGCGCCCGGTGATAAACAGCCTTATATCGCATCGCATTCTTTCTTTGTAAAGACGACATATTTCCGTTAGTTCTGCATCTCTTGTAGTATCGCTGACATCATCGTTAATGACGATAATTTCGTAACATGGCTTATTGGTTTGTCTATGAATAGACTCCAGTGTTCTACAAAGCAATTGGGGTCGCCGAAAATACGACATTACTATACTGAATTTCATGATAATGCTCGAAACAGATTGTTCCAGTCTTCGATAAATCTTGATTCACCGAAACGTTGCAGTACAGTTTGTCGTCCAGCCTCTCCTATGGTTCGAGCTAGCCCCTTATCTCTTAGTAACAACTCAAGCTTGGACCGCAATTCTTCCGGGGTATAGCCAAGCATTCCGTTAATGCCATCTTGGATAATAGTTGGGATAGCGCATGTCGGTGTTGATACTACGGGACACCCAACGGCCATAGCCTCTATCATAGCCATCGGGTATGTTGACTGCAACGACGTATTCAAAAACACTCCCGCTGTTCTGTATCTATTTACCAAATCGTCTGTGCTCGTTGCTTCCTGAGACAAACCAGGATTATTGCCAACAAGATTTGTCTGTAATCCGTTCGTCACATGTTTCCATAGAGAAAATCCCAATAAACTATCTCGTTCTCTAAACTGATTGACCACTGATAAAACGCCGCCTATAGCGCCGTTCCATCCGCAAAATACGTTTGTGTCAATTCCGTGTTCTATAGCAACGCCCGCATTATCTCCCCACTGATCAGCAGACCATTTACATATGTACACATTTACAGTGCCCTTCATACCCTTCATTTGTTTAATCTGCTGTTCGTTTACCCCCTGTATGGGAACGGTATGCTCTAGTTGAATCAATGGACATCCCAGTGCCTGAGCAATTTGCCCCAGAATCTGAAACTGCCCCCACTTGCTTTGAGATAGCACCACATCAAAAACAACATCGTGCGGTAGGGCGTTATGATTTATGGGTTGATAGTTGGCCGGATATGGCCTAGACCTACAGTTCCATTGTTTTAGATTCGGATGTTGTAAAGAATAGAACCTATGGCCGGTTTTACATATCATTGTTTCATATGCTTCGTGAGTTGGAGAACACAGGATGTTTAGGGGTCTATCAAGATCCCTATTAACACACCTTAGTATTCTAGATATCTGTGTGGGCATTTCTACTCCTGTGTCAGTGCCAACTTTATTCTATCGCCAACACTAGCATGATCAAATGCCCTTGCTCGCATAGATGCACTGATTCTTTTTTGGGCAAATACATCTGGTTGGCATTGATGAATGTCGTATGCACGACGGAGAATATTAGATAGGTGGCACAGATTTGGCTCGAACCATTCTTCTTTGCCTGTGTACAGGTCGTTAAATCCACCGTCCGGAGCAAAACATGGGGATAGTTGTCCTTTGATTAGGTAGCCGCCAGGAACATCTCCTGGATATTCAAATGACATACTGTCCGGATCGAAGAATTTCTTGGCGTTATCAAAATCCATTAGCAACTCTGGGAAACTACCCCAATTAGATGCTATAACAGGATTGCCATAACCAAGCGCATCCATGGCTGGAATACACCACGCCTCTCCGTGAGACGGAGACACAAAAAACGTACCGGATTTGTGAAGTTGTCCTATGTGTTCATCAGACATTCGTCGCGTAATAACTATGATTGGTGGATAATCCCTTGGGTTTTGATAGATATGTGTTGACATTTTGATATCGTCAACTATTTGCGAGATCTGTTGTTGTGCTGCGTTATCCTTTATTCCAGGGAAGGATGTTTTTATTACCAGAACCACATTGTCGTCTGGCGTAAAGGCATGAAAATATGATCGAATGACTCCGACGATATTTTTGCGTCTGGTATATTCGCCTATCGTATAGAATACGGTTTGGTTCGATTTGCCAGGAAGTGCTATTGGATTTGTTGTGCTACTGTACTTGTTCGCATTACATGGGATAGGAATAACTCGCACAGGCTTTGTTACTCCGCTATTGATAATAGCCTGCTTTGCAACAATAGATGATGTCCATATCTCATCCATCAGATTGCAATGCTCTGCCCATGTTGAATTTCTAAAATGCGTTGTTTCCCAGCTAAATACCCCTATGTTTTTAACGCCGCTCTTATACTCGAATGTGTGTGGAAGCGAATGCTGTATGACTACATCAACGTTGTTTAGCGGTTTGCATTCTAGGTGTTGAATTCGTTTGGCATCATCAATACCGTTCATCGGGGACATAGATATTGGTCTGCATACGACATCGATTCCGGCCCTTTCGCACGCCAAGATAGTTTCTATCGCAGCATGACTATAACCGGTACCATCCTTATAGACAGATATATACAGTACACGCATTACAACACCGTGAACCCAATTTCGCTATTGTTTCGAGCAACCAAGCTATCCGCCCTCATTTTTTCGGCACCGTTATATTCGTTAACAATCTGTATAGCCATGTTCGCTATGGTATTTCGATCACACGGAACCCTTTGGTTTCCCTCTATCTTAAATCCACAATTCAACCACCTGATCCATTCATTTGCCATGAACGATGTGGCAAGATCCGGCCTACGCATAATGCTAGTTATAGCCCACCTCACAAACTCGGTATTGCTCATCACCCTATTCGGTGCTTTTAGGTCTGGAACCCGGTAGTTCGGTTCCTTTCTATCCCATGTCTTAGACCTATCTAACACCCCTATGGAATCAATAACATTCATCCATATTGCCGCTGTTCTATCGTATCCAAATCGCGGTAGTTTTTCTGTTTGACCAAATACGTCCGCTGGTTCAACCATATACTCATGTGTTCGTCTTGCCAGTTCTGTCCTTTGCTCTGGCCTCATCTTTATAATGCGGGTTAATTGTTCGCCAAAATGTTTATTGCTAGGTAGCGCTCTGCGCTGTTCTGTTTCTATTACTGCTTCGTAGAAAAACCTTTCAACATTAATTGGAATACCACCCGGCATTTTTGCATGATCTTCCATAGCAGAATAATTTACAACCATTGCGGGACACGATGTCGCCATAGCCTCGGTGATCGGCATACCCCAGCCTAGTCAACCCTCACAGTTGTGTGTTACGAAATGGTTCGCAACGAAACTGCGAGAGTTGGCATCACCCCCTTTCGGTGAAACGACTGCAAGGTCGTAAACTGGACCAGTGTAGTTGCTTTGCTTAACCGACTTGACTTTAATTAGCAGATAATTCTTATGCTTCTTTCTGTGTTTACTATTTCTTTTTGGATTACACACCCCAATTGCATCAAAGATTTTTGCATTGTTGATTGGACAAACCACCCATTTATCCTGAAGATCTTTCGCTTCCAAAAATACTAGCTCATTGTTTTCATTCATTGTCAAAACACGATGGTCGTGTGTGACTATAACCGGCTTATCATTCTCGTATGTTTTGATCTCAACAGTAGATGACGTATCATTAGTCTGTTTACACCAGTTGACTTTGACAACATCGCCATTCCCGTTTACGATTTGGTCTCCGGACTTAATATCTGCTATTCGTTTGTGTGTGTAATCACTAAGTAATATTGGCGTATCTGGATGTAGACAGATGGAATATTGTACATACACATCAAAGATATTGTATATGCTGGCAAGAACATCTCTACCAACAGAATGATTTGCATTTGGCGGATGTGCCGCTAGTTTACCGCATCTTCGACAGTGCGCCCATTCTCCGGAGAAGAACGATGGATATGCAGTTCCACAAGCAGAGCATAGGTACGTCATCAATACCTTGTTGCCAACTTTGAACTTTTGTATTGCGTCACCGATATCATACCCTACATCCGGATAGCTGGTGTGTAGATACAGATACGTTTTCTTCGCAATATCTAGATGGGAACTTTTCTTTGACGAGCGTAGCCATTCAGCAAACGCTTCTATCAAGTCTACATACAGCTTGCGTTTTTGATTTCGCATCACCGTACCAATAATGAACGACGAAGGGTCTATCCCGTGTTTGGCTTTATGCGCCCCTTTATCTGGAACGGGCTTGAATAGATCTAGTTCAGCACCAGGGGATGCCACGGCGGTTACTCTTATGTCATATTCCTTTTCAAGCAGATCTTTGCCCCATTGGGAATATGTCATTATCGCATCGCACTGCTTGTATGTGTCTACCCATAGCTTGCGTTGGGGTGCGCCGTCTATAGTCGGCATCCAAATGACCTTGAAGTTACTCCTAAGAGGGGATCTTAGTACGAACTCATCCATCCAAAAATCGCGAATTTGGCAATTATGGACAGCGAACCCCGTTACATAACTATTATCTTCTTCGACTTCAAGATTATATACCTGTCCACGATACTGTGTTTTTCTAATTCTCCGCACGGGAAGTAATAAATAATTCTCATCAATCCAGCCTTTCCCCGCCTTATCTAAGTGTTTCGGATCATCGAGTATTCTTGTCGGCAATTCCTCGTGCTTTTGCACAATTCTATGCATATTGCGGGCGTGTCCACCATACGCATCAATATCATACGACGGCCCAGTTCCAGGAACCAGCTTACTTCCTTTGTTTTTTCTGAATTTTATTGATGTTCTTACCCCTATCCGTAGGGATAATTGTCTGATTTGATGTGCCATGATTTTTGACACTGTAGTGGCTGATACAGTATCGTACTTGTATGTTCCGTCACCACGAATAAATCCAGTCAAAAATCCTTTAACAATATCGCAATTATTGTTTTGATAGATACAATCAGGAACAACTTTATTGTGAGCGCCGCGGCCACATATCGATTCCATGAATTTGGACAATAATATAGAACAAAATCGTACCGTTCTATTTCCACGATCCCTATTTGCTGTTGCAACACCAGTTAATCCGAACAACTCTTTTCCCAAAGATAATACGTCGTCCACAAATTTATTTTCATAGAAACCAAAACATAGTTCTATACTGCCTCGGTTAACACTTCCCTCAGCACAATAATATCCTAAGAATCTTGCTAAATCTTGCGTAATATCCAGTTGGCTTGGTAATGAAAAATCGGTACAATCCCTATGTCCAACAGGGTATAGTCTATTGTCTAGTTCAACAAATTGCGATAGGTGATTCTTCAGATTGATGTTGTCTATTTTATGTCCACTATATATTGGAATAACAACATAATCATTTACCCCAACTTTAGATGCTGGTATAAACTCTGCATCTTTAGCAAAATGCCTTTGTCGAACATCTCGCTCTTTCCATGTACGCTTTTTACTCCTTATCACTAAAACAGGATGTTCGTTGGTGAGTCTATATGTTCTGTTGTCACCAAAAATATAGATATTAGAGATATCCCCAACGTGTTGCCTTCGCATGGTTTTGGTGACTCGCCTGGGAACCCCTTTGTGGCTAATAACATAATCACCAACTTTAATGTTTTCTATAGGCACAGGACCACGCGGCGTTTCAATATTTGTTCCTGGAGGAACGCAAACACAATCCGGTTTCCAATCTAACAGCACATCGCTAAATCTCCATTCGCCAAACTGATTTGTTTGTCTCGAATGGTACGCCTGATTGGCTACTTGGTCATTGGGGTCTGGTGCGTTGGGGTAGAACTTCCATGGAACACATTGATTTCTTGGATCTGAATCGCTAGCATACGACCCAAATTCCGCTACCTCGAACCTACCGGTTGCGTTAATGCGTTTAATAACTTCATTCCAGTATGTAGAAAAACCAGTAGCTAGATAGCTAGCTTCACCAACAAACAATAATCGTTTTTTACTCATGCCCCAGTTATCTTTCTGAGTTAAAACGGAATAATGTCGCTATCGTAATCTCCGGAATCCACACTGTTTGATGTATCTTGCGGCTCTGGTTTATTAGGGACCGGTGTGTTGGGTTTGTCATTCTTGCTATTGGCATCTACCGTATATACTCGGTCAACACTTTCTAGCAAAACCTTCATCTTAGTAATCGTGCCGTGATCCTTCGATTGATACGAATCGTCTGTGATTGTGCCTGTAACCAGCAAAAAGTCGCCTTTGTCAAAAGCAGACAATCGTTTAGCTAGCGAATTGAATGCACAAACGTCAAGAAACACCGTTTCCTTTTTACGATCTTCGCCCTGCTTATAGTAGCGATTAAATGCGATTCTTGCATTCGTTACAACGGTCCCCTTGGTACCGATATTTCTGGACTCGGGTTTTGAAACCAAGTTACCACGACCGACACACTGTAAGCCGTTTAGATTCATAGTTCTGTCCTCCTATATTATAGTTTACAGCCACTTATATCAACTTTTTCATGTCAGAGACAATAAAAGAACCATCTCTTTTTGTCCCCGTTACTAACACGATTAAATCCTCAGTACACAAATCTTTGTTTTTCTGATATGCGTCAGGGAATACAACGGCATGGTCGAGCGAATAAGTAGAGTCCGATAATGTTACGAAGCACATCGGGGAACCTGGATTCTTCCCCTTTTTCGTTTTTGTATGCTTAACCATATCTATGATTGCGCAAACCTTACATTCTTCCCCGCTCAATGCCCTGGCAACATCCACACATGTATGGGTAGCCTGATCGCTACCAACGCCGTCTACAGGAGAGCAGGACAACGCGATACCAAGAAAGTACTTTTCAGCTTCGGCTTTGATTCTTGGCGTATCTTCGAAAACCATATCGAGTTGTTTGATCTTATCAAGTATTGCAGATCTCCTAGATGGAGAAATTCGCATCTGTTCGCCTGGGTCATACCCAAGTTCCTTCAACATACAATTGAGTTCCGCTCGTTTCATTTTGCATATATCGTCTCGCTTAGCACCTTCGCTAAGCTCAAGTATAGTTTCAATAACCTGTTTTTTTGTCAACCTAGAAACAGGCACTATGTTCTGTATGTTCATCATTCCTTGTAACGTACTCACCGTGCTACCAAATTTGTGGAAATTGGTAAAGAACCAATCCTTTTCTCGATCCGTTAATCCTTTGACATCTACTCTCTCCCCTTGTTCGTCCCGCACACTGGTGCCTAGTATTACTTGTAATTCAGCTATCATGCGAGATCTTGACAATCCATAGCAATCGCATGCACCGGATTTGATAAGGGCTTCCCCGACGTTTCTATGAAGTCCAGGTACCGCATCTAGGAACTTTGGCCATGTAGTTATCTGGCCAGCCTCAAGTATCCTATTGATTGCACCATCGCCAACACCACGAACATTAGCCAGACCATACGCAATCCTACCATCAACTAGTCTAAACTCAGGATTTCCAAGCCTAATGTCTGGTGGAATAGTTTCTATCCCGAATAATCTGGCATCCTGTACTAGCTTGTATATCTCTTCTTTTTCATCACCCTTAAACTTGGCATACGTTAAATAGGACGCGTAGAACTCATGAGGGAGGTGAGCCTTGATCCACGCTGTCTGGTAGCCTAATGTGGCATAACTTATTGAGTGCGATAGATTAAATAAATATCTTTGCCCCTTTTCAATCCATCCGAATATTTCTTCTGCCACGGCCTTTGTGACAAGCCCCTTTTTAACCGCACCTTCTACGAATTCCGTCCTGGCTTTTGCCATTAAAACACTGTCTTTCTTCCCCAGGCTTTTTCTAAGCGAGTCGGCTTGTATCAAAGAAAATCCAGCAATTTCAACGGCAATTTTCAAACTCTGTTCCTGGTATAGTAGGGCTGAGTATGTGGGTTCAAGAATCGGTTTTAAGACTGGGTGTAAATACTCTACTGGTTTTCTGCCGAATTTAACATCAACATAGTCCTGGCTCATATTCGATTCAAGAGGACCGGGGCGCAGAATCGAGATTAAATCCGACAATTCACGAATACTCCTCGGTCTAACTTTTCTGGCCCAGTCTTGTCCAAGCTTTGTCTCTAACTGGAAAATGCCGGTTGTGTATCCACTACTGATTAGATCCCACACGACCGGACAATCCAGCGGGATATTGCGTATGTCAAATCTACCTCGATCAATTGAACATTCACATCTATCAAACTTAATAGGTTCGGACATAGTTCAATATCTCCACTAGATCATTCCTAAAAACCTGTTCGTACTTACGACCGTGCTGCATGATGTAGCTAGGATGATAAATGGCCCTGGTCTTAATCCCTGTCTTCCAATGATCGTGCCATCTGTTCATTATAGACTGTAACGATTGGCTAGACGGAATACGTAGTATCGCTTGTGCCGCCACTTTGCCAACGCAAACAATTACTTTCGGCTGGATGATGTCTAGCTGAGCATGTAGCCATTGCTGACACATCTCTATTTCGTCTGGCTTTGGTGTTCTATTCTTGGGTGGCCTACATCTTATTGCGTTGGTTATGAAACACTGGGTGGTATCGAATCCAATATCTGACAGACACTTCCTAAAGTACTTTCCACACCTACCGGTAAACGGTATACCACAACTATCCTCTTGTTCTCCGGGGGCCTCACCAATAAACATGATAGATGCTTCTGCGTTTCCATACCCACAAACAGGATTAGTTCTTTTGCGATGCAATTCGCATTTTCTACATCCAACGATCTGTTCACAAAGACTTAGCAATAATTGCGTTTTAGTTAGGCTCAAGGACAAGTACCTCCATATCCAGATCATTGAGAGAACTATGTATCATCGGCCATACCTCATTCCAGTCAAGGCCACCGCAACCACAACCAAGTGGCGGGATAACAATTGTCCTGATATCCATGTTTACCAGAAACTTGTATAGCTCATTCAAGCCCTGTCTGACCCATGCATATCTTGAAGGGTTGCGCCAATGGTCTTTTGTCGCAATGTTAAAAACCCACTTCTTATCCGGAGACCTCCAAATCATTAGTTCTCCTGGTCTAAGCATGTTGTTGCGGCAGTATCTCTTGTATTGCGTCATTAATGCCGGGTATCTGAGTTTGAAGGCCAGGGCAACGCCCTTTCCCATTATACCAACACAGTTCACTGTGTTGACATAAGCATCAGCATCGACATCAAAGATATAATCAGCCTTAATCAATTTGACCATCTACGGCTTCTCCGAAACTATCTATTTGTTGCACTTTCCCATTAACAAGGTTCATTGCATGCCAGATCTTATCTAGTGCCGTTACCCCAAGGAAATCGAACTTCACACACCCCATGGCTTCTGCCGCACCCATTTCTAGACCACATATTTGCGTCTTGCTTTTGGGATCATACATCATGGGAACAAGTTCTCTAATTGGTCGATCAGCTATAACGATTCCTGCCGCATGCTTACTTTGTGATTTCTTAGTGCCTTCAATTCGCATGGCCTGATCAAATAGCGGTTTGTACCACTTATATGCTTCTCTTACTGGGTCGATATTATCAACTGCCCACTGGAGAATCCCATATGTATCATCTCCAGTTTCCTCTCTCATTTCTTGAAGTTCGTCCGCAATGGCCGCTTCGTCTGGGATATGACTGGTGATTTCGTTACACAGATCATGAGGTTTGATAATACACTTGTTCGGATCTTCGCCAAGTTTTGTGGCACGCACCTGCATTAGATGCTTGACCGTGTTTGGTTGTGCTCTGAAAACCTCTTTTAGAGCAGCCTTCCCCTGCAACCTGCCAAATGTGACAATTTGAGATACCTTTTCGCTACCCCACTTTTCATTTAGATACTCGATAACCCGAGACCTGAATACAACGCCGATATCTGTGTCGATATCTGGCAAACTGATATGGGCATCTACTGTAGATACTGGGTGGCTTTCAATGTCGTCGGTTATACCAGCAGCATATGCTATCTGAGAATTGCTACCATTTGCACAATCTTTGTCCTCTAATCGACTTGCTATGTAACACCACATCTTTGGGCTATTATCGTCTATCCACTTGGCCTCGCTCTTAATCATGGCCATATCGTATGAACGACGTTTTTTCTGCACGACAGAAGAGACTTGTTTTCGTGCTTGCGATATTTCGTCGCAAGTAACGATGTGGTCTAGGTCGGATAGCCATGCCATGAAATCTTTGGCCCCAACATTAAAGTGTGGTGGTATGTTACGGCTATTGTTGTAGAATCTTTCAAAGTAAAGGCCATAAGTTATTGGGTCTATATCGGTGACGCCGATCAGGTAGTTAACTAGAGACCCCGCACCAGATCCACGCCCCTTTCCCCTGGGGCCATCGTTTTGATCGACAAACTTACATACATCTGCGACAATCAGGAAGTAGTCCGCGAGTTTAGCTTCCTTGATTGTGTCTAATTCTACGTTAAGCCTATTCCAGTATTCCCGTTTTTTGTCGGTATCCAGATTACACAATTTTCGTTTAGCGCCATCTATGCACATGTCTCGAAGTAGTTCGTCAGATGTTTTATCTTGGGTTGTTGTGAATTTTGGTAGACATGGAGCACGACCAAGCTTTGGAGTATCACATCTATCTGCTATTTCTAACGATGTCTCGATTTCTTGCGGACTATAGTGTTGTGTCATTTCGTCGTATGAGAATATATAGAATTGATCAGAGCAGAAAAATTCCATAGTATCGCCACCCATGGCCTTGATATTAGCTTGCTCTTCCTGGGTTGTGTGCATTTGCGCATAAAGCAATATGCGCTGATCGTCTGCGTCCTCTTTACACGCATAGTGACTATCTAATGTTGCCACCAACGGTATTCCAAGATTTTTACCAACATCTCGCAAACAATCTACGACAACTCGTTGTACGGCCATGCCCTCTTCTTGTAGTTCTATGTAATAGTTATCTCTGCCGAACACATCAACATACTTATCCACAACCTCATTTGCAACATCCCTCCAGTTGTCTTTTAACAACAATCGCACCCTGTCTGTATCGTTTGTGACATTGCTTATTTTACAAGCCTCTTTATGGTCGTTAAACAAGCAATGCGACAATTCTCCAACCAAACATCCGGATAAACAGATTAGGTTTCTATCACTAGTGAATCGTTTTAGAAACTCAAGATTAATCCTTGGCCTTCTGTAGAACCAATCGACCCTATTCATTTCACTGACAAGAGATATTAGTGTTTCTACTCCAGCTTGATTTTTCGCCAATACAGTAAGGTGAAAGTGCTGCCTATTAGTTTCGTCGCGTATTGATGGATCATGTCTGCATAGATACAACTCTATTCCAATTATAGATTTTACCCCACTTTTTTTGCCAGCCCTTTGGAAATCTACCATGCCGCATATGTTTCCGTGATCGGTCATTGCTATAGCAGGACAACCCAAATCTTTTGCCCTAGCAATTATTTTCTTAGGAGATGGTAATCCATCTAGCAATGAAAAGTGTGTGTGGTTATGGAGCGGGACGTATATTCCCATTACGCTTGTTCCTTATATGTTTGTTGCTCTACTACCGACATTTTGCCATATTTTTGTGAAATGAAATCAAAACCATGACTTGACATATCTGCCCACGCGCTGTCACAGACATTCATCCTTCCAAACTGACAGAACTTAGGACACCTCCATGTGATATTTCTCGTAACGACGCTATCGTTTTGTATTTTCTTGAATACCCTCCAAATAGCCCCGACTGTCATTATCATGTCGTCTTGCGAGTATGGAAGCATGATTGGCCCACCATCATTAATATAGTAAAATGTTACAATAACATTACTATATTTTGGGTACAATTGACTTGCCGCAAAATGATATATGCGAGGCTGTGCATCCTTGAGGATATCGTAAAAATCTTTCGGTTTCGTAGATCCATAATCAGATCTTTTCCCTGTTTTCCAGTCGACAATCTCGATTGTGTTATCATCAATCTCATGAACTAGGTCTATATAGCCAGTTATTCTGAATTGTCCCTGTGGTGTTTTCCATATTTTCCCTGGCATTGATATATCGAATCGTTTTTCAACATCCAAGACTTTTAATTCTTGTGGATTGTATGGTGGAGCATCTAATACCTTTTCTATGCATATTCTACAGAATTTAAAATCAGCCGATTCACCATTGCGATTTATTCGCTTAAGTCCAAGATGCTCGTTTTGGGAAACAATTTCATCCCATGCCCTTTCAATCAACCATTCAATATCTATTTGCTTATCTCTTTTCGCTAGAAGTCCAATCCACTCAAGGGCTTTATGCACAACGTTTCCTAATACAGCGGACTTGCCACTGCGAGATTCCATCTCCAATATATACGACAACAAGTATTGAAAATAACAAAACTTGTATGACTTTATAGCACTGGCACTTAGCTTAGACACATTCATTTATAACCTCGTCACAAAATGCATCAATGGCCATATTTTGTTCTTGTATGTTCATGTTGGAGTTATCAACAACTAAAGAATAATTCTCCATAGGATATGTATCGAGGGCTACTTCGGATGGGTGACAATCTAGTCCAGCTACATTGCGCAACAGACGAACTGTTTTTCCACCAACATTTGTTACAGCCTCTAGCTCATTTGGAAATCTGGCGTCTGTGATAATAGCTAGACATATTTTGGCATCCCCAGTCTTGCGTGCATCGTCATTAATTGTTTTTACAGTGGCTTGCACCCATGCATCATTCTTGATATGACGAACAACGTTTGTTCCGAAAAATTGAAGAACTTCTCTTGCTGTCATGTATTTGTGAGATGGACACGAAATTGGCATATCACACCATTTGATAGAGGTCGTTGAATTTTTTTGCAACTCTGTTCCATAGCATTGTTGATATGTCAAACCGAAACATTTCATACAAAAGTCTTTCAACACATCTGCAAAACTATATTGTTTTACCCCATCAAAAGCATGATCATATAAACATCCTTCTTTTACTAATCCAACTTGATCACCTATAAAATACACCAATTCCCCATTTTTATTAATTAAGAAATCCTCAATTTGTTTTGTTGATTTCAGGTATTTGCCAATAAGATAATTTGCTGCCGTATTTTTGCCGCTACGTTTTTTTCCTGAGAAACAGACTATCATTTTATCCTCGCAAACATTTATCTATTTGTGGTTTAATCTCACTTAATATGTCAGTAGCACTCATACTCCCAATATCTTTAGCCGTTGGTGTTATACAAAAGACCCTGAAATATAGTTCCAGACTAGACCTTAGTCTTTGCTGTGCTTCAACAGCGCTGTCATCATTATCTAGTGTTAATATCAAAGTCAACGCACCCGCATTTTGCAATAACTGTCTCTGCTTTGGCGACATGTTAAGGCCAAAAATAGCAATCGCGTTATGAATACCGGCCATTTCGTATCCCCATACATCCCCAGGCCCTTCGCAGATAATGGCGGTTTTTGTTTTCTTAATAAAAGGCTTTGCGTACCATATATTATATACCAACGATTCAGCCTTAAAATCGACAGAATGACACCATTTCGCGTACCTAAAATTATTTTTGTCTTTGGGGCATATTTTTGCCGGATCATGATATCTGCCACATTGCGTACATTTTTCCCAGATACTACGAGATGTCCAACCCATTACATATCGACCGGTCTCATCAAGAACTGGAATATATGCTCTATTATAGAATTTTTTATCGGGCTTATCACAATATGATATATGATATTTTGAGATGATTTCGTCGGTAATACCCCTTGTCGGATAGTATGTCGTATCTGGTTTCATGTACCGTAGCGCCTCGGACAATGGCATCATATGCTTGCTTGGATTACTCTGTATCTTTTTCCTGTATGCGCGTATTGCACTATCAATTATAACTTCTTCCTCGGTCTTGGGATCAATTTTAGAATTGTCTAACCCAAGCACCTTGGCACAAAAATCAACAGCCTGACGGAAACTGTATTTCTTATTTGTTCGGCTGTATAGTATTCCCCTCACTAACCCAAAAATACTCGTGGATCTTCCTGTCGATTCAAGTTCCTCACAGTGCTTAGTCATACACTTCCAATGCCTAGATGTGAATGCCCAGAACCACGCCCTATCATTATCTCCGTTGTGAATTGGACACTTGCCTTGTAAATAATCCATCCTTTCTGTATACTCAACACCAAGGGCATCAAGTATCTCTCTTATGCGTTCACATGCCCGATCTTGAATAAAGTCGATATCCATTAATCTACGTCCTGCATTAGCGACATTGGCATTTGCTCTTTTAATGTTTGTGAATATGCCTGTCCTTCTAACATTTGCGCGATTGAGAAATCTGATTTTACATTGATGTAATCTCCGGGATGCATGCCCTTACCAAATCTAGTATCCGTTATTACCAATTTCCTATCACCATTTGATGGTGGGTCTTCGTTTAGTTCTTCTTGGCTTTTCTTTTTGAGAATAGTAAAACTAGATGCTAGCCACAATATTCTATCTGAGCCGGATATGACATTGCCCTCTTCTCTATCGCCACCATCCCTATTTAATTGCACAGTTGCTAATATCGGTAGATCATATTTGAGGGCAAAATTGTGCATCTCCGTTAGCAGAAAACCAAGAAGCTGATATTCTGCTAAATTATTCTTTACGTCTGACTGATCCATAAGTTTGAGGTAATCGTATATAACAACGCATGGCTTTGCTTTTCCAGACGGGGTAAATCCAACATTTTTGGCCAACCATCTACGAACAATTGATAATATCCCCCTAATAGATTGTCCAGCAACAGAGCAGTGGGTCAAAGGTAAATTGTCGATTGCTTCCTTAGTATCGTAAACAGCGATACGTTCTTCTTGTAGTTCGCTGAACTGTCCAGTCTCTATACGATTTAACGAAACTTTACTTAGCAATGATGCCAATCTCATCATCTGCCACTTGCGCGGCAACTCAGTGTCTAGGTATAAAACCGGGACACCATATTTGGCCACATTATTAGCAACATTAAGACAGAAAAACGATTTACCGATTTTGGGTCTAGCGCCGACAACTGTTACCCCGCCCGGTCGCAATCCGCCACCGATAGCCTGATCAAATAACTGGAAACCGGATGGTAAGCCTATGATATCCTTTGGGTTATCAGACAACGCATCGAACATATCTTTGATATCTCTGCCAATATGCACTAACGCATTATCCTTTGATGCTAGTTTTGCCGTGAAACCAAAGATTGGATCTTCAATCATGGAAAAAATGGACAAGATATCTTCGTTGCCAGTAATCTTTTCCATATCCTTTTGAATATGCCTAAGACATAGATAGGCTTGACGACAAACACTTAGTTTGAAAACAACTGAAGCTAACGATCTCGCACTTTCTATGCCGACGCTTTCTGCAAAGAGACTTCCTATATATTCCTCGTCTTTGTTGGTGCCGATTATGTTATCGAATCCCATGCTCCGTGACATAGAAACAATTGTTGGCGTATCGAATTCTTTTATATCCTTGTCATGCACCAGTGTTTTTAGAACTGTGAAAAGTTTCGCATGATGTGGACCATAGAAATCTGATGGCGATAGTAGTTCTTCTATGTCGATAAGGGCGTCAGCGCCATTCGACAAAATCCCAGCAAGCACAACTCGCTCTGCTCCGATATCATTAAGGCATGTATTTTTTTTCATGTTTAGTCTGGGCGAGTATCCCTAAGACACTTTGGACATCGTTGACCTATTTCGGATGATAGTCGGTGGATAGATTCGAATTCCGCATTGCAGACACTACAAGTGGCCTTGTACACCACATTACCCTTCCTTTTATTCTGTTGTTTTCGTTTTGCGGACCCGACGCTTTTCTTTTGATTAGACTCTACTTCAGCGGGGTCTATATCTGGGTTTGTCATTAGTGTCATTTTCCCGTAAAGCGTATCTTTGTTACCGGATATAGATACGGGTTCTACGTCGTCAATATCAATTTCATTATTATTCATTTGTGGCTGGTCTTGATTAATATTGACACCTAGCATGTCATCGATTTGGCGTCTAAGTTGTAGTAGCAAATTCTTATCGCTACCAGTATCTGGTGGTTTCAAATCTTCTCCAGTTAACATCTTGAATCCTTCGCAAACACGTTGCCAGTTTCCACTAACTATTCCAGTCTTAATCGTTTCTATTGGCGTCATTTCGCAGCCTCCCCAAACCTACTTCTTTGAACAGACATTAAGCATTGTGATATGAACTCTAATCTTTTCGCCATGAATTCTATGCGAGACATTTTCAATTCAACGTTCTGTTTCATACTGTGCAATTTTGATTTATCGTCTCCAAAGAAACTGTTCCTATTGGCGTTACACCATCCGATAAGCGTTTTGCATTGATTGTACTTGTGCTGAATACTCATCGCTAATACAGAAACTATAAAAGCGTACTCTGCCGCTTCTCGTCCAGTCATCTCGGCCAATCTATCGCGACCAATATTGATTACTCCGTTAATTGTATCAGAATCCGGTTCAGCAATGGGAAGGTTGATATTTTTTTCCCATGTAGACAGCATTGTTTCTAACGACGCCACATTCTCTTTTAGCATATTAACTTCCTAACAAACAAACTATTTCACTTGACGACATTGTTGCGTCTATCTCAATAAGTCTTATATTGTTTAGTCTACACCACTCTCTTTTACGCACATCTCTGTCTTGCTGATTATGGAACCCTCTGAGCGTTTCGTGAAAAAATTTTACGAACTTATTATGTTGAATGCCGTTACACTCAATGGCCAATTTTCTAGATGGAATAAAGAAATCTAAAACAAGTTTTTCGCCACGAATATAAACTTCTTCTAATATAACGTCCATAGGATAGTGGCCTTTTAATATGTCTCCAATGCTTGATTGGAAATTCGATTTGGACGTACCTTTCATGGCATATTTTTTCAGATCAATTTTTTGGACTGTTCCATTGAGTAATTTAACTAGCATTACACAAAACCGTTGAACGAATATCTTGTTCTAATTTGTTGGCTATATCGCGATTGGAGACTAGGAAGTTTCTCAAGTTTTCAAGTCCCTGGAACTTATCCTCTGTCAATGATGGAATCGTATACCAAGAACCAGCCTTTTCTATCAAACCAAGGTTTTCTGCGTGCGTCATTATGTCTACTTCTGTGTCAATACCAAAACCAAATCGCAATGGTATACTACATGGAATAAATGGCCTACCAAGCGCCGACGCCCTAATGGTGCAACATATGTCTTGGCCAAGTACAGAACCGCTACTGTCTCTATCCCACAATTTAAACCAATCTACGTTTATCCAAACAGAACAGGCGTACTGGATACCCATTCCGCCCTTCTCATTGAACTTCTTGTTGCTTCCGCGATCTCTGTTTGTTTGATACTGAGATAAAAAGACAACGATATTGTTGTTGATGTCGACGTAATCTTTTACCTTTCTAAAAAATGACGCTAGTAATTTGGGGACACCAGCCATGTCGTGATTTTCGCCAGTCAGTTCTGACTGCTCGGATAATGTTGATAACATAGCTAGGCTATCTATTACTATTACCGAACCGGGTTCGTCTTTAATTGCTCGCTCTATGGATTGTAACCATTCTTCTGCACTCAGCACCTTTTCCATATTAGATCTGACTATAGTCAGTTTCGACGAATCTAGATCTCGTATGGTTTTGATAAGTGCCGGATCACATCTGCGCTCTATATCAAAATAAATTGCTTTTCTGTTTGCCTTTATGGCGTTGCTTAGAATATGTAGACATAACGTGGTTTTCCCAGCCTTTGGTTTTCCAGAAAGAAATACGACCTTACCTTCTGGAATGCCACCGCTTAATGCTATGTCTAGCGATAATGTTGTTGACAATATTTTCCGTGGTCGATCAACAAGAACATCAGCCTGGATAACAAGCCCCTTGCCAAACATGTCGTCGATGATGGAATCAAATGTTTTGTTGGCAGTCTGGTCGGGTTTCTTTTTTGCCACTTTGTTCAATCTCCAGTATTCTGTTTAGTTTGTTATTACTATCTGTATCTATATTTGTAATCGTCATATTTGTTCGCATGTACTCGACATCACACTTTGTTTCTGGACAATCATTTACAAGAGAAGTTTTTTCTGCCATTAGCCTATCATACTGTTTTCTTGTAATTCTATCTAGTGCCAGTAGTGTCTTTTCTACTAACAACGATTTGTTACCAAGTATTTTAACCGCGTTTATGATGGCCGTTTGCATAGTTGGGTCATCTATGTTATCGTATAGTTTGGCGAACTTACTAAACCCCATTCTTTCCCTGCTATATTTTTTGCCCCAATATTTACTATCTCTCCAAAATCTTTGTGGCAAATTTCTGTCCATATTTAGACAGACCAGTTCTACAACATAGTCTGCTAATGAGACCGAGAGCCCAGGAGTAGTTGGGGAAGTGAATGGTTTATCCATTTTCTATTAACTTAAACCCACACTTTTCTTTGGTTTGTTCTTCATAATAACTCTGTCGCATATCGGGCAACTTAATCCAATTAATAAGACATGTAACTCCGTCGTAATATCCAATTCCAACAGCATGAGACTCTGCCGCGCCAAAAACTGCTTGGCCTTTAAATCCATATATGTATCCAGATTGTTTCGGTGGTGTGCTCCATTCCCTTACATGACCACCTTCTACTAGTTGTAAACGCAGCATTGTTATCTTGATATCTTTATGGTCCGTTAAGAATTGTTTTAGTCTATGCCATGCGTGTGGTTGTCCTGATAAATCGTCTTGGATAACTGTACGACCATCTGATAGCGATGCCAAAAATCTTAAATTTGGAGTATATTCATTTACCTCAAATGCAACCACTGATATTTTCTCCGTGTTGAGACATCTGTTTGGTCATAACCACAACACCCTTGGCCACAGTCGCAGTCAATGGCACCTTACCCGTAAAACGAACAACCCTGTCTTTGTTTTTGGAATCTATGTCGTTATTTGACACTAGCCTATTAATGTATCCCATAACGGTATCGATAAATTCTACCCTATTTTTAGAAGTTTTTCTAGATAAGTTTACATTTGAATCTTCAAGAAACTTATGTAGTTGGGCAACGATGACTTCTTTTGGACTATCCATTAACAGCCTCTCTTTCTGCTATGACGAAATGCGTGTGGTTTTTTGTTCTTAGGAATGTTACATAATATTGGTAACATTTTTGACTACACTTTCTAAGCTTAAACATTGGCTCGCCTCGCTCTCTGTCCTGCTTATTAACATTATTCATTGTAAATGGATTAAAAAGTCGTCCGTCGACAGAACATAGCACATAACATACACCGTCTGTTCCGGCTTTTGCAAATACGGTTTCTGATGTAGGGGGTGATCGGCGAGGCACACCATCTCGTGTTACGAAAATCATTACGCGCTCCTTTTGGCCAGAACTACCCGTGTATCGTTATCTAATTCATCTAATACGTCCAGGTCAATGTTACTGTCACAAGATCCAATATAAAACCTGCCGTTAATGACATGTTTGATAGAAGAACCGCCACAGAATCCACATCTACCAACAATTTTGCACGACGAAGAATCTTCGTCTATTACAATTATGTCGAACAATGACTTATTGCAATTCAAACATTTGACAACAACAGTTGCGACTTTGTTAATTTGATTTTCCGGAACACCATTTGTTACATTAACCCGCATCATGTCACTCCAGTCTCAATGTATCGCCTTGGATTTTTCAGTATCTTTGTATTAACCTTATCGCTATTGCGCCACCATGGCCTAGCGAGTTTCTTCCGTTTTTTGCTCTGTTTATCGGCGACACCCTCATTTTTGTTTAATGCCACTGGGTTGGCCGTATTCTTAACTATCGCAATAATGCCGCCACTAATAATCCTCCTGAGATTTTCCGTCTTGCATTGATCGCAACGCGTAATAGCATCGTCCTTTATACTTTGTCGTATCTCTGTTTCATGGCCACAGTTATCGCAAACGTATTGGTATGTTGGCATTACGTCCCCCTACAGTATACTGCTTGGCTGCTCGATTTTTGTCTTGGCAGCAAAGGTTCCTGCCCTTTCAGTGAACTCACGCAACATTTTCTTGTCCTTCAGCCCAAACGGACCACCGTTTTCAGTTTGTTTTTCGATTTCTGCCTTTACCTTGTTGCAAACATAACTTGGACTACTTTGTATAGCAGAGGTTACAAGCGTCAGTAATCCCTTTAGCTTCAACGAATTACGAACAAAGATGAACACAACACCAACCCCAGCTAGCAGAAAGACGATAACGACGGCGGTGGCCCCCAACACGACCCATCCAGCGCCTCCATAATTGATGGTTTCGGCACTTATTTCCTTATGCATAATGTCCATTTTATCAACAAGTTGTTGCCTGAAAGATTGTGTTAGCTCGTCGATGTTATTTAGCTTATTACTAATCGACGCATTTTGGTCGACAATTCTTGTTAGCTGTTCGCCGACAACACCAACTTTCGCATCAGCATCCACACAAGAAAAACTCGTACAGATCAGGGTCATAAAAACAATTGTTGTTAATACTATCCTAAGCATGTTTTATCCTCCAAATGCTAGTTTTACCAGCCCATCCGCATGCGTATTTTTTTCCCTTGGAACCCACGATATATTCCATTCCTTGAACTGCGACAATAATTCTAGCGCCTTATTTCGATGTTTTCGTAGCGTATCATTTCTGACTTTCCATACCTGATTCACCTGATTAGTGACTAGTTGGCTGTCGCTGAGAATATATACTACATCAATGCGGTTCTTTAGGCATGCAGTCAAGCCAGAAATTAACCCCCTGTATTCCGCCATATTGCTGGTTCCAGTCCCGCACCTTCCGTAATCCTCAAACCAAACCCTGGACCTATCGTCAACATGGTAAACAACAAACCCCATGGCTATTTTGTCGTCTCGCACACCACCATCAAAATACATTACTGCTGTTTTAGACATAATCTAACTTTCTCCAGAAAACTACGCAAGAGAAAACGATGACACTGCTTGGTGGATGTTTTGCAACACCAACATACGAACTCAACTTGGTCTAGGCGATTTGCCATGTCTATAAACGCCTGCTTGTTGTTTCCGTAAGCGCCTCTCATCTCGTCGGTATATCTGACAACGTATTCTTCCCACGATATGAAGTTGCCTTTATAGCTATTAAGTAAATCCCATGATGGTGCGAATACTTCATGCCGTTCATCGCAATGAGTAAATGTTATTGGCTTACGGGCGATATCTATCTTAGTCAAATGGCGTTTCGGCACAAGTGCCATTCCCCTGCTTTGGACATATTGTTCTAAAGTTACAATTAGCACATACGTATGTGTTGCCTGTAGCAATGAACCGCGACTCATCATCGCGATACGAATCTACTTCGTCAAGAATATGCTGTTCTCGTTTAATGACATCTGCCTGCGCCTTAAGCCGATCCATATCTACCTTTATTGTGGTCTCGACATCCCTGTGGTTTTCGGCACCAAGAAAGACTGGTGATAAAAGGATGTTGCCAACTCGCTTAGTCCATCCGGACTTGAGGGCGAACATTGCGTATGTCATCATTTGTTCCGAAATAGAATCGTTTGGTTTGCCGGTTTTCCAATCCACAAGAACTACACTGTCATAGTATTTATAGGCAGCGTCTAATTTAACCATAACCGGTTCGCCACCAGCAAGGTTAAATGTGGCAAACTGTTCTACTGGAAAGATATCATCCTTTGGCAGAGACATCAGATTATCCCAATGGGCAGTAATATGCAGGTTGTCAATGCATTTTATGGCCTTATCCTTTATCATCCCTGCTTGGTCATTACTTACACCAGTTTTGAAATAGTGTTCTGCTAGATTAACCGCCTTGCTTGGCCTATTCATCCATGCCTTTGTGACAGATTCTTTCCAGCCATCCCTAAACATCTCAATCGTCTTTGACTTCATATCGCTTGGCGAAGTAGGTGTTCCTGTCGACAACTTCGATTTGATAGCAAACTCTATGATATTATGAACAACGCTTCCGCACCACATAGCAAGATTGGTAATCTTTTTTAATCGATAGGCAAGTTTACTCCGTTCAGAAGCATTTGGCATCCATCCATTATTCGATAGGTAATACGTAAACCAATACGCCAATGGACATTCTCTGAACTTCTTAATGCGACTTTCAGACCACGCAATTCTATTTGCCATAAATCCTCGCTATACTATCGACAACTTCTCTGTTGTTCCATATTCCATGAGCTAAATGAAATATCTTAGTATCTGCACACATGTTGTTTATCCACTTAAGTACGTCCCTTGTGTAATGCGTTTCAGGATAATTATTGAATATCCTGGCATTCGCGGCTATCACTGTTGTATCGTCTGCGCTTATTGCATGACGACAAGTTTGTGTTAACGCTCTTTGATCCACGTTTTTAGAGACATATCCCCTAAATAGCTTCTCTCCGATTAATTCGTTTTGAATACGTATCCATTCTTCGATAAACAGTCTTGCGGTAGGGGTGTTGTGAACAAATAATGTGCCAGCGCTTACATCATTCCACATACTATTGCGCTTGCCACGAAAGCTATTTTCGGTTACAATATGATTTGTATCTATCCCCCATAATGTTGGGGCTACATCAAATCTCCTGTTAAAAAATTGTCTTGGTGTATTGACTATCAAACAATCTGCGTCAAGCATTAAAATGTTGTCGACGCGTTGCATAGCATCTAGAATAGCCATGGCCTTATTTGTATAATGCGTATTTGCGATTTTGGGTCGTGCAAATATGTTATTAATAAGGACTCTCGTGTCTTTGATACCAAGATCTACCGCTGAATCTGAATAAACCAATATCTGTTCCATCTCCCCATTGTCTAACCAACTATTAATGGTAGACCTAAGACAATTGGCATAGCCAGACGAACAATATGTTATTATATGGTATCGCATCACGTCACATAAATTGGCGCTTCTACTGTTTTCCCCTTATTCGGATGAATCAGGAAAAACGATTGACACGGAGGCTGGAAATCGGCCTTGATTCTAATGGAATATGCGTTATATCCAACAACAGAGCCATTTACAACATAGTCGCTACCAGACATGCGACAGTGCCAATGCCCTAACACATCTAGGTCTGCTCTGTTAAATTTGTTCCATTGTGCAATAGCCTTGTTTAGTGGAATATGCACCCCGCCAACACCACCATTATAGCGAATGCCATCGCCGTGATGGAATCGGATTATCATATCATATACTTCGAGATAGCTAAAATACCCATCTGCAACCCTGAAGATAACTTTGGGGTTATTCATATATCTTGAAGCAAGAAAATTGTATATTAACCACTCATAACTGTTGATGTTGGCTGTTGACACCTTGGGTTTCTGTGTTGTTCTGCCATGATTGCCTATACAACATGGTATCACGATCCTAGAGAATCCACCATTTTCCAGTAGAAAATCAATTCCGCTAGAGACTAGTTCAAAAATTTTCAATGCAGATTGTATTGGCGATAACGAATTACTTTCTATTAACTCTTCGTGAATATGTCCAGCCATTAGGTCTCCGAGCAACGGAACGACAAGTGTATCTATCCTAGATTTTGATCTTGTCATTTCGATTAACTTAAGACCATTTGTCCATAGCCTGTTAACGCGATCAACTGCGATATCTAGATTGAAGTCGTTAACACCTTCGACCATTTTGGGATTAACAACCTCTTCAAGATGCCAGTCAGAGGCCACAATAAAGGCTGTTGAATGAGAGTCTGTGTCCCCACGATCAACTTTAATCCTGACGGGTTTTGTACTATGCACATGCTTGGATAACTCAATTATTTCTGTTATAGACTCTTCTTTTTTGTTTAACTCTTCGACCAACCTAGTGTATTTAGATTCTGTTTTTGTCTTTGCATCTCTTAGTTTGGCAAGTTGTTGGTCTATTTTGATCTGGTTTAACGCATCAACTGAAATATTATTCGTATTTGTGCCAGATGATATGATTGTGCGAGCCCGTGTAATAAGTTCTCTGGTCTTCCACATAGACAAACCAATGGCATCCTTGATCTGTTCTCTACTTTTACCGTCTCGCACCATCTTCATGACTTGTTCTAGCTTTTCCACAGAACACCTCTCACAAATTACATTGACCACCAGGACAATCGTTATTTGACACACCAGCTACAAAGTCGTCAATATGATCCTTAACATAACTAATTGGAACTGGTGTAAGCGGGCTTTCCCCCTTGCTTCCATCCCTATATATAGTAATACCTTTGAGATATCTAATGTTTCGCATCATAATTGAACTAAGTTCTTGAATTGGATAATCTTTTGGCAGGTTTATAGTTTTACTTATAGAATTGCAGACATGTTTCTGGCATACAGACTGAATCAAACAATGCTGCTCTGGAGATATGTCGTGTGCGCCTTCAAAAGTTTCTATGGATTTGCCAGACATAAGAAATTCTTGTAATAATGGATGGACAATAGTTTCCACACCATCCCCTTTTGTTGACTCGTGCCTATTGAATTTTATCTTATAGACAGGAGAAAATATTGGTTCTATTCCAGACGAAACGCCAGCCACAATGCTGATTGTGCCGGTTGGTGCTATTGTCAATATCGCACAATTACGTATTCCATATTCAAGAATTTTGTTTTTCATTTCGACTGTCAGACTTTTGATAAATCGCGAACCAACAAACTGTCGTCGATCTAGTTTTGGAAAAGATCCCTTTTCAACTGCCAAAAAAGTACTGGTCTCATAAGCCTTTTTCTTAATGAAATCCATTACCTTATCGACCAGTTTAAGAGCCTCTGGGCTGCTGTACTTTACCCCAAGCTTCAACATAAAGTCATGTAGTCCCATGACTCCCAGACCAATTCTTCTATATTGCTGTGCGACCTCTTTCATGAAGGGTAGCGGATAATCACTACGGTCTATTACGTTATCGAGAAACCTCACACTAACCATAACCGTATCTGCAAGCATTTTCCAGTTTACTCTGCCATTAATAACATGTGTGGGTAATACTATTGCTCCAAGATCGCACGACCCACCATGGTTCATGACTATTTCGCCACATGGATTTGTCGCTATCAGCTTTGTATCGTAGGCTATGTTGGACATCTCGTTTGCTAATCCAAGGTTGATTATTCCGGGATCGCCACAGTTCCATGCATTCTGAACTATCTTGTCCCATAGTTTCTTTGCTGGCATTGTTCCATACTGCGTTCCGTCCCAGGCGAATACAACATCCTTATTGTTCTTGACAAGTCTTAGAAACTCATCGTCGATTGTTACGGATATGTTGGCATTAGTAAGTTCATTTTCGTCTAGCTTTGCCTTCAAGAATTCTGGTATATCTGGATGCCAATATGGCAGAGCAAACAACAATGCACTTCGTCTATTGCCCCCACTTCGCAATTCATTGCAAACAGCATTGATGCATCGCATGAGGCTAACAGACCCCGTTGACCGTCCATTAGTGCTTTTAATCTTCGCTCCTCGTGGTCTGATTTTAGCAAACGACAACCCAACTCCACCGCCAGTTCCAGAAATGATGGTTACGCTACGCAGTGCTTCCCCCCACCCCTCCCTAGAATCTTCCACGTCCAATACAAAGCAATTTAACAGATGACCATGTGCTCGTCCAGCACCAGACCATATACGACCACCTGGAGAAAATCTGTTCGTATTCATTACGTCGTAGAATCTACTTTTGAATTCGTCTCTCTTGGTTCCGCATTCGACTGTGGCTACGCATTCCGCTACTCGCATACACGCTTGATCAAATGTCTCGTTATCATGTATCGCATAACGATCTTTGAATATTGTTAACGCGAAACCCGCTGGTTCATACTTGGGTAGCTGCATTTTAGTTCCCTTCTATGACACCGAAGATCGCATCGATGTTCGCACGTATTGTATCCATATTCATTTTCAACATCTCAATTTTAATGTCATGGTCTCTTAGTAAGATGCTCCTGGCTTCCCTATCATGCACATCATCAACAATGCACTTGGACCTTGTTGCACCACACACTATTCTCGATACACCAGCCGATATTAGTTTTGACAGACATCTAGAACATGGTTCTCCGGTGATATATGCTGTTGATCCCCTAAGTGACTTTGACGCATTTATTATAGCATTTTCTTCTGAATGTATCACTATATAATACTTTAGGGGTCTATTGCTCAGAATACCTTTATCATCTTTGGTGTTGGGTGGACACCCATTATACCCAAACGAGATTGGTCTGTTATGCTTATCTACAAATACACATCCATGTTTAGTACTTGGATCTGGACTTCGACGAGAAATCCAAAATGCCATAAATAGATACCATTCATCATAGGATGGTCTTTTTATATCCAGCATTGAACACTATTCCGCATTTCGCTTTTACCAGACATTGCGATACTATGTGAAGACAATAGTTCTAAATCGCTTCCATGTTGTTCAAGTTTACTCTTTATTAGTTGTTGTACATCATCAACAAGTTTCATTGATGTTGGATTTCCGTATGATGCAATATCCGCGCGCCTTAAGGCAAACCAATTAGTCATATTAGATAGCCCAACGCTGGCGATCAATTTGTCAGTCATCTTATCTGGAGAAAGCGCTACTGGCCATAGATCATACATGTGCGATCTAATTATTCTATCAATCGAAGAAATCATTTGATATTCAAACCCATGCTGCGTAAAGAATGCTCTGGCTATATCAGACGAGATAAGCTGATGGGACTTAAAACTACGACATTTACCAAGATCATGAAATACAGCACAACATACCGTAATGACATTGCGAACTTGCAAAAGGTCAACCACCCTTTGTGTGTGCTGGAAAACCGTACCAGTTCTTTGGCGAACATACATGCTTCTTTGTAGTTGTGAAATGTATGGCAATAATGCCTTTATTGTCGACTTATTCAACACGATGTTATTGATAATGCCTAGCATCAATTCGGGCTCACGTAGTATCGTGGATTTACATTACTAATAGCCGGTACTTTGATCGTCAGCAATCCGTGAGAACAGACAGTTTCGATATGTGTAAGATCCCACTTATTGTCTACGGGAGAAGTTTGATATTGCATAGGGACGCTACCGATAGATCCATCAAGTGAATTTATCTCTTTGGCAATAATGATCAACGATCTATCGTCGCCTATCTCAACAACAATATCCGTGTGCGTTCTACCCGGTACGGCAAATTCTACCATCAATAAATCATCATCAACAACAAACGGATTGAAGAGACAATTAACCTGTGACATACGACTCAATTCCATTTTTGACAAAACGGACCACAACCTTGGCGAACTCTATTTTTTCGGCGTTGTCGCCATTCTGCATATATTTATCAGTATATACCTCGACAAGATCTACAATTCGATTTCCAATGAATCTCAGGTGCTCTGGTAATTGAGATATAACCAATTCTCTCGCTTTTTGAAAATCTCTTTCAGGTTCAGAAACCAGTACGTCGTGTACGGCGTCAACATATCGAAGTAGAATTATGGCATCCTGTTGTGATACGTCATTTTCTGTTAGAAGTACGTTAATCGCGACGGACGTAATTATAGATACTTCGTTCTCGCTAAGACTATCTCTGAAATGATTATACCACACGTTCAGTACAACTATCAATAAAACGAAGATTGTCGCCGACACAATTTTACGCATGTTTTTCTCTATAATCTTATACACCAATGTCCTCCATTTCGCCTTCCTTAAAGTGATAGACAATAGAATCCATCGCGGTTACATGAGACACGCCAAGCATAGCAAGACGAAGAAAGAAATCTTCATCCCCGTACCTGACTATGTGGCGAAAACTCTTGCCAGCAATATTGCCCTCCGGATACATTCCGGCATTCAGAGCAATGTCTTTGTAAAACAAACATGGCATATACGCACCGCCCGGCCTCAACATCGGACGAGATACGCTTTGTGCCGCTTGTAAAAATGCATCATCATTAAAGTTGTCCGGATGATTACCGAATTCGCCATGATACGCACCAGGGAAGATACCGTACTTAGGATGCTTTCTCTCGAATAACTGTGAACACACAACGCGTTCTGGACTAGCATGTTTTAATAGATTTTCAAGCCACCCAGGAGAGAACAGACAATCACTATTTACCAACACCACTACAGGTTGTGCCTCAAGGATTGCCCTATTCCACCCCTTGTATACCCTACTAATGTATTCGGGCCAACCGATGCCAGCCCTGAATAGTTCATCTTCCGTCTTGCGATCATTGTTTTGAACAAAACATTTGATTCCGCGAGAACGTATGTGGTCGACTACGCTTTGTGACGGGTCATTGGCCACAAAGAAGAATTCTGCATCGCCAGACTGGATAAGCGGGGTGTGTCTAACGACCGAATCGTAAACAGCGTCGGCGAACCTAATAGATCTATATATCAATGAAACTATGCTTATTTTGCGCATTATTTCGCCTTTTTTATTTTCTTGCTACCGCCATCGATAAATGGTCCTTCTCCATCTGTGTTGTCGTCTATCAAATCGTTGATATAGTCAATCCATGTTATTAGGGCACTGGCCCTATCCCACCCCTTGTCAAATATCTGGTCTCTCGGATTTTGTCCAGGAACAAAATCTCTCCCTACGCCACCAATTACTACTGCTGGCAGGTTAGCCGCAAGCGCTTCCCACTCGACCAGGAAGAATGGAAGCAATCTTCCACAACACAAAAAGAAGTCCGAACAACCCATTAGTTCAGCAATCTGTGCTTGCTGTATCGCGCAGAATTGTCTTCCTCCATTGATATTGTATCTTTCATATGGACTTTTCCAGACCAATAACGGGAACACATCTGGGTGTTCAATGAAATATTGTTTCGCTAAATCAGCCCCTTTCATTGGGTGACTTGTTCCGCAATAAAATCCGACATTCGCATCGAGCGGGATTCCATATTTTGCCCGTAGCGCATTTTTGTCGTCGGCTGGCTTAAAGAGATCCGTATCTATACCTATCGGCAGTTTGTGTATTAATCCGAATGTAGCATAATAAGATCTCATCAAGTCGCTAGTTACCGTCTTGCGTTTAGCTGTTGAACATTTCTTTATCTCTGACAAAATGTGATCCCATGAACTTGATCCTAGCTTATCTTTCATATCTGGATACAATTCCCACAATAAGGCGATTGTGTTATCTGGGTGTTTTGGGGCACCCATCGTGGAATAGTGCAGCACTACGTCGTGGGGGTTAATCTGATCGGGAGGTGGGCATATTAATGTATCGTTCGGAAGTTCTCTATGAATCCATCTCCAAAATGTATCATCGTTAAACGAAGAATTTACCACTTGAGCATTTAGGTATATCACCGAATTGTCCTTTCGATTATCTCTACAATTCTTTGTGCTGTGTTTCCGTCTCCAAGCCACTCCGTTTTCATGCGATCTGGTTCGCTTAGTGTCCTGTCAACCCATTCAACATATCTATTCACATCCTTTTGACGAACATCATTAGCGTTGACCATAATAGAACATCCGAATACAACAGACTGTGGACGTTCGGTATAGTCTCTTGGAACCAAGACCGGGGTGCCAAGCAATGCGGTCTCTTCTTGCGCTGTTCCACTGTCCGACACTAGACAAACAGAATCGTATTGTGCTTGAAGAAAATCGCCATACCCCATAAGCGCAATCGGTGTGATATTGCCAAAGTCAAGTTCAGCCCTCTTGATAGCGCGCATCGTGCGACTAAATTTCAGGAACCTAACGGGTACCCGATAGACGTTGCCAAGATATTCTGCAAGACGGAGAATATTGTGCAGTCTATTCGGATCATTAATCGACTCAGGTCTATGTATATCGACAATGATTTGGTTTCGTGCGCTTGGCCGTTGCTTCAGTCTGTCGGCCAGTGGACTACAAACTTCGACTATCGTGTTGCCGACAACATGTATGTTTTCTGTCTTGATGTTTTCCCTGAGTAGATTGTCTCTGTAGTCGTTATGGTATGTAAACAATGTATCGGAGCAATGGTCGCACGTTATCCGATTGATCTCCTCTAACATACGCCTGTCTCCAGATCTCATCCCGGCCTCGATATGGCCTATTTTGAACCCTTCCTTCTTTAGCGGAAGAGAACAGCAAACAGAATTACTATCACCTAAAAACAAGATCAGGTCTGGTTTTAGGTTTTCTCTCTTTATGAGTTCAAACAGTCGCTTGGTTAGGTTTGACAACTGCATCCAATGACTTGGACTATCTTTTCCGACATCAAGATTATAGTCTGGCTGTCTAATATCGAATTCGTGGAAGAATGTATCTGATAGTATATGATCAAAATGCTGGCCAGTGTGGCATAAGAGGTGTGTTACTCGCATATCTAATTGTTTGTACACCTCTGACATTCGTATAAAGTCTGGGCGTATCCCAGATATCGTCATAACTACCGGCTTACTCATCTTTCATCGCCTCTTCGATTTGTTGGGCCAGCGGCCTGATATTGAACTTACTAAGAAATTCTGGATACACAGTGGTAAGTGTTCGATCAACAACCTTGCCAGCCACTACGGGAGTAATTACAGCAGGATCTTTTCTGTGTGAGTTGATCATCATAAGAAGATCGTACTTGCTTACGGTGTCGCTATGCAGATGAAACAGCCCTGGTTCCAACCAATTGTTGTCGACGATCATCTTGATACATCTTGCTAATTCATTTGTCGTCATACCATTCCACATGTGGTTTGTAAACCCATTGGCCTTGGTTTGGTTTAATAACCATGCCATCAATCCTTTGAAATTCTTATCTTCCTTTCCTATAATAGATGTTCGTATGACCATAGCTCTTGACGGTGCTTCGCCAAGTGATTTTGATCTCGCGTACAGATCTTTTCCGTCTGGCAAGTCGTACTCTGTATAGTTACCCTTTGTTCCTTCCATAGTACAATCTGTACTAATGTGGATAAGTCGACATCTCCATGACAGCACTTGTGGCAGAAGACAATTCAGGTTAAATGCCCTATTATATTCCTCTGGGGTTGGGTCGTCAGACAGGTGTTGACGAAGTAGTCCGCACGCATTGATTACGATATCGTCCGATTCAAGGGAATTGGCGAACCTATATATGTCATCCATTTTTGAAAAATCAAATTCCTTGGAACTGTACTTTTCCCATCCTGGAAACAGTTTGACCAATTGTCTTCCAAGCATTCCGGTAGCGCCAAGTATTATCATCGAACCCACCCTCCTGTTGTCAATCTCCGAATATAATCTACGTTGCTGAACAACGGGTCGTCAACGTTTCTTATTCTCTTTTGTTTTATTAGTTGCATGATTTCTGTGATGCCTACGTCTAGGTCAAGATCTGGCTTCCATCCAAGAGAACGATATCTATCACTAGACACACGATAATTACGCGCATCCTCAAAGTTCATGTCTACATACCTGATGTTAACATTTGGAATAACACCCTTGATGTGCTGCGCTATGTCGCGAATACGACAATTTTCCTTACTCAAATTGAACAATCCATGAATATCGTTTTGAATACCAAACGTCATTGCTCCAGCCACGTCTTTGACATGCAATAGTGGACGCCACTGTTCGCCGCCATTAACCACCAGCGGTCGTCCAGATACCGCGTTGCGAGCAAGGACATTCGCCACCAAATCGAACCGAATCCTGCTAAATCTATCACCTAATCCATATAAAGTACCAAGCCTGAAAACAAGCGCATTGCCGTTCCCCTTATCCAGGATATACTGTTCTGCCAGTAGTTTTGTTTCGGCGTATACTGACAGCGGATTAGGCGCGGCATCTTCGTCAATTAGATTGTTATTGATACCGTATACCGATGCTGTGGAAGGAAAAATTATTTTACCACCATAATGATCCACTAGCCACTTAACAGATTCATAATTGATGGATCTCGTAAGGAATGGATCTGTGGCGCACGCGGCATCCCCAACAATCGCGGCCAACCACACCACTACGTCATAGTTATCAATAATCTTGGATAACTCATTATAGTCTCGTACATCTCCATATATGAAATTAACTGGTTTAAGATACGTGTCTTCATAAACCAATGAATCATATACGTCTACATAATATCCGAGTGATAATAATTGATCAACAAGACTGCCGCCGACATAACCAGCACCACCAACAACCAAAACCCTTTTTGACATAATTGCTCCAAAACGAATGGAATGTGGGCCAGATTAATCTAGCCCACTAACAAAGCCGAAAACATTGTCCTAGTTAGATGTTTGTGTCGTCGTGTTTGTCCAGGTATCCGGCAACAACGACTTGAGCGAAGATATAATCTTGCCCCACGCATCGAATTCAGCGACAATAGAATCAACTCCGTGCTTTGCTTCTGACGATAACTGTTTCCAGATTGGTTTCTGTGATTCTAAATAAAACTCAACGTTTCCACCGAGAGAGTCGGCACGTTCGCCTGCGACCATTAAGAATGATAGATACGCAAAGTTTTCACTACTGACAACCTCGTCTTTTCCAAGCTCTGTTTCTAGGTTAGATACTACATTCCTTGCTATCGATGCATCAACCTTACCATCCTGGGCAGACTCAACCAGCGCCAACTCTGCTGTTTTGGTTAGCTTTTGGCGACTTTCAGTAATTGCTGCTCGATTTAGCCCCCATGCCTTTACGAATAACGCAGTCCTAACTTCGTCGTTTACTTTAACATATCGACTCAATGAGTCTTCTGCGACGTTGATGCTTCTGCCGCAACCAACAACCAGCAACAAACATACAGCCATGCAACAAATTATATTTTTCACGTTTGTTCTCCTCAAACAGCCAAGGCTCGTACCAACCACAGCGCAAACACAAACCCCTCGGTCCACTTCTCTGCTGCGACAGATGCAGCAAGTTTTCTGCGCAACGACGACACTTCTTCCCTCGTAACAAAGTCTACCGGCAAATTGAACTTAGCGGTATCCCTTAGCCCGACAGGAACATTTGTGCTTTCCACAAGAGACTTCAGTGCGTCTGGGTTAATCTCAGCCAATGCCTCGACAGCCGCAGACATAGCCTTTACAAAACTCTCAACCTTGTCTTCCATTATTTACCTACTTTCCAAATATTGTCCATTGACGATTATCCACAAACTTTTGTCCGTTTAAGACTAGTGCCAAACGATCAATTGCATCATCAAGTGTCGGGAAAATGTTTTCATGGCCAACCAGCCAAGACACCCACCCAGACGACTCGCTTATCCCCCCTTCCCAAATAACCAAAACGGGCTTCTTCTGTTGTCTCGCTACAACAATCTCGTGCATCGTACCGTATGTCTGAACGCGCGTGTCACATAACTTCGCAATGAGGCTGTTACAAAACGCAAAAACATCATCACTCATTGATAGTTTACTGAGATTGGCTATCTCTTTTTGGAATGCTGATGGGCCAAACTTGGGAAAATTAACAAAAACTATGTCGGATTTATCGACCATTCGCAGATCAATATGTGCCAATAAGTCAACTAGATCGTCTCTTTGTGACCACTTTCTAAGGCTGCGATATTGTTTTAGTAATTCGCCCTCACTATTTTTAGAAAGAAAATGATCTGACGGTAGTGGTTTGCGACACGGATTATATATTCTATCTGCACTAAAACCCATCGCAACAAGCCTGCTGGTGATAACGTTTCTCCATCCTGTAGCGTTTGTCGCGAAGTCAATTGGTCCGGACAAATAGACATATAGATCGCTAACCGGGGTTTGTAGTGGTACAGTTCTCAATATCTTATCCACACAACACCATCCTTTTTAGATCTCTTATCGCCTTTTGCCCCCTTCTCCAAACTATCCCATACGAAATACCGGTCTGTTGTGCTATGTCCGTAAACGATATGTCGTTCATATAATGATCGACGACAATGCGCCTAGACGTATCGTCTAGCCTATCTAATAACTCTTCAACTAAAATCTTATCATCTGGAGATTCTGTGTAGTATGCACTGTCGTTGTGTATTGGACTATATGACAATCTATTAATCCATGTATCGTGATGCGAAAGTATACCAACGATTCGTCCAAATATAAATGACTTCAGAAAACTGTCTCCCCTACGATCAAAGCGAGACAAACAATATAGTAATTCCTCTACAGCTATGACATAAAGCTCATCATAATCTTTTCTTGCACCGCCCCTTAGTCGTATGGCGCTACGTATTAGTGAGTCGAAGTACTTGATATAGTAGTTAAGATATCCAGATGTTATTCTTCTTGTCACTACAATTATCCCCTTGTTTCGGATGGATACATTTTATTGATGAACAACCTTAACAATTCCATAAACGCCCTGTTGCTTTTCTCACTAGACACACTATTGATAGCCTGGGTCTCAAGCTCTTTTGTCCATAGTCCGTCTACGAATTTTTGTTTAATTGCTTCCTTAGAATTCAACCATAGACCCTTGTCAAATAGTTGTCGTAGTTTTTGCGTACTTCGTCTTAATTTCTTACCCAATATAGACAAAGCATTGTCATATTGCTCTGACGAAAATTTAGCTATCTTGGTTTGTTGATCAACATAATCCTCGCCCGAACAATAGTATATCGGATGAAACATCATGAATGCATTTGGCATTATATATCTTTTGATTCCAAATTCAGCGATGATAGCTGCGGCAGAGCATGCCCTACCAACAACAATAGTTATAATGTCGCACGGACATACACTCATCTGGTCTATAATTGCCATGCACGGATCGATATCTCCGCCATCAGACGATATATACATATAGATTGGACCCGGTTGTGTCGAAAGTCGTTGGATTTTTTGTATTGTTCTTAATCCTATTTCATCGGATATGTTTCCAAAGACATAGATACGCCGATGGTCTGGTGACACATACTGATCATCTTCGATTTCGATAATGTTTTGTTGTGTGTTTTCTATCTGTTCCGCCATTATGACACCTCGCAGCAAGATGGATGAAACTTACGATAGATACTCCGAAGTCTATCTTGGCTTAATCCAAGATATCTTTGCGTTGCGCTAATCGACTTGTGTCCAAGTAGCATCTGAACATCCTTTATATCTACGCCATTATTCATAGCCATTGTCGCATACGTTCGCCTCATTGTGTGTGACGTAGAATGCTGTACACCAGCCTTGTTCGCCAGTCGACATATCATGTCACTTACGGCACGCCTAGTCAGTCTGCTTCCGTCTTGCTTTATAAACATCGCGTTGCTATCTGGCACGGCGAATCTCGACCTCCATCCATTGACGTAATTAAGGATGATTTTTCTACATTTTTCCGAAATGATAACTAGTCGTTCTACCCTGCCTTTACCCATGATGCGAATCGTATCAACAGACTCCCTCACATCACCCACATTCATTCGACACAATTCGCTTACTCTCATACCAGACATGCATAGTGTGGAAATGATGGCTGCGTCTCGCTCATTAGCCATGCGTAGAATTTTCTGACACTGATCGTCTGTTAGTACTGGCATTTGTTGCCAATCAGTTTTGATTGGGTCTATCATCAGTAGTTCGTTTGCTTGTATCTTGTTGATAGAAACCATGTATCTATAGAGTGCTCTAATAGACATACGTTTTCTGTTAAGCGTTGACGATTTTAGTTTGAGCGATTGTAAAAACATGTCAACTGAACGGCCAGAATAATCCAACCCATTTGCCAATAAGAACTTCATAAACTCTTGAACATCATATACATATCCGTCTACGGTTCCTTTTGATAGACCACACTCGGACAACAGGTATGATTTGAAGGCGCTAATGTAGTCCATGCACCCTCCTATTAACTATTACCGCCACTAGCGATTGTTTTTTCCAATATTTTTCTTGATCCCGAACATTTTATCGTCACGTCGCTAAGTGCTGATGGCGCAACACTTTTCAGTGCCTGGACAATATGAACGAACAGGTCATTGTCTACATTGTTATCTAACAAAACCCTAACTGTTCGCAACGAGATGCCGATACAATATACGCAATAACCACTGCTCAATGCTCCTGAAACAATCTGTACTGGATTGCCTTTGAAATACTTGTTTACAAGATCCCTAAAACTATCCAGTACGGCATAGTCAATATCTGTTACAACGATACTATACGATGAGAACAAAAATGGATACAGTTTTTGAGCAACGATACTGGCAACATACTCGTGGTTTTTAGATGTACTCTCCCAATCGTTGTCTGCCAATCTCGACACAAACTCCGGTATATAATCTCCGTCCAAATCGCCGAGATCAAAGTGCGTCATCTTATCATCAAAACTTGTCCACGATAAGTTATTCTGTTCAAGAAACCACCTCAGTCCATCGATGTTAAGAACTGGTTGACTCAAGATTTTTACTTGCATAACCACATCCTTCCTTTAGATCGAAAGAAAGCTTACCACCAAATTCACCCGGAGATATTACCGCCAACTGATCAATGACTCTCTGTCGTAGGCTTGTCGCATGCTGCAAAACAAAGTTCAACTCCTCATCTTGTATTGTCTCGTGTGTTCTGTGTGGAAAAATTAGCTTAATCAGCCCGGTTGCAAGACGAAGAATTGAGGTCTTATTTCTTTGTCCCATTCCCGGCATATCCGCTCGTTCCTGGATTATGTACTCATAGTTTCGCGTTCTCATTCTATGCATAACTTCGGAGAAGTAATCCATCATCCACCCGTATGTGTCGGCGAAGTCACTTGGGATGATCTGGTGCGCATGCCATCCAGGAATATACCCATGTATCCTATCAAGAAACGCACGATCTTCAGATATGATTTGTGGCAGAGGGGAAAACAGGTGACGGTAAAATCCACTGACACGGCGCTGCTTTCTGTCCGTGTCTATGTTACCTGCCAATACGATACTACAATCAGACGAGAACTCCTCTCCGTCTCGACCGAATTTCCCAGAACCCATGAAGTCCTTGAGCGTGTTAACTATATCCACCATCTCTCTGCGCAAGTCGGCGTGAGCTATTTCGTCGAACAAAATGCAATCGAACTTTCCGACAGCCCCTATCTTCCTCCTGAGTTTGTTGTAGAACAATGTCGCCATCGTGGTATTTGAACCACTTATCACATGAGAGTATGTACTGATGTTTCTATATGTATAAGTTTTTCCGCTTTCTGGTGGTCCAAGTTCGACCATGTTGACGCCATACTGGATCAATGGTATGAGTCGGTATAGGTACAACATTTTCTCGTCGTGCGATAATGCTTCTGGACTGAATCCGATGCTTGTGATAATTAGATCTATCCACTCACCTGTATTGAAGTTCTCCCTGGCTAAGATCCAGTTGTTGATATCGATATTTGTGGTTTGCATTGGCGTAAAATCCGCAACAAGGAACGGATACTTACTAGACTGCCTGTCATATACGACGTTAACACTACCCCACACACCGGTAGTTAGTAAGTCGTCGCCATACCTACGCAACACACAATCTGAAACCCGTACCTTATCATCCCCAAGAGACGGAACATCTGCAAGATACACATCCTTGCGCTGTTCGTATCTGGCTCGAACCAATCCGAAGATTGGCAAACAACCATGTTGTCGTACCTTGCTCTTAACCAGTTCCCTTTTGGTGCTATCCACATAGTATTCGTCCAGTAGCTTTTGTATTGTCTGTAACCCACTTCCAGGGCTTGTTGGATCTACATAGTGATTAATTAGGAACTCAGACACATATCTCGGCAACTGTCGAAAATTATCGCTACTGACAGATATCCCCTTGTGGATGAGACATTTTTCTGAACCAAATATCGATTGTATCTTGTCGCTATCAATCATGTTACACCATCCTGGCATCTATTAACGCAAGAGGCGATTTTTCAAAAATCGAAATACACTTTTTGTGTACGATTCCATTATCCCCATTCGCTATTTGACTGACATCAAAACACCCATTATCTCCGTTAACAACTGCTGACACAACTACAAACACCTCGTCCCCTTTTACACAATCCATCCTGCATATTTCGCACTTCACGACTGACCTTTCTATACTCAAGTGCTATTCTATAGTACTTCACGGCCCGGTCTAAATATGACAAAGCCGTATCAGTATCCATCGTCCCATTAAACACACGAATTTCAACATGGTTTCGCGTGATATCGCCACGACACCTGTCTATAGGAAATACCCTAATGGAGCTATATTTTTCCTGTGAACACCCTGGTTTACAGTAATGCTTGCGACAATCATTAACAAACTTTCTGAAGTGCTTTTCTATCAACATCGATAAGACATTTCGTCTTACACGAAATTCTTCTAGCGGGCAACTGATGTGTACATGCAACCCCGAGGACTTTGTTACGAAACAGCCGATAGATTTCAGCCTTTTCAGAATTTTACGCATGTCATTTCTAACAACAGTGTCACGCGGATCAAAAATCGGTGTCTTTATTTCTAGTCCAGCGATTTTGTCCATTGGGCCAAGGACTTCTGTCACCGACCCATCGAAACAAAGTTTCCATTGCTTTGTTAGTGGATAATCCCCCATCCAATAATCGCTTTGTATACCAATTTTTACGCCAGTTTGTTTTAGTGTATCGTAGATAAACTTCCTGTTCTTACCGGCGAATTCAAATTCGATCCCAACGTTGACCGGCACCTTCAATTTTAAGTCTCCTACAAGCGGTTGTATTTTGACGGCATTTAACTCAAACCGCAAACTAGCTATCTCGGGTGGTAAAATCTTTTGCGTTTAACCACGGGTCTGTAAATGGCCTTAAATGCGATTTTCGCCTTTTGTTAGGTTTTTCAGTCTGGTTAATCGTTGACATCGTTTTCATAACCACATAATTACCAGACACTTGTGTGTTTAACAAAATGCAGGACGGAAAAGATATGTGTTCTGAGCCCACGAAATCGTCCTTTAGGCGCTTCTCTGCCTAGCAGCGCATATAATATTTCCCGTCATGCAATACGGATAACTGAAAACCATACCCACCGAAAGAAACAAAAAAAGAAAACAAAATACAAGAAACAGAAAAGGAAGAGAAACAAAGAAAAGAAAGAAATATATAAAGAAAGAAAAGAAACAAAGAGAACGAAAAGATAAAGAATAAAAATAAAAGAAAACAACAAAGAAAGCCCCTCCCTTAAAAGGCCGTTCTGTGTTAACAATTCACATGTATAAATAGTTAGCGCCATGAAACTATTTCAAGTCCATAAATGTCCACGAAGATCAATTATCTGTTTTAACTTATCGTTAACTTCACTACAATCGTCATTGTCGGCGGCGAGGGTGTCGTCCCACCATTCCAATAGTTCGTCCATTTTCTTACGTGCGTTTAAGTGTTCTTCGTCAAAAGTCCAATCTACGCCACCAGCCTCTTTATCAATAAAATCTCTTAGGATTTGAAACATAGCATGCGCAAGCAACGCATCTCTATCATTCCATGTTGAAGGAAGCGTTTTGACCCTGACTATATTGTATCTTTTCCAAAGAAAACACTTTATACAATAAGATATCCAGTGTATTTTATGTAATATTCTTCCGATTCGAACTGGGATATAGTTATTGATGGTATCCCAGATTGGTATAGTACCAAATCAAAAACCTATCCCATATCGTTTGTTTGTCTTCAGGATGTTCTGTATTAGTCATTTGATATCTCCTCCTCTAGTGACATTCTTTTTTCTCCAGTTCTTTTGTCATAGCGTTATCGAGAAGGAAACTCTTTCGCTTTAGCATAGAGAGGAATTCTCCACCCTCCTATAGCCCGAGTATGTCTTGAATCTCACGTCCTCTAATTTTATGTTTTGTGCTAATCTTTTCCCCGTGTTTAATTCGTGAACACTTATTCTTCCTTTGGAAGTACCACCTATGTATACATAGCCATACTTTTTATGGAAAACCAAACTACCTCGTTTGAGTCCCATACTTCTTGTGCTACCGTATTCTCGTCTTATCCCACCTTTAGATGGAACCATAACATGTAATTGTCGTCTGTGAAATCTCAGGGGAACATATTTTATCATCTCAGTGTTGTCCGGTGTAATATGGCCCCCAATTAACCAATTAGCCAATACCCAACTATCTACGTTGTGGCACTCGAATTTGTCGACTAGTTTTGATTTGTTTTTCTTCAACTCAGCGATATCTCTCAAAGCTTTTGTTTCGTATCCCTGTTTTGTATATACCCTACCTAAACTGCCAAGTTCACCATAGAACCATTTCTTACCAACTTCGAGAGGACTAAAACTTTTGTTCCATTTCTTTGCGTTTTTTCGTGCCTTGGCCCTAATATCTTCTATGATGAAACGAGTAATGTTAAATAATTTTTTCAAGAACTTACACACATTTAGTTTGAGTTGCCATCTGGCCCTTGTTGATGGGGCTAATTTCTTAGCCTTTCTATTATTAAACCTCGTGGGTCTGCGGCGTGTTTTCCTAAAACGCCTTGCCCTACGCATAATTCTACGTTGTTCAACAGCGTCCTTGACCCAATGGGGCGTACCAGTAAGTATATTAAGATAGGTATGGGCTTCGGACTTGATGGTGTACGCCTCTCGCTTCGATCCTGGATCAATACCTATTACGACTTCTTGTTTATGGTCTCCTGACGCGTTAGACTTTAGTCGAACGCAGTATATTCCTTTCCTATAAAACGGAGTTGCCCTGCCAGCGCGTATCCACCGCCTAGCCCTACTCGGTTTCGTAGGCATTAATGGAAGATTATTCTTATCTAACACTGGCACGAAAACCATAATACTCCTATCCAGTTTTTTCGCTGTAAGCCAGGACTGGAAACCCGTATATACACCCCTTCGACAAGGCCAAGAAGGCTTAGTTCTCTTTCGAGAACGCCACATTTAATGGTTCTGTAGTAGAGCCTGGAATTAGGGTAGCGTTCCAGGGTACTTGTAGCCCTCTGGGCGTAGAATATCAGGATTTCTCCTTTCTTCTTAGTCTAATCAACTATTACCGGGTTCCATCACGCCCAAACTCATGGAGAAGTTGATTGGCGTTTTCTCCTAAAAACGACCACTTTGTCACCCTCTCTCAATTCTACTGGACCCGTATCTAAGAATAAGCAGAACCTACTCGTACTAGCGCCTGTAATACCATAGTATCTGACTAAATCATTAGCAGATACCCATTCTTGATGGATTGAGAATATCCCTCCCTGTGGTGTGGTATCACATTGGCCGATTAATTTGTAACAGAGTATCAGGGATAGAAGATATCTGATTCTTTTTATCACATCAATTACCCAGCATTTGCCTATTCACTTGTCTAGTTCTAAATTCTGGTTTGTACTGAACTCGTTCTCGAACACCCAGCGTCGTCTCGACTTCTTTGATAAACCTTTCACACTCGGTGCCAACGAAGTTTGCCCCATCTATTTGGCATGATCCATCTGTGTCGATTGTTACAGTTATCTGTTTCACAACCCTACTCCTTCAAACATCCTGGATCGAACTGGTCTTCGCTAAGTTCATAATATTCGCTTGGCAAATCTTCAAGATATGTACAATTAATGGCAACGCGACAATATGCACCATTTGCCTTCCATATTGCCTTCGAAAGTCGTTCGGCAAATTCCTCTTCGCTTTCACCACCACAAAGGTATCCATCGCCAGAAGCATCTATATTGTTTCCAGAATTATACCAATCTTCAAAATCCCATTCCTCTTTGGCAGCGATGGTTATTTCAGATTCTCTATTTGGATTAAACCCCTCAATTTCTACCGACACGTTATAGTATCTAGACATTTTATTCCTCTCCTATTAAATTAACACCAGGATACAAGCCCTTACCACAGTGGGGTAGTTTTTTTCTACATGTTCATTCGACATATATGCCCCTTTCTTTTCTGTTATCTAAAATAGTCTTTGGTTACTAGGCGATGTTTCGTTCACACCTTATGGCTGTCAATCCACAGGGACCAGACTCACCCTTAAACACGATATCTTTTCCCTTTTCCTCTTGGTCATAATGCTTCCCTCCTGGCTGGAAGTTTTCTATCTCCCACTCTATCGCCCGTGTTCTGGACTTGTGTTCGAATACAATCTGTCCATCGGCACAGTTGATGACTTGCCATATTTGTTTGGCTTCATCAAACTCAACGTTGCTGGCGCGACGGACACTGTGTACTTGGCCTACCGCATACAAGTCGACATCATCGGAATACAGCCCAGTAATATTTCCGTCTGGCGTTATGTCTATTGTTATCGTCATGGTTAATTTGGCGATTCTACCTCAGATTTTCCAATAACAGTTATGTATCCCGCTCGTTTTTTGCCAACCAATCTATCGTTGTCAAAGTAGCTATTCATGTACGGATAATCAGATACTAACGAAATGTCTAATGGAGAATTTATGGAAGTATCTGGATAGTTTAGGTATATAAACCGGTGATTAAAGTAATGGTGTATCTCCCAAAAATAGTTCCCTTTGATAAAAGATATCCTAGTTCCGATATCTACCTGTATGTTAATCATGGATACAGATACACCAAAATCGTCGCTATCGTCGATAACCTCCAGTATTCTTTGTTTTCCGTCGTCGCACTGTATTTTCAGAAATAAGTCACCACTAGAAGATTTTCCACGAATCTTTGACCCAGAAAAAAGGACCGGCGTACCAGTTAGTTCAGAATGGCCATATGGCAAGAATATTTTCTCTATTACGGTGCCGGAAATAGATTTACATGCTTCGGCAAATAATTCCTTTTGTGTTTCGTGTCTTTATTGTGCTTTTTTCAATTCTTTTTCATACCAAGATGGACCGGAATCACACCCAATAATCACTAGTAAAATACATACAATAGATTGTTTTAGTATTCTCATTTGCTTTCTACCTTTCTTTCTGTTTTGTTCCCGATTAACTGCGCAACGCGACTATCTCATATTCATTATCAATTATGTCTACAATGGGCATACACTTTGTTCTTTGACTTGCAGAATGAGACGTTGGTTTTAGAACGACATATGATAGATTAGCATCATTAAGCTTCAACACCACATCATTTAACACATACTCTCCACCGATATCTGCGTGTAATACCTTAACCCTTTTGCCTATTAATTTTGTCCATTCTAAAATCCCAGCTAGCGATATTTCATCTATTGACACATTTGATTTTTCTACTATGTTTTTCATTACATGCCTCCGCTTGTAATTAATCTCATAATTTCTTGTTTTGCCAATTCTAACGCACTAATCAGATACTGGTTCGCAAAAGAGAACTTGTCCATTATCGATACCCCCTGATCATTACCCTCTGTCTTCCATCCGCAAGCCTTTCTCTCGTGACAACCCTTCCCCTGGCTTCTTGCTGTCGCTTCAATACATGAAAAGCATACGCTTGCTTGAGCCTGCCGATCCACCTAGAGTCGTATTTCCTAGAATCGAATTGGCTAATATGAGACCTATACGTTCCATCCTCGGTTTTTTCAAAACCAATATCGTTCGCCGAAGCCTGGACATGTTGACGACGAATGATAATATTGGCAACTTGTTCTCGCACGTCACCATGGTAGCCATACAAATTTTGAGGCTCGGAATGAACCTCTATCTGGTAGCCTTGCCATCCACCGGTCTCCATAAGAGCGTTAACTAATGCGTCCTGATCCTTAAACTGCGTCTTTACCGAACAGTACATCGACATTACACACTCTCCAAAAGTTTGACTCCACCCCTAATAAGTTTGGCCGTTACTTTAGTAATACGCAAGTCATTAACGAGATAAGTGTTAGTAACGGTATACTAGCAATGAACAAAATGACAAAATAGAATAGTCTATTGTCGCGTTCCATTGTTTTCTCCACCACAATGTATTTTACCGAAGATTTCTTAATGATACCTTCGTTGCCCATAGTTACGTTCCATTTCTAATCCTATTTGCAAGCGCCGTTAGCGCATCGCGATGTCTTCCGCCATTATTGCGAATGTACTCTTCGAGTTTATCCGCTGCAATATTTCTTTCCTGCTGCCTAGCTGAGCATATGATGCAGACACCGTTCTTTTGTTTGATGTCAGTACACTCATTACACCTGTTCTGTTCTAGACATACGCTATCGAAGCACGACGACATGTTAAATCTCGATCTTTCGTTTTGCTATATTCAACACTTCATCTACCCCTCCACTATCACCCTGTGCCATTGCCCGAATCTTGTTCATATGATCGACAATCGCATTGGCAACCTGTGCATTTTGTATTTCCTGTGGAGTCGTTAGGTCGCTCAGGTATGTACTTTTGAATTCATCCAACATCTTTTCGATGTCCTTATCTCCAAATACATTCATCTCCCTAAACCAGTCAACATACTTTCTGAAGCTAGTCAATGATCTCTTGGTTAACTTCTTGCCCTCTTCTTCGTCGCCATACGGAGAACCATTCACCCTTGCAATGACCAAATCGCAGAACTTAACAGTTTCGTTTCGTAATGTACAAACCGTTTCATTAACCAGCTTGTCGACTTCTTCCTTCATTCGCTTCTGCATTTCTGCATTCTTGGCCACAACCTCATCCGCATCGACTTCATCTATCGCATTGATATTGGCGACCCTGAATACAAAGTACCTAAAATAGAACCTACTGCGCAATGATTCTGCGCTAGACGGATAATGTTGTCGTAAGCACTTTTCCCAGAAATCAGGGTGCTCGCTCTGGAGCTTTGTCTTCGCGGCTTCAAATCTCTTGATGAAGGAATCCACCAACGAATAGTACGTAGCTTTGTATTCGTCCAGCTTCTGAGTAACCTCATGCAGCTTACTGATTGGAACAAAATTCGCGCTGGCAATGCCAAATGGAATAGACCATCGTTTCAAGAAGTTCCGTGCCTGTTGCTCAACCGACAGAAATACCCCTATCTCATGCTGCGGTACCAGTAATTTCCGCCCCAAATTACATATGTCCTTCGGCAACCTGCCTGGATCTATGCCGACACTCACCATGTCGTTATTCGTAAGCATCTTCCTTCCAGACCAAAACCCGATGTTTATTTGCACTAGACACCCTAGATCAAAAAGATTCACAGTTTTTTCTGACATCTTATTCTCCGTTGCTCACTGTTATTTTCCGTCTTGCTGATTTCGTCATTGGTGTTGCGATTGCGTTGGCCCTTTTTGCGCGAGCATCGCACCACTCCCTAATCTTTTCTATTCTGTGTGGCTCCATCTTAAATAGCGGAACAATACTACTGACTCCAAGCAAACAAAAATCTGTCGTTAACTCTGATTTGTTAGCGAAGGCCATCTTAAGGCCGACCTTAATCGCCTGCTCTATATCAGATCCAGTAAAGTTTTCTGTTGCCTCTGCTATTCTTCGCACATCAAAGTTGTCTGGATTTCTGTTCCGTTTGCGCAAATGAATACTAACGATCTCCGACCGTTCGTCGACGCTTGGTAAATCTACTCCAAAGATCTCATCGAACCGACCCTTTCTTGCGAACTCTGGCGGCAATGACTCAACCTGATTAGCTGTTGCAACAATATACACTGGGGATGTTTTGTCATTCAACCACTTAATGAACGATCCGAACACTCTCTTAGACGCACCTCCATCTAGATCTCCAGCGCCGCCGAACCCCTTCTCTATTTCGTCTAGCTGTAATACGCATGGCGCTACGGACTCAAGTATCTTAATAGCCTCTCTCATGTTCGACTCAGACTCGCCAACGTATTTGTCCATTATGTTGCCAACATCCATCTGAATGAGTGGAGAGCCGAATTCGCTAGCAATTGCTGTGCTGATCAGTGTCTTTCCACATCCTGGGATTCCGACTAACAGCACACCCTTTGGGTATTCTATGCCAAATGCCCTGGCCTCTTCTGTAAAACACGGCTTGTCCATCAATATATGATTCTTCAAAACCTCAAGTCCACCAACTATACCAAGTCCTCCCGCTGGTGGTTCTATGTAGGATAATATCCCAGACGATCTAATTACACCAGCCTTTTCATGCAATATTATCTTGACAGATTCTGGTGTTAATCCTTTGTTTTTCCTTATGGCAAGCGATGCCCTATCTATTGTCTGCTGCTGTGTCATACCCTTGCACGCATTAACAACATCTGACATCACCGACTTGTCCACCGCCAAACCCTTGCCATCCTTAGATTCAACGCTATCGCACACATACTTAATTTGGTGCTCGATTTGGGTGGTATCTGGAAGGCCGAAGTCTGTTTGCGTAATCTCTTGTTTAAGCTGTATCGGTATATACAAGTCTGGGCCAAGAAAGATGATTGTTCTTTGATGACAATATAGCAATGGCCTAATTTCTTTCAACCATCCAATGACAACATCTGCTTGTGGGAATGTACTTTGGTTGAGGTAGACCCCGAAATCCTTCATTACACACATGGATTTGGGCGGAAGCTTGTCTATCTCCTGCACCGCATTCATTGGATCTGGCATGCCATTGCACGGAACTGCTTGTTCTCCGCTAGATTTTTTCCAGCCACTAGCGATTGTCCATACGAACAATTCCCTATTGCTATTCTTGGCTACAGTTGCAAGATCGTTTATAGCCCTATCGTCCTCGTGTGTGACAACGGACAGCATTGCATGTCCAGATAAAACATAGTCGGTAACATTCTCGACGAAATTGCTCATCCTATTCGCCCTTTATATAGACTAGTTGTTCCACTAACCCCGTTATCATCCATTTCCTTGTTGATTTTGGCGGTTACGATATCAAATCTAGGGACAGAATGTTCCGCCATTATTTTCCCCAAAGAATTTCCAACAACAAAACAGTTCGGTACATACTTTGACATATCCTTGATTGCGATAATATTGTAGTGCATGGCAAGAGCAGTTTTGCCCTCGTCGGTGGTCTCAACCCATTCCTTTATAACACCCCTTAGCGCCAATATGAATTCCTGACAGCCATGTTGCCATTTGTCGCAGTTGATAATACAAACTTCGCTTTCTCCCGTTAGAGGAAGTAATGCCAGTTTCATATTCACCTCATTTCGTTTCGTGCTTCTTATTCATAAACTCGTGTATTTCTTTTTTGGTAGACGAAGAATCAAACTGTAAGTATTTCACCACTAGTTCTAGGTTATCCAATAACATGTCTACTTCATTTACACTTCCACGAACAACCTTTCGATTGATTAGTCCGTCGCTATCTAGATCCATTTGGTCTAGTATGCGCCTTAACCTCTGTGCTATATGTTGTATTGTTGGCCTTGCCATTTCTCCTCTACTCCTTATGCGGATGACGCTCTACCACAGAGCCATTTTCATTTCTCATCAGCCCTATTTTGGCAAGAATTTTAGACTCGTTCTCTGGGGAATTGCAATCTGCTATTTCGGCCCAATGTTTATGGCAAATACATACGCCTATATAGTTGTAAATGGCGTCGTTGCGACAGTATGGAAACTCACATTGATCTACTGACATTTTCGTATTTCTCGTGGGAATATTGTGTTGCCAGCCATCTCCAATTCATATCCCATTCTAACAGCTACCTTGTGGGACTTCCGATTTTGTGGACACTTTTTGAGATGATTGGCAATGGTTCCTAGACAGTCTCCCCTGATAGTAATCCGCACTGTTCTATCTTGCGCATTAATTTCTTCCACTGTAAACGGTTGCTGGCAATTTGCTTGGTTAGATGGTACACACATTGTTCTTCATCCTTTGTTAATTAACTTGCCGTGTTCGATATCGCTTTCTATTCTGAAATCATCGTCAGACAACGGGACTACCTTGAAGATTGCATGCGCATGAACCAGTGTTGTTATGATAGATATTGTTTTGTCTATGCCGTACACAACTTTGGATACCTTACCGCATTCGTTCGATAACATCGATTAGATCCTTCGTTGTCATTCCAGAAAGGTTAAGGTCAAACACATTTGCGACATGGTTAGATACCTTGATTGAGAATGGCCACTTTTTTCTTATCTCAGACAGCCCTTCTCTAATCGACTCGTCGCATTTACCCCTCTCTTTATTCCTATATACATCGATTATTCCTTCTGCGACTTTAGTTATATTGAAGCTAGTGGGAATAGTTCGTCGGACCCAGAATAGATTATGACTGTTTGCATCCATTACATTAATGCGCTCGGCAGTTATTCGAACAACAAACTCGGTATCTCCCATGGCTAGACGAAACATGTTATGATTAGAACGAACCAATTCGCAATTTGCAATACCATATTGTTTTATCTTGGTTATTATATCGACAATTGTTTCCATGGACATTACTTCGTCTCCCTTCTTGTGACGAGTACGCCATTACCAGCGTGTGCTATTTGCACACTAGTACGAGCGTGGATCTGCACATCAAGCCCGCCATGCTTATTTAGCAGCCAGTAGGTATTACACCCAAGTTGTTGGGCAATTTTTGCCACCTCCTCTATCGGAATTATTACTATATTACTAGACGGAGTATAGACGTGTCCAATTACCTTGTCTTGCATTTCTTTCTCCTGTTTCTAGAGTTATTGACACATTCTTTTGTGTGTTTCCACCCTCTCTTAAATGGTTTTCCTCCACACACAGAACAGTTTGGTCTTTGTTCGCGCACCCTTTTTATTTTGAGAGGACAATTTCTCTTATGTAAGTATACATCGCCATACTTACGCCCACCGCACTTTTCGCATACCTCTATCACTACGACCGGCTGTTCTGGCTCTGGTTCTGGTTCAATCCATTCCCTGTACAACCCGGCGCTTTTTGCGCATTGAAAAGAACATGCGACATCCACAACTGTCTCGAACTTTGGCTTCTCAAACTGTAATTCTTGGCCACACGAGACACATACTCCACGCATGCAATCCTCGGCATCGCTTTGTCGCAGACATGTTATTCTTCCGTCTGGCAATTTATCCGATACTACTCTTGCATCACAGATGCCAACGTTGTCTGATTTTGCGTTTAACATATTACCCCTGTTGTCATTCTAGTCCAAAAATATGGTTTTGCAACATTTTCCTCCACTCATAAACTTGTTTGGATGCATGTCGATGCCATGAACATATCCATTTTCGTTCTTCAAAGTGTTCGTCACCCCTTTTCCTCTTTTTTGGTAGCGGGATAGACTTCAAATTGAAATGCTCTTTGATCATGATTAGCATATCTACAAGGATTAGTTCGTCGTACTCTACATAATCTGGTGATATGGCTACAACCATGCCAACAACTCTATCGTCCTTACTGATCTTGATTGGATGATAACATTCGTTAACACGGATTCCACGATCCTGCATCCATGGCGCAGCCATAGTGTCCCAATCATTACAGACTCTTTCGCCGTCGCTCTGTGACACCCAGACAAATTCTCTATAGTATTTGACTGGCATGAAATATCCAAAGTTACCGCAATCGACTGGTCGTTTCTTGGATCTATAAAAGTCATGATGTTGGTCGACGTGCATCCACTTAAAAGGAATTGGCATCGCTTTACATCTTATCCACTTGCAAACATATGGAATGATTGTTTGGTGTTCAAGAACAATTTCGGCTGGAATATTTCCGGGGACACGAGATAGTAAACTCGACAGCACACTAACAGGATCTTCTAGATGGTTGAAATAATCCATATCTAAATCAAGCAGAATGTTTCCCATATTACGCCTCCGGTTTTATGATGCCACACTCTACCAGGGTCCGATGAAATGTCCTAGCGACTTCCTCCATGGCAGCATAGGAAATTTGAGACGAACCGACTCTCATGTCTAACAACAACCTATATCGCTCACTGACCCATGCTGGATATACCCCGTCTTTCCATACGCCATTGTCGTGTAGGTACATTAGATCATTATATACTTCAACTGCTTCGTTTATATCCATTTGTTTTCTCCGTGTATAAAACTACAGAGAGAGGTGTCACATGAAAAACGCATTTGCGATCATACTATTTGCTGTTTGTTTGCTCGGTTTGTGCTGCAACTTTGGATGTGATTACAGCGCCTGGGAAGCGGCCAATGCGTACCAAGACTGTAATTGGTGGATGGCGCTCGTAACCGATTGCGAAGATCAGCCTCCGTGCCCGTTCGAACAGATCTGGGGTACGCTATTTTAATAGATTGACGACGAAGCTAGTATTCAACAGAACGTCGCTTTCATGGATATCGAATCCGCGCTCACTGACAAGTATAGTCCTTCCTAACTTTGGCTTGCGACCATCTTTCCCTTCTAATATGATGGAGCATACCGCTGCATTGACTGGATTGTCGGCGACTATAACTCTTCTTATATCGCCAGTTCTAACGTAGAATTTTGGCACTATACTGCCTTTCTGCTTCTAATAAAACCGTCCAACATTTCAAGGTCTCGTCGTAGTTGGTTGGCAACTATGCCAAATGACGGCCCACGCCCCTTGACATACGCCAGCGCCATCGCTGTGGTAGTTCTAGCCAGGGCTAATTCTTCGTCGCTATACGATAAATAATCAATGATCCGCCCCCCACGATACATAGATTCTTCTTGTATTACTTCCCCCATATTTGCTCCAGTTTTCTCAGAACGGTTAGCAGGACGACAATGATTAGTGAAACAAAGACGCCATATAGAACATATCCAGCGCCAACCATAACTCCAATTGCAGAAGCAACCCATATCGTAGCTCCAGTTGTTAGTCCAACGACAGTTCCGTTGTCCCTGATAATCGCACCAGCACCTAAAAAGCCGACCCCTGTAACCACCTGTGCTGCTATCCTTGCGCGGTCTGATGGATACCCTTCTGACAGCAAGATAGATACGACTGTAAAAACCGCGCTTCCCAAACAGATCAGGCTTATTGTCTTGATACCAGCCGGTTTGTCCATATGTTCTCGCTCAAAGCCAATGACAACACCGCATAGGATTGCGGACACAACAATGATCATTGAGCAGTACGGTTGCTGTATTGAGCTATATATGCTGTCCATTATTTTTCCCAAAAATTGTTCCGGCCAATTTAGCGGTATTGAAGGCGTCCCACATTGCAGAGTGTGGCGTTCCATCAAAGGTCATGCCCTCCATCTCAATAGCCTTCTGTAATCCGATACCATTCGACAGGCCACGAGATATTGCGTAAATGCTTTTCAAGTCAAAATGATTCTCGCTAAATGGGTATGGTATTTGTTTCTCCGAACACTCAGACTGAAGCTGAATCCTATCATACATTCCCCAGGAACACCATGGCCTTGCCCTTATTGGATACGTTTTCTTGATGGTGTTCAGCACTTCATGCAATGGATGGCCTTTGTCCACCAACATCTTGCGTGTTATGCCAGTTAAATTCGTACAGAACTCGCTGATGTCAACATTGCTTGGCCTGACCAAAAACCCCATAGAGTTTTCCGTCTTGCCGATCTTGGTATTGTATACGGCAATGCCTATCTGGATTATCTCCTGTACAAAATCGACAGGTTGGTTCTCGATACATGTTGCTTCAAGATCTACAACTATTAGCCTATTCGTCTTCATCTTCATCGCAATTACCACACAGTACTGTTGCCATTTGTTTCTTTTTCTTTTTCCCTATAAATTCGATATATCCATTAGGACACACATCCTTATAACTGGCCTGCTCGCAGTATTCTAGGACAGTGTGAACAAATTCCAGGTTTGCCATGAACGATTCTTTGTTCAGTGTGCCACGAAATATTCTGAACTCTATCGTATCTTCTGGGCACAAATTAATAGCCCTGTGTCTGTTGCCAGAGTCATTTTTCCTCCTGGCTATACTCGATAATGGACTATCAAATTCTATCGCTGCCCAATTATCTAGATTGGATCTTGTCCTTCTGCTTACTGCAAGTATCCACGATGGATGGTTGGTAAATAGTTTTAGCAGTCTATATAGAGTTAAGTTAGAAATACTTCGCTTTGTTACATGTACATGCATCCCACATGTATCGGTATTCCAACTACGGTATCCATACTTTTTAAGATTGAATATTGGGTCAAGTCTATCGCGATTTTTTTGCATCCATTTCCATGTGAACGGATGTGTTACCACCTCGAATCCAGCGTCTAAACTTCCATCATGTTTGTAGTAGATGAAATGTTCTAGACCGCATAACGCCTCTTTATGCTCATCGCCGCCATCTACGTTTTCTATCTCCAATTCAACGCCGAAGAATCGATTCGTCTTTTCTCCTGGACATTTGAAGAACACCGGTCTTGGTTTATACGAGTAGGAGTGTATACCATTGTTTTGAGATTCATAACACCCAGAACACAATCCATCGTCACAAACATCGTCTGTGCTTATTTCACAGCCACACGACTCGCACGAAATATATCTCTCGCCATAGCAATCACGACAGAAGACATCTCCGTATTCGCTTACATTTGTGTGATCTAGGTGTATCCAGTCACCACAACCAGAACAAAGGGTATATCTACGATCTCGACAACTTTCGCATGCCGGATCGCCGTCAGGGTCTTCCCATGCATCGTTGCGGTCAAGTTCTTTATCGCACCAATAGCATTGCACGAAGTTTTGTTTATAACAATCTTCACAATATTGATTACCATTTCTATCGGTAACGCAATCTTCGTCTTTGAAAAACCCATCGCAACCATGGCACTGAAAATGGTCTACAGTTAAACAATCAATACACACATTCTCTAGGCCACATTCTGTAAATAGCGATGATACCACCTTTCCGCACTCAGAACATTCGCTGGTACTCATAGTCTCCCTCATAAGCGTATTCGTTTCCGATTTTCTCTAATGGGCTTCCACAGTTGCAAACCTGCATAATATTGAAATCCTCTGCGCGACAACTATATTCACTCAAACAGCTTGGACACCACAGTTTTCTATGGCCCGTAGATTCAAACAAAGGTCTACGCCAGTGGAAATTTGAGAACCAACATCCCATGTATTCGTCAAATCCATCTGTGTTAAAAAACGTTATTTGACCAAACCTGTCCAGGACAACTAGCTTGTTGTATGGACCAATCATTCCCTCTATTGCCCGAACAATGTCGTGTCTCATGTGAAAATTTGATGGCATTTTCTGGAGTACTTCTTTGTTAAACCACACAGTATCGCTGTCAGTTCTGTTTCGGATTGATGATGTTTGTATGATGCCGTTATGTACAAAAGCCAATCCCCTATTGATTTTATGGGGATGACAATTATTCCAATCATGTAGTCCAGATGTGGCTAGCCTAAAATGCAATACACAGAGAACGTTGTCGGGAACTCTGGCATAGGCATTCATGAAATTGGCGAATGTGAAAAATCCCTTTTCAATATATAACCTTTTGTTGAGCGCATACATAAATCCAGCCCCATCGTCGTTCGCATCAAAACAGAGTCGTAATATACTGCTTTGTATATTAATTCCTGGGGGCCTCACAACAATGACACACATATAGTTCTCCTCTTTTAAGGTTAAAACTCAACACAAATTCGTTGGAGAAATATCGGAATTGTCTTGTCCAACCATCTTTTTGTCTAAGCTTTGTAACTCTCTAATCATACCCTTTATATTGCACATACTACTCTCTCCCAGTATTTAACCGCGAATCTCTAGGCAACATGCCTTTTGTTGTTCACGAATTCGTCACGGTATTGTTTTGGTAGCTGATCAAGCATTCCATTTTCGGTAACGTCATCTGGTTCAAGTCTTAGTTTAGATCCATCCGAGAATATTGTCGTATACATCAATTTGCTCCATATTCTAGATAATCGCCGATCAAGTAGAAGTCTCGCTGTATGTGCTGTGGAAGTTGACGAAACCTCTTAAACATTGCGAGATACAGTTCCCTGGTTGGTAGCTTTGATTCTGTGTAGTTTACCCACCACATATTCGGACACTCGAACCAGTCTATAAACCTACCACTTCGTCTCCACTTTTTTAGTTTATGAGACAGGTTATGCTGAACATCATCGCTTCCTACCCATACCTTTTTACCATTTTTTATTGTGGTAAAATGTCCGCTTCCGCATATGTCATTTATTGCAGATAGACTTTTGGGTTTCCAGTTGAAAACCATTTTCGCGCCATTAACCATGTGAATACCATATGTATCAAAACTTATAAATATACCGTCATCGTGGAAATATATGAAGAATTTTTCTTTACAGTCGTCGTTTCCAACGAACTCTTCCTCTAATATCTTCTCAAAACCTTCTGCCTTCAGTAATTTTATGTAGTCATTTGTCGTCATTTAATAACCTCCTTATACAACAAGCGAATACCCAATCGGGTCTCCAGTAACCAAGCGTTGCTAAGGTGGTGACAGCTTCGGCAATCATAACAAACCTTAGACCCATCTGAAAACGCCATTCCGTAAACGCCGATCTGCCAGGCGCTGTTCCTGAATAGCTCTTGAATCCTATCATATAATCCTCTTTTATTTCTTAGCTTGTCTTTGAGATGGTTTTTCCATTTTGTCACCCTCTATTATTCAAACGCAGCCGTGAAAAACGAATAATCGAAAGAATTACCTAAAATAGAACCTACAGGCAATGAATGCGGTAGCCGCTAGAGATACTTTGAAAAACGCCCTCCAATCTATTCGATTTCCTCTTACGGCATTTATAAGAGTTGGCGAACCATAAAATAGAAAAACAAAAATACTAACCAGTTCAATTGCGTTGAGTATCATACCCCATCCTTTCTTTAATTTGACAACGAGTATTCCCAGTCACCCCTGCTCCAGAAGTTTATCAACCTAATGGCATCCCTCAGTATATATGTCCATAAGATAGAAGTGCCACTTTTGCCAGACGGGATATGATGCCATTTGTATTCGTATCTAGCAAATCCACTGTCTCATTTTGTTTTAGCCTTTGTTTTTCCGGCGTTAATCACCATACCACCCGTGATACCCATGTCACATGTCCATGCCTGAAGCAACCAGTTTAGAACCACACTGCTGTCATCTGTGTTATTTAGTCGCCTATTTAGAGTGCAACTAACCTCCTCTGCCATATCCATCAGTTCGTTTCTATACTTCTTCCAGAGTTGACGCCTAACATCATGAAGGTGTTTGGTTGTGTTGGTTTTTTCTTTCATTATACTGTCTATCCTAAATTTTGACACCACACGATCTAGCCCATTTATACAAACCCTCGTCATTTAAAATCCATAATCTTCGCTCTTTATCGTTAAGATTTTGTTTTTCGCTGTGATAGTGATCTGTCCCGGAATTATGACAATTACAGGATGCTTGACGAGGAACATAGTTTAATGCCCGATTAATTAGGTCGTCAAGTTCTGTGCGATTCTGTCTAATAAATTCTCTTAATGTCATTTAGTTACTTCCTTGTTGCTATTTATTAATACATAATCTTTGATCGTCTGGAATATCAAATCCATTGAACACATCGCCTAGCTTAATTCGTTTATAACAACCACACGAGTAAACATCGCCGTTAGGCTCGACGGTAATTTCTGGGCACGGACAACAGTCTTTGTCTCCCCAATCACACCTGCCACCATATGCCAGTTTAGTCACCGTCCTTATTTCGCGCCGATCTACATAGTCGCTCCCATATAGGGACGAGTTTCTTTTGTCGCCGCTAGATCGAGTAAACGCCTCGACCACATCATCATTTATCTCGTCATGCCATTCGTCCTGTGATAAAGCAGCGCCGATCACACCAGCTTTAGCAAGCTTAGCCAGCGCAATAGATGTTGTCGTCATACTTCCATTTGTGACAATGAACACATCTTCCGTATACTTGTGTCCAAGTATTAGTGCAAACATTTCCCAGAACTGTGGATGTATTGTGGGTTCTCCACCACCTATACAAATTATCCCATCGCCATAGTCTAGTGCTGCTTTTAGCGTCGTAAGACACATATCTTCGCCATCTTTTGTACAAGCGAAGTTGCAATGTTTGCAAAGCATGCTGCATTTGCTTGTTATCCTAATATACACGCAACCTCCTGTGACCAGTAACTATCGTGGCGACATCACCCAGCTTTACAATCTTCCAGGGTTCAGGTACCCCTATGCTTTCAGGCACAGGTTCTAGGCAAACATGCCGCCCGCATTCCAACGGATATTTCCATGAGCAGGATGGACATCGACTGTAAATCTCGCCATAGTGATTAGTTCCCACCACATGTTCGTGTCCACACTTAACACACCTATATCTCTTCTGGGAATACTTACTCGTTGTAGGTTTTGACAATTCTATACCTCATTAATTCTTCGGTTTCGTATTTGGTACTATTATGCCCTTTCTGTCAAGCCTTTGTTATTACCTCTTCATGAATGTCTTCCGGCAAGTGCTCAAGCATTCCATTCTCTCGGATATCATTCCCATAGAATCCCCAGCACGAATCCAACTCCTCACCATCCTCAGTATGGTTGCAAACATCACAATGCTTGGGCGCAGCCCTCAGAACAAAACCGTAAACGTCCCCTTCAAGATACTGTCGGTAGACTTCCACTTCCGCCAACAGACAATTCTTTGCTCGCTGAAGTACTTCTGTTGTAACACTTTTGACGGAGTATTCCTTACAAACCTTTTCCTCGCTGACGAAAATGAATCCTACTTGTCCCCAATCCCACCTTGCGATATCACAGTCCGCAAATCCACCCATGTTAATCGTGATGCCGCTGTGATCGTATAGGAAAATGGGATAAATCAGCGCGGGATGATGGTCTTCCTCTATCTTGGCTCGCAATTCATCCCAAGAAGAGAAATCCTTTTCGGAATAGTTGTGAGACTTGTCCCCCAACCTATAGCGACGATGAAAACAAACCATCGTTCCCATATTATCCCACTCACGAGGGGATTCAGGATTGTCATCCACATGAATTTCTAGCGACCGCCCATCGGCCAACGTGATCGTCTTAACTTGTTCCATTGCTCACCATTTCTTTCTTGCCTATCTTAAATCGTTAAGTTCAATCGTCGAATTGATGTAGATTACGCCTTTGAACGCTCTCCCAATTCGATTTCAACAAACCACGAGCTTCTGGCTCGGTGTCAGCGCATCCCTTTAATCCCATCCACTTAAATGGAGCGGGATTATCAGTTGTAGGAGTTTTCTTAATCGCTAGACGAATCTCCCACTTGGACTTTCCATTATTGAAGATGTAACCCACATGCTTTCCATCTGCTTTGATATTGGTCATCGGGTACGGGTTGAAAAAATTTGTAGATTCCTTTTCCTTTTTGAAGGTTAGTCTCATACTACACCCCAAGTTCTTTTGTCGGTTTAGAGTTTATCTCTATGCCGATTGCAGAGATAGGAAACGTACACACTGTTCCGTCTGGTAATCGAAAGTCACAATGTCGTTCTTCGTAAGCCAGGCAAAGCTCTATGTTTTCTCCAATATAAACACCTTGGCCGACATAATGTTGCCAAGGGAATTCTCCAACAAAAGAGATGGCATAAGACTGATACTTGATAAATATTCTATCTTCTAGTTTGCTCAGCATATTGTTCACCACCTTGTCTGTCTATCCATATGAATAAGTTTTAGTACGATTCTCCACCTTCTCCACTTTCCGAAAGCCCAAAAAACGATGGATCACTACCATGCTCTATTAGAGCTTTAGCACACTCTTTCGGAGACAGAGATTTTTCTTCAATGGTTCTGTGCCTACCACTCCACGAACCATATATGATTTCATGGGCAATTTCAGAAAGAGAAGCATCTTTTACTGGTTCTTCTTCTGAAAGAATCTCAACCTCAATGCGAGTCCTAAAAAACTTTCTCATATTTTTCATACTTTCCTTGGTTCATTGTGGTAAAACTCTTCATACATGCTATGAGATAGCCATTCGCTACGCAACTGGGCTGTAGTTTTATTCTTCGTCGTCAAGATATTCATCCTCTTCTTGATTTGTGTCTACGTAGATATCTCCGACCCGAACGTTTCCGAAGATCGACTGCCAATCGATAGCCGAATCCTTGTTTATAGTTACCCATGTTCCCAGATTTTCTCTTTTGTAATTCATATTGGTGATTATTTTCTCTGGAACAAATGATAACAGACCAGCGTCGACGCCACATTCGCCGATTATTTTTCCGTATTGCAATACTGGATAACATCCATCCCCATAAGCTGTCGAAAATATAAAGATATCATTATCACCAATTGTCATTATCAAGGGATCTCTCATGTCTCTGTCTGGATTTTCATTTAATGCAACGCATATCTTTTCCCAAAGTTCTCGTGGTTCCCCAAAGACATAGCATGGATCGATTACAAGGTATCGTCCAGCAGCCAGTCTTTCATCGTCATACACTTGTCTAAACTTAGCGACAATCATTATTCTTCCTTTCAAACATAACTTCGTTATTGCATGTCTCCTGTTCCGTAGTCTCGTCGAACAACACCGTGACGTTTTCTTTGCTTAGTCTTCAATCCATAGATCCGACAGTAGCCGTGGCCCTGGCTTGGATCTCCGTATCTGCCGTGACCTTCAGCAAAACATCTCTTTTGATAACCTTTTCTATTCGGAAAAAGAATGTTGCCACATCATCCTCCTAAGATAACTCTTTGGTGTTAGATCAATACGACTTAAAACCCAGCATTGCTTAGCGTTTGTACTAAAGGATGGCTAGACGGAAGGTATGTGTTTTACTTTTCTTTTATTGAGTCTAACAAAGACGCCACTTCTATACATCCGGACCCTTCCGAACCTTCCCTGCAAGTTTCATATAATGATCTCTATACCAACTATCCGATGGGCAATGTTGGTCAGTCTCTTGTTCGATCAACTTAGCCGCCCATTGTAGGGTTTCGCTCTCAGACATTGGTGAAGATGTGGTTGGCGGCGCGAAAATCTCGTATGGATTATCATCAACCATTACCGCCAATGGAACCATTTCATATTTCTCATCGACAACATTGACGGCACAGATCAAAGATACTTGTTTTCCATCGCTTTTGCGAGTGGCTTCCATCAGACATAGATTGTTGCCCTTCGCAGCCCTAAGAAGGGTATTGAAATTCTCTCTATCGTATTTCGGTATCATAGGTAGTCACTAAACTCCTTCCGCCAGAACTCAGCCACCTCTCCACCCTCAATTATGGCGTCTTTGAGATATGCGACACCAACATCAGTAAGATTCGTTCCGATTAAACACCCAACCTTATATCCACTTTTCAATGTGACTGCGTTTAGACATTCACCATGCGATCCACAGTGCTGTGGAGAATCGGATGTTTCATCGTCGTCACATCGTTTTGGATATTCGTCACTGTCGAATGTAGTTTCGTCTTCAGGATGTTCTGGAGTTTGTTCGGCTTTGTCTAACCACTCCTTAATCCTTGCGCCACAATCCGAGCAGTACTTATCGGCACAGTATATATATGCCATTATAGATGCTCCCCTATTCTTTTCGCCAGCGCATGTGCGTCCGAATGCTCCATGCTAAAAAGTTCATTACACAACGCTTTAAGAAACTTTGGTTCATCAACATCCAAGTCAAGCAAATCCTTTGTAATAGTTGTTCCAGGCCGTCCCCTCTGGTCGTCGCGTAACCCAAACCTCTTTACTCTGTCTGGCAATGGATACTTCATCAGACGAGACATTGCCGTTCTAACAAGGTCTTCTTGCCTGAGATTGAGTACTAGCCTACTGATCATTTTACCTTCCTTTATATGCTTTGAGACACTTCTTTAGCAACCTAACAACTGTTGACGGTTTTCCTAAATAGGAATTACGTATACAAAAGTGGCCGGTTGCCTTAGTTATTGGGCAACGATGGCACTTATCTATCCCATAGCAGTAATCAAGATTTTTATTCTCTACTCATTACTTATTCTCCAGTTCCGCTATCCGTCTTTCCAGACTAGCGATATTCTCACACACACAATCCACAATAGAATCGACGACACACCATGCTCGAAGTTTTGTGCGAACTGCATCTGCAATTGGCGTCTCATCATAAAGTTGCCAGTCTGTGCGAGTTAATTGATATTTACCCATACTCATTCGGTGGGTTACAACGCCATTGGTCCATAAAAAGTCCGATCCATTATAGAGAAAGTAACTACCACTTGAAGCATCGGGAACTGCCACCCTTTTCCCGTCTAGCATCTGCGCCATTGCCCAAAAGCCGTTATGTACTGGCTCGGGCTTGCGGCGCATAATATAATAACCTGCTATGCTTGGACCGTCGATTACCCCGTCGTTATTGTAAAGGAAAAACTCTCCTTTTATTGCAGGTCGATACTCTGCTTTCCCATCCTTTATCGATAACTCGAAATCGTTAATGTTTAGTTCTGACATTATTGCCTCCTTATTGCGCCCAGCAGGACTCGAACCTGCAACTTACGGCTTACTTACCACTATAGCTTTCGCTACCTTGCTTTTGTGGTCTGGACTTTGCCTTCATCCTATTAGGATGTTCCGTGTCAAGTCTCTACACGTTCCAGTTTCCTGGCTTCGCTCGGCGTTACCTCGTATAAAACAGGGGGTTCACCGACTTTACGGAATTTTCCAATACCAGTTACCCGATATCGCTCCCCAAAGAAAGTCCATTGCTCTGACCAACTGAGCTATGGGCGCTTCCACAAATCAAAAATCTTCTTCCATCGCCCTATCAAACATCTTATTCGCTCGTGAAAGCTGTCTCTCCGCAATTAACATACTCCATATCGTAGAAATTATCTGTACAAATACAAACAGAACAACTCCCCATTTGACGACGACCATTGCGTTGACGATCTCTTGTGCCTGTGTCTCTGTCATTTTCTTTCCTTTTCTTATTGCGAATCCACAAGTACCTCATCCTCTAATTCACAATCATAGTCACAGTCCGTACATACTGCCGTGCCAGCCTCAACAATTTCGGACAAAGGTTGTCTGAATTTTTCTCCACAAATCGGACACACATACAATAACGTTATGTCCTCAACCTTGATCTTCATGTTCGCCATCTCCTGATACATCCAACAACAGTTGTTTCCTACTTGCGATTATCTTGGTTACGATTTCCTGTGTTTTATTATCAACCCCCTCATTATGAATATCCACACAGGCTCTGGCCAATCCCCATGCCCACCGTTTTACATCGTCTAGTGTTGCCGGTTCTGGTAATTCAGCGGCAGCGTATTCTCTCTTAGACTTGGATCTACCAAACGCCAGTTTGTACCCAGCCTGTTTTGAGAACATATCATTTGAACTACATATCGCAACACCAAAGTGCTTAGTTACCGGATTGTAGACTACCGTTACGCCGCCTTTCTGAGAATGTCTTTGGCGAAAATGATACACCAATTGCGTGTCTTTGCTTACCAACACCCTATTGCTAAAATGTTCTATTGCATGTTTTAGAGCATCAATCATTGGTTTGGGATCGCTATTGATAGCCCAATCACGATACGGTGAACCGTCGACAAAATGACACAACTTATTTCCCAGCGATACAAACAATGGGCAAACATTACACCCGGCATTGTTGTAGAATGCGACGAATTGGCACAGTGCGCAATTAAGCGAGGTTGCACTTATTTCGCGAGTCGACACTGCATGTCTGGATAAATTTTCCGGCAGAAGACCAATCCATTTTTGTAATGAATGTCTCAAGCACTTCATGGCCGATCCAGACCTTGCGACCGTCTTTGCATCGACAGGATAGAATTCACTTTCCCATGTTTTGAGACTCATGAGTTACATCCTTTCGTTCATCGTTTCAGAAGTTCCGCCAATACCTTCTCATAGACATATCGATTTGGCAATAAAAGATCGCAATTGAATATCGATTTATCGTCACCGACCAAATACTTCATGATAGCCGCAGCAACCCCGGCGCTTCTTGAAATACCAGCTTCACATTGACATACTATCAGCGGATATCGTCGCCAACATACCACGAAGTCTGCAATTTGTATCGCATGCTCGTCGCTCATTGCAACAAGACCGTCAATAGGCTTGAGTATATCGTCAAAGACAAGATAGGTTGCGTCTACCAGCTTTTCGCACGTAACGTTAACTGGTTTACTTTTGCTGTCGCGAATAGATATTAACACAAACGGCATGCGACTGCAATCTGGGTGCTCTATGGCCTCCCTGCCGCATACCACAATTTGCTGGACGGGAAATATTGGCATTGTCACCTCCAATAGACACGTTTCTTGACGACCCTAAGCCTTCTATTGACGCATCGACACACATAAAATACGCCGATTGCGATATATTCTTATCTATAAATGACAAAAACTTCTCGAATATTTGCGCCACTTCTCACAACAATTCACATGGAATATCTGTGAGCTTCACAAGACCAATCTTGATATCGCGAATGCGATTATGGATTCCAACCAATACTGGACTGGGCAATGATTTGAACTCCATGGTCTGTGACAATTTAATCCACTCTTCTTCCGTCCCGCCCGCTCGTATGAACATAGCTGCGATACGAGTTTGAAATGGGTACTTTTCATTGCCCAAAATAAGTTGATGTATCTTGCGAATATCGCGTTTTTTCATATTGGCTGTTGCTCAGAAGGCCAATCCCGAAACATTTTTTGTATTCTTTTTCTATTGGTAGGCAACCTAACCCAATCCGTCCTTTTCCAATACCATTTGTCTACAAGATTTGTTATGACGACCTCTTCTGCTTGATCGAATTGTGTAGCTGTCACGTCAATAATCAGCTTTTGCTCTCCCCGTCCGATTGTTAAAAAGGCATGATTTCTATTCATGCATAGGATCGGTCTATGGCCACGCCTAGTTAATAATCTTCCAAGGCGGTACGAGCAAATAGCACACATTCCAGTTAGGTCAGATTCTCCATATACAGATCTATCTTCTGCCCACTTTCTTACCCTAGTTGCTACGGCTCGCACATCATCGACATCAATCATCGTGATTTGCCACCTTGATATATGACTTTTTACACACCGTCACCTTAATTGGGAGACTATCATCGTAATCTGTAGTCCTAATACGATACGACACATCCTCGATTTGTTTGGCGATATGTGCGTCGTCTATGGATGATGTATCAAAAAACGCTATGCAATTACTTGCCATGTCGTTAACATATTGCTGGTATAAAACCACCCCGACACACTTTGCTTCGTGGTGGGTGCTACTGATCCTATCTATTATGGCCTTTATCGTTGCCCCGGTATCTAAAAAGTCGTCTATTATAATGTATCGTTCTGGACATACTGCGGCTTCAACGCTGTATCCATGGCTACTTTCGCCCTTTCGCACGACCACGAGGTTTTTGTTTATCGCAATACATACCGGCGACGATACCAGTGTCCCACTCAATCCTCTTGCAGCAATAGAATCAAAGTCGATGTTCTGAGAAGTGATAAACTCAGATGTGTTTTCAACTATTCGTTTGAGTATGCTGGTATTCAGAACGTTAAGCAAATAACCAGAGCACATGATCTTCCTTTCGCTAGCTACAAAATAAATGGGGTTCTACAACCGACTCCACCCACCCCTAGTCCACTGTTTGACGGTCGGGTATGTACATACGACGACCATCTAGTCGGCTTGAATAAAAACGACGTGTTGCTTTTGCAGGAACACCGGATTTGTCATAATTCTGTATGGCCTGCGCACACTGTCGTTTATCGTCTCCGGTAGCGATCAATATCGTCTACTAACCATTCCCAGTTCATATCTTTTACCCAATCGAATATCCTTGGATAAAAGACACCGAGCATCAGCCCGGTTAAGAAGCATATTAACGACATCATTTCTTCTTTTCCCTCTTTTTCGTAGGTGGAGAGTACTTATACTTTTCGAAACACACAACCTCTCCATCTTCATTTGTATGCGATTTGCGACACACGCCGTCGCACCTAATCGTGTTGTTTGGGCCACATGCACAAAAATCAACACCAATAAGTTGATCGTTCATAGCCACATCTCTCCTGTTAGACTAGTTGGAATACAAGACCATTTCCGCTATCGCCCTTCTTGGGATGATATCTGTATGTACTACCTGATCGTAACAATCGAAGATCGCAGACCTGCTTTCGACCTGCTTCTTTTTTGAATTGTAAACTCTTTGTGTAGACTCCACTGTGATATTGTCCTTGGATGTTGCAACGATAGTGCAACGACTCCAGACAGCCATTCCACCAGACTTGTTAACAAACGCCCTGATCATGGCCGCTCTGCCTACGAGTGTCATTCTTTTCTCCTTCAAGAATTTGTTGCTTCCACTCATTCTGTACTTTATTTAGATACTCAAAACGTTCATAGAAAACAAAAGTTGGGATGTCTGTGTCTCCATCCCAAACATACTTTGCGACTAATCTTCCATGAAGAAGTACTTCCCCATCACCTATCTGGCAATAGTCAAAATCTATGTTATAACGATACAAAAATTGCAGCAACCTTCCAATACATCGACCGTGATTTTTAGAGAAAGTCATATCATTTTCCTTGTTCTATTTCTAGTAGCCGACGTACTCTTTCTATTTCGGCGTCGGTATGTATAGTTCCACCTTTGTTCAGCTTAATATAGAGAGATAAGACCCCTTTTCTGTCCATTGTAGTTATAGTGAACCTAAGTCCGACGCTCATAACACACATTGTCTTGCTTGTTTTGTCCAATTCGTTGTAGTTAATAAGTCTACCATCACTCAATTCCGCTGATATAGCCCCATCACACCAATCAATACACGCTGCCATTCTCTGTTTGCCATCTACTAATTGGGCCGCAGCCAAAACGTCTCGGGGATCTGTATTAAGAACACATGGTTGGACCTGACCGCCTTCCAGTAGATGCCCGACGAACAATTGTTTCTGTTTTGTCGTCCATACGTGACCTCTTTGAAAGTCACAGTCGATATCCACTGGGTATTCTTGTATCATGTTGCGCAGTCGCGCAATGCCATAAAAAAGCTGGGTACCAAAATGTATCGGATGGTAAATGTCACCGAGACTTATTGTATTACTCATATCGACACCAATACGACGCGCATTTTGTATCCATCCTTTTCTGCCGTCTCGATGCCGGACCATAGATACCTATGAAACGTTGGTATCGCAAAAAATCTGACCCAGCACTCCGAACTATCTCCACCTACCGTGCCAGAGATCACATTGTTTGCAGAATCGACTATCGCGAATTGATTTATCATTTCATACCTCCTCTTGTCGCGAGACCCTATCGATCAATCTGGTCAACTCTTTGCTGGGTAATGATCCTTTTCCGTCCAGCACTTCTGCGACCTTTGAGATACTGGTATTCTTGAATAACACAGACCCGGAGACAGTCTCTATCGTTAGATTGATTCCACCTTCCCTGCGTATTCGTACTATACCAGCAAATTCTTTTCCGTCTAGAACTATTCCAATTATCCTCATTTTGTTGCTCCGAAGTATTGATATAACTATGGCTAGTTATACCATCCACCAAGATACAAGATGGCGTTTAGTAGTATGATTCTTGCAAGCACAATTGAGATATCATGAATCCTCTTACCGCGATCATCTTCTTTGACTGATACATCTATCAACGATAAGAACATTATCGCAATAAGAATGATTTGCCATATTCCCATGACGTTAATTCTCCTTAATTCCTTTTCTCAGATTCACCTTTGCTTGTTCTAGGTTGTGTATGAGCATGTCTATCAGTTCAATTTTTGCACCAACAGACTTGGCGTGTTCGACCAACTTTTCTACTTCTTTATGGACTTCTCGGAAAATGTCCCTCATTTTACCCCCATAATTACTCAGATAACGTGTCGATAAGCACCTGTATTTCAGGTGCGGTTAGTGTGTATATTTGACCCGTGTGCGATAGTGAATTGCACCACGCCTTGGCTTTTCCAGCAGCCAATTGTCGTTCTTCTTGTCGCACTCTTGTTTCAAAGTTCTTTGAAATGCTTAGTACAGCACCAACAGCCGAATGAAAACTTGTAGATACCATACTCATTGTTGTTTGTTACAACTCCTTACCTTGTTACAGTAGTCCACACACACATCCAGACACATATTACTGCAAATAGGATCTTTAGCACAATCGTGGTTTTTGGCCCACACATTTCTTTCTTTTCTCATGTTTGGGCCTACCAAACCGATTGGATTTCCGCCTTCCCTAAGATATATGATGCAGGGGAAATGAAATTTACCAGCGACGGCCATGTCATCCAATACTAGCCAACAGTTTTTTGAATCGGAATCACCGATTCCTCTGACATGTCTACCGGCGTTTATGTTGTTGATTCGATATCTTAGTATCGGATACTTTCTTAAGATATCATCCGGTAGCGCAGACAGTATCTTGAGGGCTTGGTTGTATTGAGCCGCTGGTATTACCCTAATATCCGAAACACCTAAACTATCTGCGAACATAACGCTGTCTAAACACTGATCAATATTGTCTTCTGTAAACACCATGCCCACTGTTGTGTAGGTTATCTTTGATAGGTTGCGAATATTCTCGATTACCTTTGGCCACGATCCTTTTGTTCCGGACATTCTGTCGCCGATAGAACAGCAACCACCGTCCAAGGATATCGAGAAGTCGTTTACTCCACGCCTCACTAAGTCGTGGTAGAATTCGATGTTGGCAGAGCCATTGGTGGAGATGGCTATTCGTTCAACATTTCCATCCTTACAAATGTCTACTAACTCACATAAACCATCATAAAGAGTCGGTTCCCCGCCAGAAAACCGAATGTTTCGTAAACCCTGCCTAATCCACTCGCATACTACATACTTTGCGAATTCGAGGGGCATAGTGCCACTGATATCATCTCGTAACCCACGGCAATATGGACACCGAAAGTTGCATCTGTCGGTCAAAATCAGTTCACATCGCCACAATGGACTAGAGATAGAGGCTTGACTTGCCCGATCATCGGAAAGGGTATAGAATCCTATGTCTTCTAGTTTCATTTGTCAATTACCTTATTTCTTTAGAACAACACCTCTTGTATTTCTTTCCACTACCACACGGACACTTGTCATTTCTTCCCGTGGGGCGAGAACTGCCAATGATTGGCGCGATGACAAAAGCAGGAGGGGTTTCCGGGTCTGTTTCTTCAGGGTTCTTGTGAATCAATTGTCCAGACTTGACCCCATCCATCATGGCATTGATGTACTCTTCTTTCTCACCTGGAGAAAGTTTTGCCCATGTTTCTTTGTCCATTAGTATCCTCACAGGAAAAACCCGGCTTCACCTACCGAGCGCGAAGCGATGCCAACTATTAGGAAGCACCACTAAGTTGTTTTTCTCATGAAAAACCAAGAAGATTGCTAGACGAACGAATACACGCCCATGTGACGCGAAAATCTTTTAAGTGTAAAGTGCAATCCACGTTCATTAAATGCACACGGACACGCTAATTTGCCATTTATATCAATGGCTTCCCATAGATCTGGCGGAATATGGTTGTCTCTATGTGTGACTCTAATTATCAATTTTCCCAGTACGGGATGACAGATTCTGTCGTTATTGCACAGTTTCCTTCTGCTAGATGCCATTATTTGACCTTGATTGACACATAGAAATAGCAATTGTCGCCTAAATCACGACCAACCGACCGACTCAATCTTTTCACGTCCCGCAAAAGGCTCTTGTTTTTATCTACGTTCCACTCATTCTGGGATAGCAACTCAAGAGCGTCTTCGGCAGCTTCATGCGCAGACTCACCTATTCCGGTCGCCACGTCTGTGAAACTAGTAAAAGCGCATCCACAACCAGGAAAATATTGTTCGTGATAGATGCCATGAATTATTATCTCAAACCCTTGTATCAGTTTCATCAGAACCTCCTCGACCAATAATAAAGATTCGTTTCGCTTCCGTCTATCATTGCGTCGATTTTGCTCAACGCAGTTGCGTACAACTCACGAATCTCTTTCAAGAAGTCTACAAACTCTTCTCTACTATCTGCAACTGCTTCATAGGCTTCACCCGAAACACTTGCACGCCTTGGCATAAAATTGTCTGCCGTTAGTCTGAATTTTCCAAAGTCAGAATCTTCCTGATCAACTATCTTACTAATAAAGATGTTTACTGGGATATTTGTATCGTTTGCTCTTGACAGACTAAGATCGCCCCTATCATCAAGCATTGATGTTGTTCCCTTTCATCTTGTGACCCCATATAAGAATTCAGTATATTCTCTTATTACGTTAGCGGATATTCTATTCGCAACATCTTCTCGCTTTTGTCTCTGTCTAAATTTTGATGCACAACTCTTAGTACAAAATGTACATTGGGTTATTCTATTCTTTTTAGAAAGGTGTGTAGTTCTTCTTCTCCTACGAAACTTCCTATTGCATTCTGGACATTTTAACAATACCATACCATGCTTAGCTGATTTATGAATATTTTGTAAGTGAGTCAAAATCTGTAAATTTTCTATTCTATCATCCTTGCGGTTGTTATTTATATGGTCAACCTGTTCTTCTGGTTTAAGTTTTCTTCCGAGATGAACAGACATCAGATACCGAGCATAGTTTATACCTGTTGTGCGATTTTCTCCTATTTTTGTTATTCTTACTATGTATCTATCGCGAGATTTGCAGTACATTGGACCATATATCCAACAGTCATTGTATGGATAATTACCAATCGTACTTTTGGTTCGTTTTCTAGTTCTCATTTATTAGCCCCGTCAAGATTTGAACTTGAACTATTGGATCGAAAATCCAACGTGCTGCCGATTACACTACGAGGCCACGCCTCTTGCGAGGCGCTCCGAGGGTAGGATTACTCAGTAATGACATCAATCCCTTCGAGAGCAGGATACTTGCCGATCTCGTCGTTTCCGAAGATGACATTGCCGACATCGGACAAAACATGACCGAGCTTTCGGACAGCCGACACCGACCGTCTCTCGTCTGGACACGCTTTCAGTTGGTTTGCTACAGATCCAATGCAGTCACACCGAATTGTCAACGTGACAACCCGATCTTTCATGTCGATTGAATCGATCTGGAACGGCTTGACAGGATTCTCTGTTCTGTTAGTATCAGACATTTCTGGACTCCTAAAAAGTTATACCAAAACACCTTGCGCTTTGAACATCAAAACGCTAATCGGCTTGTGTTGTTATCCGCGCCTGTTGCAATTTCCAACGATTGGTAAGGAGTTGTGCAGTTGGGTTGTTAAACAACTCAATTCCGCAGCAACCAAGATACCCGCTGCTAAAATTGCGGTTGCTATATCGTTGTTGTCAAACAACACCTTTACCTTATCGACGACTTCTGTCGCTGCTTCCGATTCTTCCTCTACATACCGATTCATGTCTTATCGTCCTTTCGGTTTAGTGAAACCAGGATGGGCCTGCTGGGACTCGAACCCAGAACCGCCGGTTTATGAGACCGGTGCTCGTAACCAGTTGAGCTACAGGCCCTACAACAATCATGGTCTACACGGTAACCGCGAGGTTCTTAACCCTTTTGACACTCTGGTCCACGAAATCTCTATGCACCTCGATATCAGCCCCGATTCTTATCGCATATTCTTGGCCGATTTTGATATAGACCCTATTGTGTCGGTCACAGAACAAGTCACCTTTCTTGATCGACTCGAATAAGACCATTGGGCTTGATTCATTAACTGTGATAAGCATTGTTTTCCCTTTCTTACTAACCGCAAACCATAAACTTTCTACGGCCAGCGTCAGCAACCTTATTGTACATATCGGCGTCAAGTTCTCCGTTGAACATGACTGCTTGCCATCTGATGAGCCTTGCGATTTGGCGTATCGTTACTCTTACCGGTTTGAAATCCGGTAAACCAAATCCGTTGAACACGCTGATGTCTACACCCGATAGTTCAACCTTGCTATCCATTGCTATGGACGTTGCCTGCTGAATTTCTTGCTTTGTCATGATGTTCCTTTCATTTGTGTAAACAACAATAGCCGGGGTGGGATTCGAACCCACAATGTTTACCACTAGGGTATGAGTTCTTAAGACTCATGCGTTTCGCCAATTTCGCCACCCGGCCTATTATGTGGAGATACTACGGCTTCTGGCAGTCTGTCGACTGGGTTCACCCTGTCGTAGTCACAGGTAACGCCTCTCTCTTCCGGCTACCAGCATCTTTTCTCCACTAGTCCCCTCCGTTGTCCTTAATGTGCTTATCGATTGCGTCAAGCGCCCCCTTGACTATTGCACAATAATCGGGTTCGCTCATCAAGAGTTTTGTCAAAGTCTTGCGCAAATCGTACAATACATCAAGCTTTGCCTTCTTGATATCTTGATCTAACATAGATTGTCCTCCTGGTAAGTATAGAACAACCCTTGTGCGAGACGACAAAAGGTTGTTTTATAGTCACCAAAAAATAAGTCAGGGGGTTTGCGGCAACCCCCGACCAATATCGCACAATTATAGCCAGTCACTTAGAATAATAGGCAAGTCCGCAGCGCTTCTATTATTGTCTGGCACCCCACAATTTGTTTATAGACGTTAGTGGTTCGTCTATCCGTTAGATTACCGCATACAGATCCTCCTTACACTACTATCTATATGTTCGTCGTGCCCTTTCAAATATCAAGTAAGCAAAAACTGCTCGGGAACCTGGGGAAGAAATCGTTTGAAAAGATCTGAGAGTTTTTCAGCATCTTTTGTATCTTCCATAAAATCCCCGACAGTATGCCATCCGTCATCCCCTGGATACACCTCAAGATCCAAAGAGACGCCTAATCTCTCGATTGCTTCGCGAATGATAGAGACGCAATACGACGGCATACCACCTGACATGCAATCGTAGTAAGCATTCGCGATGTAGTGAACAATCGATCTTTCAATCGGTAGCTTGAACACCTCTCCTCTTTCCTTAATCTGCACTTTTAACCGAGCCATTGCGTCAAGAAGAAGAGTAACTTCAGGCTCTTTAGTTGAACCAAGAGGAAAACGAGATATCTTTGGATTCAAGCCTGCTTCGAGTTCATACGAAAAAACTGGTCGACAGAAGACTAAATGATGACCTGCTTCTGGGTTGTCAAACTCATTCCGATCAATAGCCTCTTCCGAGTACAAAACCCACTCGTCATTGTTAGACATGATGGAATATTCGACGACCGAACGAAACTTGACACTCTTCATTTGTTAATCCCACTCCAGAAGAAGCCACACACTGCCGTCTGACACACGCGAATAGTAGTGAAATACCTTTTCTTCACTACCAACTCGGTCTCTCAGATCCCAATCGTGGATATAGTCCTCCAAGAAAGCATTGTCTAGATGCTTTGGTGTGTATGGAAGACTTGGTGGTTTGTTTTCGTCGCATTGTCCAATCAACGTCCAGACACGTTTCGGTCTTTCGTGTGTAGCAAATGGCCACGTTCTAGTGGCGTGTTGCTTGTCTGTGGTTGATTCGCGTATAAATAACAATGTTTGCACTTTTATTGCCCCATTCATTAACACCGATTTTCGTCGTACTTCTTGAGATGGTCCATAAACCCATCGATGCTGTCGCGAAGACACCCAAGAACCTCGTCGAATCCAGCGGAATGGCCCCTCTCATATGCCTTATACGAGAACCAGTCGCGAAACTCCTCCGGAATACCACTGAGGACTTCAGCTTCCTCAATCGCGAACTTCTCTGCCCTTTCCTTGTATTCTTGAAGTCTCCGTTGATGTTCTTCTTCCCGTCGTTGTCGTTCCTGCGCGATCTCAGGATGTTGACTCTCGAATTCAACAAGCCTCTCTTCGAATATCCGAAGGGTCGCTTGATCTGCATCAAAGATCGCTTGTCCGGTTTCTTTGCCATAGTGAACGAGATACCCGGAAATGTTGGTTCCTCGCTCAGCTATCCATCTCTTCTGATCATCAACCGCTTTCTTGATAGCTCGATGGACCTCATTGATAGACCCATACTGTGTTCCACGATACCTCATGACATGTTCTCCAGTTTCATCTCGCGGCGTAGCACCAAAGTTCTTGTGCCGTTTTCCCTGTTGGAAAATAACCAGGGTTTATTCGGTAGACGCCCGACGCAATAACATCGCGACCGCTACCAGGAAGCCAACACTGTTCGCCGGTATCCAATATTGTATATCCGACGCACATGTCGACACAATTGAAATGACACCTTACTTTCATGTGCAACTCCCATTACTCAAAAACGTTATAGAGCCGCCTTCATAGTATTGGCAACTCGAACCAAACGAATCCTATCAAAGTATCCCCCTGTTGTTTCGGGAGAAACGTTGGACACACTAATAAGTTCTTCAGAGATGGCGCAAACAACCTCAAAAACATCCAGTCCATCTCGAAGAGCACCAGAGATAGCTGGAGAGATTGTTTCGCGCAGCTTTTTTGTGAGTTCGTTAGTCGTTGTCACTTTATCACCCCTTCGTCGCCTGGACGAATAGAAAACCACTTGAGTGTAGCGATTGATCCCTCTTCTCCAGAAAGGATTTCTAGGGTTTTTGACACAAGGGACTGAATCCCCCTAGTGGTTTTTCTGGTTTGAAGATCTACCCACTTGCCCCCTTCGATTTTGTAGGAGGCAGAGTACTTATTCAACTCGTTATCCCAGCCTATGTGGACTTCTATTCTTTTCATTGTCGATCCCCGGAAGATTCAGACTAAAAATCCATCCCCACAGCGTATCTAACTCCGTATAGCCAGGACGGCCATCGGACTGCGGAGAATACCCGTGCGATTCGGCATAGGCTTTATACAGCACCTCCAGGGCCTCATAATAGGCGAGGCATCCGTGCGGAAACCTACGCGCCTTTACTTGATGTTGAGAAATATATAACAACACTTCGACACACAAAATGTTGCTATATATGCCCCAGACACCGACTTACTTCTTGCTCTTGTTGTATATACTCATCGACCAAAGCAGTATCGCCCAGGTCTCTATAATCATCTTCCCCAGTATCTTGCTTTGTCCGTCTAGCTGTTTGTAGTCAACGACAACATTGATCGCGAGTATCACTATTGCCGCGAGAGCTATTAGACAATTCGCGATACCAACACAGAGCCACGGCGACAGTCGCCTGTACAGATTCTTCATAGACATCGCTTTTCTCCTATGGGATTACTTGACATACAACATATAGCGTGTATGAACGGACTATACACACTACTTATTGTGCATTGCAGAATTGGGTGAGCTTGTCGACCAACTCGTCCGGAGGCATCATGTGTATTATGAACATGACCTGGCGCTTGCTAAACACAAGCCCTCCGATCTTCACATCGTTTGTCTACTCTTTTGGCCAAGATTGCTTGAGGAACAGTACCAGACCCTTCACAGGACAGGCGACCGAATGACTGATTGTGCGCAGCCATAACAAAAATGGTTTTTTCGCCGGTTACTGCCCTTTCCTGTGGAGTTGACGGGACCATGACGATAGGGAACTCCCCTTGACAAACGCAGCAGATGCCACTAGCCATGTTATCCTCCATTGTTATTGGCATATATAGGACAACACTCCCGCGAGACGGAAAGTATTGTTTTATATATCCCAACTATTAAACCCAGCAACCGAAACTTGACAACGCGTTGTCCAGTTTGTCGAAAGCCCTATTGGCCGACTCCAGTGATCGATGGAAAAAACAGGTGTCATTGTGCGACGGAATCCACTCGTTGCCATTTTGCTGGATAAAGCCTGCGTAAAACTTTGCCGGGTAATGTGCTGTCTCAATGATTCCGATTGTTGACTTGCGAAGTAGAAGCTTGTTCATTTTTTCATCCCAATCGCTTCAAAGCCAGAAGCACGGCACAGGAAGACAACTCCGTCGATAACAACACAATCACCGACAGTCATCGCGCTGTGTACTCCCGCCTCATTGGTCTTTGTCATGTGGATTCCACGGACAACTGCCGCGACGGCGTGTTTCTCATCCCAGATATCCACAGTATAGTAATCATAGGTCTTTTCACAGAGATCCTTGCCATCGGCTGGCAATAGGAGTTCTCCGATCTTGATATGCGTTGATTCGAGACTGATATCGGGTATCTCACCGTTAATACCCTTTTCAAACCAGTCTTTTTTCATGAAGTAGACTTCGACAGTCTTCATATTATGCACTCCATCTGTTTCGCTTAACTTTGCTGCCCTACGCGGGTCGCCAGCGCCCTCACGCCCCTTGCGGGGCGCTCTGGGGAGAGGAGGAGATCAGAAACGAGCCTTGTTCAGACTCGTCATGTGGAAATGTCCGTTGTACCACTTGGGGACCATGAAAAACCATTGCCCCCTGCATCGGTGAATCGGGAAGAAAAACAGGAACATCCTGTCAATTCGCCCAGACCTGATGAATGTCCAGGCTGTTTGCCTAAGTGTCATAACTACCCCCTATTTGTATCAAGGTTAGCGCACATGTACAATTGAACTATACAGTGTATGGCGCTACTATACACCATATATGTTGTGTGTACGAAACTGTCATACACCCCATATCTTGTGTTGTTTTGGGTTGGCTTACAGATGGCGTGACTGTCGTAACCCCTTATCGTTCCTTACCTTCTACTACCCCTAATACACCCCTCCCCCCACACCCAGACACATAGGCCAGGAGGACAGGGGAAATGGGGCGGAATTATAAAAGGTGGTTTTTACATGCATTTCACACATAACCCGTTGCGTTTCAACGACTTACGTGTTTCTAGTTGGCTGATTAACCAATTGATTAACCGATTAACTGATTAACCACTTAGCGTTTTCTCTGGTTAACTGGTTAATTGATTAACCACTTGCTGATTAATTCGCTGATTAACTGGTCATTTTGAGGTTTCTGACTACCCCGAAGGTGCGAAAAGTGTTTCCCCTAGGGCGAAAAGTTACTTATGAAATTTTCAACGGGACTTAAGTACCTCGGGGGAAAAGGACTTATATCAGAAAAACGAAGAATAAAGAAGGGCTTCACCTACCCCTCGTGAGAGACTAGTTCGTTCTTTTTTATGGGGCCGTTAACCCCAACCAGTCTCAAGTTACTGGCCCTTGGTCGATGCCAGACAGAAGAGTTAATGCGGTGGACTAAATTATCCTCTCTTGGTCCCACCGAGCGCTATATATCGCGCCTTTCCCCAAGAGCCCTCTACGGTCAGTGTATACCCTGCCGTATACTAGCGGCGGTGGGAGTCGAACCCACTATCTCCAGCTTATGGGGCTGGTATGGTAATCCTGTTCCACCCCGCCGCAATATCGAACGGCCTGCAAACCAGACGGCGCTATCAGCAACATTTGTGCTGACTTTCAGTCTTAATAGCCCGTTACGCTAGGCCGCTCACCACTTAAACACTTGTGTGGTTTTTGAAATGCTGTTGACTTGCTGGCTTTTGGCCCTTACGAGCCCTGAAGCGCGGGAACATATCCCGTCTTATTTGTTTGCCAACAAGGACTTCTGTTTGCCTTTCTTTTCCCACTGCCGGATCAACGACCGCGCTATCAGCCCTTGAACAGAGCCGACATGGCATCTTGCGTTTTCTGCAAACCGTTCCCCTGGCACTCTTGAAGATAGGACTTCCATCAGCCCCATCGACCAGCACGACCCCATCGCGCTGTGGCCTGACACGATACCCGAATCTCCGATCCCCAACAGCTTTATCAATCTCTGTCGGATGCTTTTTTGTGGGGACAAACCCGTTGACGCGGACTCCCCACGACCCGTCCGCGAATTGTTTTGACATACCAATTTCTCCGTCACGCGCTACTAGGTGTGGTGTGTATGAACGATTCATACACTCTACATATTGTGGTTTGAACACCTAAGAAAAGAAAACGCCCCTGACGATGGTGAGTCATCAGGGGCGAAAAACATGTAAACACAGGGTTAACTCTGGTCATACGGCAAAGACTAACGGTGATAGCGGTTATCATCGTTTGTTGTCTTTATAGCGGCAGACTGGTATAGGGCGCTATGAAAGCGCCTACCGTTCAACGCTGTATCTACATGGGAATAAGCCACTTAAGGAATGAACATTTTTACATCTTCGCGGCACGAGTCGGCTTAGTTGACTCGACTTTATTCCGCCGATGCGCTACTGTCATCTCGCGTTACCCATGCGCCGAATTGATCGACGCAGGCACTACCGACTAGAGAAACTAAAATCCATTCGCCGTTTAACATCTAGTTTACCGGTAAGGCTACCACCAGTAACGATTTCTCCAGGGGTTTGTGTGATATGACTGGACCTCTGACACTACAACGACAATACATATCGCCTTGCGCAGACACGACTTATGTCTCTGTCCATTGCAAGACATTGCCAGTGCAGAGGGACATCCTAGACCATATTGCATCCCTGTTTTGATAGACTAGTATCCGCCACCGAAAATTGGTTTTTCGGCGCGGACTATCTACTTTGCGCAGGGAATCTCCCCTAGACCTGACCCTTATCGGGACGTACCGTACCCTATCGACGGCAACATTATAAGACCAGACGCTAGGCGCAGACCCTATAACGCTGACACAACGTGATACGATCACGAACGGACAAACCGGTATTATCGCCCCAGCGACTCCGCGCTTTTACCGGACGGACCGATTACCCGTATTGACGCGCTCCGCGCGCCTGATAACTAGCAGAGGTCCGCTATCATTATCGGACATACCGTACACCATAGGGGTACAAGGAATTGCACCCTGTTATCGGCTAAACCCGATACCCCATACCGTTTGTCGTCGTTACACCGCGCGCCCGATCTTACGCGCCATCGTCCGAATCTTGGCGGTGCTTGCGCGCTTGCCAAGAATCGCGCTGGCGATTGTCGACGCATTTTCGGAACCAAACCCCAGAGACTCAGCAGGAGTATAACCCTTGCCTGCCGACTCCAAAGCGCGCAATGCCTCAATTGCGCTGAACGCGCTTTCGACATCCTGTGTCGGGTTATCAGACGCAACGAGAGCGTCCACTAACCGCGCGGTCTTGGCGTACCCTGCGAGCGTTCCCAAGAACGTTTCAGAGGTAACGACGATACCCGAATCCAACATAGTATCCGACATAACCAAACCCCTATAATCGGGTATTCGGCTGTTTCCCGGCAACGCCCCGATAACTCGTTTACCGGTTATTCTGCCTACAGGCAGATAGCCGTGTTAACACAAGCGTTGTCCTCAGGTATCCGTCCTATCCCGTAGGATAGGCTTAATTGTCACCAGATCATATACCTGTTAGACAGGCAAGTCAACGAGTCAACCGGTTTTTTTCTTTTTTTCTTTGGTCCGATAAGACCTCTTTTGCTAGGCCGATAACAATAACTGTATATCGTCCAATAACTTGCGAGACAGAGAATAATTATCGGTCTGTGTTTTTATCTGGTTAATCACTGATTAATCAGTTAATCAATTCTCCAGTTAATCACACTAATTAGCATCAGTCTTATAATTACAAGGTCCATGTTTGTGAACAGTTTATTCATTTCTTCGTCTAGCAGTAACCCGTTGTTACTTCTGGTCTTATAACCGTTGACCATGTTATCGAATCATCCTATAAGACATGTTTTGCTAGTCCGGTAACATTCGTGTATGTCGAACAACAAAAGACCGATAACTCTTAGCTCTGGACAAAAATATAGGACCACTAGCTAGAATGGTCCTATAATATCGTTACCGATACTTTAACCAGTTATCGCCCCACGTTCACTAGCGTATCGTCCTATAATACTCCACATGTTATCGCTCCTTAATAGCCAATGTCCAGTAAAACCCGCATATCGGTTATCGGTACTGTGCAACCTATCTTGGTTAGTCCTAAAACCAAACCGTTCAAGGTGTTACACTGCAACGTCCCATATTTGCCATCATAGTGGAACGTCTTATAACTTATTGCACCCTTGTCGGTTGTTGTCACCCTAAACGTCCCGTAACCTGTTTCGTGTTTGGTCTCAATAGTCATCATGGTTATCACCCCTTGTTATTCTTAGCAACACGTTCCGAAAACCTGATTCTTGCCAACCGGACCGATTCCCTTGTTATCGCCCCAAAACCCCGTTTGGTCCGATCAATCTTTGTCCATCCGCTGGCTAGTTCAATCCGATAATGTTCTAATGGTGTCATCGTCCTATATCCTTATGTTAAGTGTCCACCTCATTGTAGTATATAATGGTTTGGTTGTCAAATATTTTTCTAAGTCATTGTGGTTTCAAGAGTTAAGTTAAGGTCCGTCGTTTTTATTGCAAGAGGGAAGATATTATCTGTCGTTGGCGTACCAACAACCGGAGTAGTTATCGGCCGTGTTCTGGCTGATGTTTATCGGCCTAGCAAAATGTATCTTATCGGTCTTTGTTTCGCCGGATGGCCTTGGTCCGATAATCCGTCCATAGGGGTATGGGGGTTTTATAGGTCGGTTCGATAATGTTGTGGTTGGTCCGATAACGCCGGGGCCTTTCCACGCATTCAAGGCCCCAAGAAAACCAAATCTTGTATTATATACAGTAACCTACTATTTGCACTCTAACGACACCTATGTTATTTAGCACGTCATATTAAACGGGGGTGGGGGTTCTAATCAATAGGCCCAATTGCATCTCGCCAAAACAGCGTTGGTCAAAAAAATCCTGGCGCTATTTTAACCAGTTATGTATTGACATATTTTCTCTCGGTAATTTTACCACAATAATAACAATCTTAGGCATTAGTTATCCCCAGGTTATTTAAAAAATTATCAATCGACTTTGAGTAATATCTTACATCACAATATTTGTAAAAGTGCGGCGCTTCATCATCGATCAGATAATAGCCTTTTGGGATCACACCGCTATTCTTACTAACAAACTCAAAACCCATGAGTTCTGCAAACACATTTCCTTCGTCATGCGATGTCCATAATATAACCTTGTGCTTATTATCTTTGACCCACTCTTGAAACTCGAAGAACCGTGGATGAAGTTTGCCATTTACAATTACAGTTCCGTCTAGGTCTAATAGTATCACCATTTTGTCTTACCAATATCTAGTATCACGGCTTCAACTGCGACATTTCTCATTCTATTCCATGGCTGCGGGAACAAGACTGCGCGGCCACCAGCGGCTTTGAACGTTTCGCAGTTTTCTTCGTCGTCGTCGATGAGCGTGCGGTTTGCGCCAGCTAGCATGTATTTATGTCCTGTCGTTATCAATCTGTCGTGTAGCACTTCCGGCATGTACCTTTTTACCCACGCCAATTTGCCAGACGGAGAACTTGTGCTGCGACCTGGGTTGCTGAGCAAGTATGTGTTCTCTAATCCAAAGCGTTTGTGTATACTATCCAATAATGACTGGACCCAAGGGTATGGCTGTATTTTTTCCCAGAACGATGGGCCGACCCCATCGATCTTATCCCACAACTCCTGTTCAGTACATCCAATAATTTCGCAATCACACCATCCATGTCTAGAAAACATACTGGCCTTTCACCCATTCTCCTGTAATAGAAATCCATCAGGATATTCAATGCGCCTTGGGTGACGATCTTGCCATCCCCGTCTCGTAACACCAACTTGCGTAGGTGCTCTACCTATGACACCAACCATGGCACGTCCTCACGGGCGTGCGCGATAAAGTCGGCGTCCGGATGATCAATTGTCTTGAACCAATTAGCGTGATGCCCATGACCTGGAACAACTTTGCCGAATTCGCATGCGCGTGTCATTGTGTCGCCAGACTTGAATCTTGGTATCGCATCACACATTCCCCATCGAACGAAGTCCATAACATACTCGAACCCAGAGATACAAGCCTCCAGATATATGTGTTTCGATTTGTCGTTTAGGTTCCATCTCCATGGACCCTTTGTGGCCTTCTGTACCCGTTCTTTGATTTCACTTAGTCTATCCATGTTCACTATATTCCTATGGTTGACGCTTCATTCAACTCTTTCTCGTCTTGCGATAATGCCACCAAGTATAAACTGTTCTACGCGATAAGTCCTGTATAAAACCGTTTGTAGTGATTTCGTTACACACTTTCTTGTAACCACCCATTGTATATATCTTCTTCGATATCACACCAAGCCATAGTAGTTAACCCCCTATTTGTTATTGTATCACACGCCATCCAGTATGTTTTGTCTGGTCTTTGCTTAAGATGATATCCTAGTATTTCAATAGTGATATATCCTAGTAGTTCCTCTCCGCGCCCTCGCTCTTCACATCTTTTTAGCTTCAACAGTTTTGGCACGATACGCCTTCCTTATCTGATCGTCAGCGAACGTGTCAATGTGTAATCCGCCACACGTACTGCATTTGGCGACACTAAACTCTGGAACAACCACCTTGGTATCGCCAACCTTAGTTTCGAAATTTCTGATCACGCATTCATACACTGTCTTTGTCCTGCAATCAAAGCATCTCCAGGGGAATGGCCTACGAAGTTTCTGTATTTCTATCATCAGACCCCAAGGTATGTTAGAAGCCACAATACGATGATGAGCACCAGCAACTCAATCACGTAGATGAATGATGACTCAAGTATCAAATATACGACCGTACTATTTATCATGTCAACGATAATTTTAAGCATCGATTTTGCTAATCTCCATCGACCCATTTTCTCCAACGACAATAATTATGTGTTGCGGAGATTTGGTTTTGGAACGGCACACCCCCTGTATTTTTACGTCTATCAACAACTCATCTTCAAGATCTTCGATAGATAGATCGTCGTGTGTTTTTACATAATCCTTAAATCGATTGAGATGATCTTTTGTTGCTGGCCTTGAGTTACTTCCGATTTCCCATATTGCTGCGTAGGACATTATTAGTTCCCCTTGGTAATGACATCGACGCACAACCAATAACAGTTATACTTGTCCTCTTTATCAAACCACCCGCATAAATATGATGGGCCGGTAATGGTGTTTGTTTGTTTGCTAGTGACAGTCATCTTTGGACCACCAGATTTGAACACAACAACATCCCCAATTTCAAACTTCGTAACCATTGTCAGTAGTCTCCGTCTTCTTGGCCCCGACTAACCAATTCCTTTATCGCCTGTTCTCGACGCTCTCTCTCAACTTCTTCTACGAATTTCTGATGATCATCCGTCTCAAACCAGGATGGCTTGTGTCCGAACGCATCATCGAACCGTTTTGCGAACACCTCTTCGGTTACACTTTTTGGTCTTGGCTTGTCGCCTTTTCCGTTTACTGGTTTGTCCATGACAATTCTCTTTGTGTTTTATATAACACGATTGACACAATGTAACCCCACAAATACAAGTAATTGTGTCTTCTCTTTCTTCAAGACACATTTTGCAAATAGAGATATTATCTATCCCTTTACGCCGACGCATTTATTTGGGCCTTTACGTCTTTTTCCGTCCATGACATATTCGATTTTGTTCCGCACCGAACATCCATTGTATTGGCCGCAAGTGAGTCATAAAGGCGTCGTGTGCCTATGCAATTTGCAATGTAACATAATGATCTACTACTATCAATGCCCAACTTATTACCAGACAATATTGCGTCCTGATTAGCACCAACAAAAACAAACTCCCAATTATATTTACCTGTCTGGTGGTCGATCATTTCACGAATTTGTTGGCCAGAAAATTCAGTGCTTGAGTTTTCTAATCCGTCTGTCACGATAACTACAATAACCTTATCGGGCCGATTGTTCTCGTGCATTGCGGCAAGACGACGACCCGTACTATTTATTGTATTCCCAATAGCATCAAATAGCGCTGTACATCCGTATGGAACGAATGTTTCCGTTGTTAATGGCCCAACCTCGCTGATCAGTTTTCCGTCATGCAATTTTTCATGGGACTCATTAAATTGTACTAGAGAAAATCTGCATTCTCCTGGCCCATTCTTTTGCGAATCTATATATTGATTAACACCACCTATCGTATCACACTTGATTACGCTCATTGATCCAGATCTATCTAGAATTAGTGTTATATCAGTGTATCCGCTTTTCATTCGATTTCCCTTTCCTCTATTATAACGTCAGCACCCGTTTTGCAAATTGCTTTATGGAGCATATCCACAAACCATCTAGCACTACTTTCAGATGTACCGGTTTCCACCGTAAACCCCTGGGTATCTACCCATAATTGTACCTTGTATTCATCATCCATTTTTATGATTCTAATAATTGCCGGGAACTGTTTCATTGTTATCTTTCCACTACGTCAAATGCGTCCCTGCATAATTGCGCAGAAAATCTAACATCATCATTCCTTGATTCTTCGAGCGTTGCACTAGAAAAGAATATTAATTCCGTGTCTGGTGTTAGCGTTTTGAATCCATTCCCATAACCGGGCGGGATGCAAAACATCGCTGGCGAATCACTACTTATAGTCGTCTGTGTGAAGTTATACATTCCATCCATCATATCTTCTGGGAAATGTTTATTAACAACCTCAAGTTCAGACAGTGGGATAGCGACGACTATTGCCGCCCCCTTTAATGCCATGACATATTTACGTTCGTGCCTGTGTGCGTGCCACGCACGAATAAAGTTGGGCTGGTGATTCTTGACTATATAGAATCTTTTAATATCACCCATGTCGAAATCATTCACAAATGATATGCACCCGCGATTGTCTACAGCAACTTTGCCTTGAAGCAGGACTGGTTTCTCATTATCCACTGATTAGATCTCCAAAGAATATTTCTCAAATACCCCGTATTGAAATGGTCTTTTCTTTAACAGTGTTGTCGATACTTTACACAAAAAAGAAAATGCTAATACTGGACAATCGTAATTTATTTTGATAATCTCAATCTTGGTTTGTTTGTTAAACAATTCACTTAGATATATGGGACACTCCCCAATAATTTTTCCGTCAATTCGCAATAGTCTTATGTAGTTGTCATCGGACTGATCGATAGTTACTTTGTATTGTTTGTTTTTGTCAAGACCATTAAAGACTGTTTGATTGGCCCGACGAACAAAGAAAGTACTTGAGTATACGCCGTTAAAGGGGTCTACGTCTATGTCGGGAAACACCTCTAGTGTGTCAGTTACTCTTCTCCCTCCGGTGCGAGTGAGTATCGTTATCGGGTCGGCGTCTAGTGGTAGGT